CATTAGTTCCACTCGTACCACTTGTACCGCTTTGACCGGTGCTTCCGCTGCTACCACTTGTACCACCAGAACCGGATGTACCACTACTACCACTTGTTGCGGAAGGTCCACTTGTACCACTTGTACCGCTTTGACCAGTGCTACCATTGCTACCACTTGTACCACCAGAACCGGATGTACCACTACTACCACTTGTTGTGGAAAGTCCACTTGTACCACTTGTACCACTTTGACCGGTGCTACCACTACTACCACTGCTGCCACTTGTACCACCGGATCCAGATGTACCACTACTACCACTTGTTGCAGAAGGTCCGCTTGTACCACTTGTACCACTTTGACCGGTACTACCATTGCTACCACTTGTGCCACTTGTACCACTTGTGCCTGATGTACCGCTACTACCTGATATATCACTTGTTCCACTTGTACCGTTTTCACCTGTAGTACCACTTGTACCCGATGTTCCACTAGAACCGGATGTACCGCTACTACCACTTGTTGTGGAAGGTCCGCTTGTACCGGATGTACCATTTTTACCAGAAGTTCCACTTGTACCACTAGAACCGGATGTACCACTACTACCACTTGTTGCGGAAAGTCCACTTGTACCACTTGTACCACTTTGACCATCACTGCCACTAGTTGATGAGAGTCCGCTTGTACCACTTGTACCATTTATACCAGTGCTACCACTTGTACCATGTGTACCGCTACTTCCCGATGTACCCGATGTACCCGATGTACCACTAACACCTGAAGATCCACTACTATCCGCATTTAATCCACTTGTACCGGATGTACCATTTGTACCTGTAAATCCACTAGTACCACTCGAACCACTCGTACCACTACTGCCGGACGAACCCGATGTGCCACTGGGATCGTTTGATTGACATCCTAACGCATAACCAGCAGTATTATCCGTAAAAGTTATAGTTGCTGTGTAATTGTCAACTAAAACTATTGATTCTGGAATGAGTTGGTTAAAATTTTCGTCATAAACTTGTATTAAAGCCAACTTAGAACCCAAGTTATGATAAAAAGTCCATGTTGTAGAAGCGATACTAAAATGTTGTGAGTTACATGTAGTTTCATTTGTACCACTTGTACCTGAAGTATTAGGTGAAAATATATTCCATGTAACTAAATCTGTATCTAATGTATAAAAATTACCACTGCCAGTAACATGGGCCATCATACCCGCTAATCTTCTTTCAGGCGGTATATTTGTGGTATTTAATTGCGCGTAGGTTCCCACCGTGTAATAACCACCTTTGCCTAAATTGGCTAAATGCGTCGGATATGTATCCGACGGCGCGGTTGTATTAATATAATCTGTTACACGAATAGGCATATATTAAGATGTTTCAATATCTATTGACGACCCCAATTTATTAGTTGTTCTATGTACATAATAATTAGTTGTTATACCAAAAGTATTAGTTACAGAAACTGTAGTAGGCGGTTCCATGGCAACATTTAAAAGTGTAAGTGTATCTGTAAAATTTGTAAGTAAAGTATAGGAGGTAGGATAACAAATATATTTATAATTACTCGCTTGAAAACTATAAGTTCGTGGTGAATCAGAAACTAAAATATTTACTCGCAACGATTCAATGTCAGATTCACTTAAAGAAGTCAATGAACTTTCACCATAATAAATTTTCCAATACCAATTTACCGTGTAAGTTCTATCAAATGTTATAGAATTTGTATTCACAGCGGAAATTGTCCATACATTTGAATCTTTTATAGTTTTAGTTATTGAAGATGGTAGGCTGAGAACTTCGGTACCATCATTTGCTAATCCGGTTCCTAAAATTACTAAATTTGTCGTGTCTACAATTTGAATACTATTCGCTTGTATATTACTCGGATTTGTAGTTGACCAAGTAAAAGTTTTATTACCGGATGGTATAGTATCTCCTACTTCTATTGGTGTTGTCTGATTAAAACTAAATGCACTAAAAGTAGGAGACTGATATGGATATAATAAATCATCTAATACACTTTGTATTGACACATTATTAAATGTAGTACCAGCATCCACTCCACCTAAAGTCACAGGCACAGGTGTTAAATTTGTATAAAATCCACCGTAACTGGAAGTTAAGGCATGACTTGATGTTATTGGATATGTACTACCTGTAAATAAAGCAGTACCTGCTACGAAAGGTACTAAATTTGCATCTGCAACGCCATCTCTATACCAATAGATATATGATGTGCCGTTTATAATTAATCTTACTTGTAAAGATTGGAAGCGTACTGCTTGAGGTATAGCAGCATTTGCTGCAGCTTTAGCGGCTGTTTCGGTAGTAGCAGAGTATGGACCAGACCACGCGTCAACTGGATACGGATTGACCGGTTGAATACCAAACTCAAATTGTACTCCGGTAGTTAAAGCCATATTAAGTTACAAATAAATTTAATTTGCGCTTAAACTATTGTGAATTAATGGAGTATACAATTTTTCAGAATAAATTTCTTTATTAAAATTTATATATGTACAAACGAAAACTTTAGCGGTACTAATCATATTTCTTATAAATATTGAAACAATAGAAATAGATTTCAATAATTATTTTATAGTGATATAATAAGTTATTTTATAATATTTATAAATGTATGGCCTCGATGGAAAAAAATTCTGAAAGCAGTATCGGTGGAATATCGGTACGAGCAATTATTGTACTTTTTTTAATAGTAGTATTTGCAGTTGCTGTGTTTATGAAAATAACCAACGAGGCACTTAATAGTGTTGTTATGGCTGTTATCGGATGGTATTTTGGACAAAAAAGCAACGGAAATGGTAGTAAACCGGTTGAAACACAGGAATCTACACAATCATCTCCTCAATAATAATTAAGGTTGTTCGGGAAATAATGTTTTTCTGGTATTGTGTATTTTATTAATAGCTTGTGTCAAATTCATGTTATAATTCGCATTTAAATCTCGGGACCAAACTTCCCACCAAAATAATATACCATATAATTCACTCGCAAATGTACCGCTTGGCGTTTTCCAAGGTTCATATTGTTGTCTAGTAAATCTTAAAACACGATCACAATATACTCCTGTTAAATTCGTTATCAACGATGTTAGTATAGCAGGATCGGTATTAGGAGGTCGTTGGTTAGCATCAAATAAAAAGTTATATGATTGTGCAGCTGCATATGCTGGATAGAATCCTATATTTGACCACGACCAATATCCATTTGGTACATTTGTTGCACCTTTTTCAGTAAATTCCATAGCTTTCATAATATTTAATATTCCTATACCTAATGGTCTATTTGTCCATGATGTATAAATACCAACGCCATTTAACTTATATGGATAAAACAATTGATATCCGAATGCTGTAAAATAACCTTGATCAAGTGGTATTTGATCTACATTATTTCTATTACCACTATTTAATACCATAGCTAATTGATACCAAGAAGTAGATTCCATTCCTTTTGATGCATAAGGCACCATACCTTTAATATCGGAAGAGAATTCAGGCGTGCCTCTAACATGTGGTGATGTAAAAAACACCCTATTAGCTTGATAATACCATCTTCTCTTATCACTCCAGTATCCTTGTGTATATCCGAGTTCTTCAAATTCAAATGTTTTCATAATTTCAAAATTTTTAACATTCATCCATTTAAAATCACTCATGACTTTTAGAGCGAAATCTGCGTATGCTTTTGATGTTACAGCGCCGTGTGGTTGAGTGTTAATTGTATTAAATATTTGATAATATGATTCGCCCAGTCTATAAAAATATGTATCTAATAAACCGGGCGCTTTTGTCTTATCAGTTAAGTTTTTAAAAGTGTTGTAATGACTTTGATATACTCCCAACATACCTGTATTAGTAGCCGGGTAATAATTTGTACCCCAAGAATCAAGTGGATGAAAATGTGGTAACCATCTGTTCCAGTCTGGAAACGGCATTATTTGTGGTATTTCTCTTTGATTTAATGTCAACAGTGCATTGTATGATTGTAATCCATTTGTACCGTAGTTAACTAATCCTGACAATATACCGTTTGGATAAAGATTGGTTAACATAGGTGCATCATCCATTAACACCCATTCTAATCCAGCTCCTGCAGCCCAACTTCTGACCGGTTTACTATCCATGCCGGGACCAGGCTGATAAGCTGGATTCCACGGTCTACCTTTTTCCTCGTAAGGCACATCTCTGGTTCTTATAAAACTAGCAATATCTTGTGCATCTTGTAAACTCAAATTATGAAGTGCTGTAGAACGAAGCACAATGCTTTTATTTGAATAATTGAAATACTTAAGGTCATATCCTTCGTGCACATGACAATCTTCACATTTTGCTCTTAAAGGTATTCCATTATGTGTAATTGTTGCGTTAAACCATTTATTTGAACCGTTATTTATATTTGCAGCATTATATGTGTATGGCTTCCATTTACTCGGATCGTCTTGTACCTTTTTAGTATAAAGAGCTAAATCGGTATAATTAGAATTTACAATTCCAATATCCAATAATCTGTAACCTATTGTTAAACCATTTAAATCGTTGAATCTAAAAGTAATAGTATTTGTTGACGAAAAATAAGCATTAGGTATTGCTAAAAATATATTGAATGTTGAAACTGGTCCCGTGAAATATGTGTTTCCCATACCTTGATATATTCTTTCATATACATTTAAAAAAGTGACATTGCTATTACTCATTGTATACCACGGAGAATTGTTTACCTTTATACTTGCTTTATTTGTATAAGTTAAACCGTGCATTTTTAACCTTAAACCCACCGCAGAACTTGGTGAAGCGTTTAAATTTAAATTAATTTTTTCTGTAGCACCATTTTTTCCAAACACTTCTACTGGAAAAATAATTGTATTATTTAACTGGGCTAAACTGTTAGTAATCAAAAAAAGAAATGATAGTATCAATAGTATATTTTTCATAAATAATATATAGTTTTAATTTGTTTGTACATAATAACCCTTACTTTCCAAACTTGTTTTAGCGGTAAGACCAACTCCAGATGGCGAAGCATTTGTACCACCTGTTAAAATAATAAGTTTATCCGTTAAATTATTACCTGTGGGTGTTGAATAAGAATCTATTTTTTGTAAAATATTATTTACAGCTGCTTCTGTTAAAGCGTTATCCGCTAAATCAAAATGATATGTGGTTGTAATATTTACACTGGTTGGCATAGTAACCGTTGTAATATTATTTACACCACCAAATATTTGTGTTAAGTTGGTATTATTACTTAAATTAATTGAAGTTAATGTATTATTAGCAAAATGTAATTCTTGTAGATTTGTCAACGCAGTTAATGATAGTGTAGACAAGTTATTACTTTCACAATTTAAAAAGGTTAAAGCTGTATTGTTACTTACATTTAGAGTTGACAGTGAATTTATACCTATATTTAGATATGTTAAAGCTGTATTATTTGTAAGAGTAATTGTAGATAACAAATTTTGACTGATATCCATTGTCAATAATCCGGTATTATTATTTAAGTTTAATGAACTAAGTTGATTGTTGTTAGCTTGCAAATATTTTAATGCGGTATTTGTTGTTAGTGATAACGATGGCAAAGCACATCCTATACAACTTAAGTTTTCTAAAGCAGTCATATTATCCACATTCAACGATGTCATTATATTATTATTACAAGATAATATTGTTATAACCGGGTTATTACTAAGATCCAAAGATGTAAAGTCATTATTATCACAATAAAGTTGTGTTATTGAACCATTACCTGTCAAGTTTAGTGATGTTAAGTTTTGAAATGTTACATCCAAAGTCTTTAAATTACTATAGGTTGATAAGTTTTCAATGTCTGTTATATTTGCATCGTCTGGGAATTCTAATGTATACACATCCGTTGGTGTTACATTGAGTTGGAAATAATTTAGGGTTACATCTGTATTTGCCGTACCACCATAATTTTCAGCGGTATACCAATTTAAGTTAGATGTACTTGGTGTGTATTCTAATCGTTCTGTAGGAACTGCATAAGTAAAATCAGCACTAGAAGTAACACTTCCACCTGGTGTTTTTAAAGCAACTTTACCTGTAGTTGTAAATCCAACTGGTACCGCAGCTACTACTTGTGTGCTTGAGTTTACTCTATAATATGCGGATGCTATATCGCTGAATGAGACGAGTGATGTATTTAAAAGATTTGTACCTGTTATTGTTACATAAGTACCGGTTGCACCGCTATTTGGATTAAATGTTGTTATTGTAGGTGCTGGTATTATTACAGTAAATGTAGAAGGATCTGTAGTTGCTGTGCCGCCTGCAGTAGTAACTGTTATGAATCCGGTAGTTGCTACAGCAGGTATAGTTGCTTTAATTCCTTGAGATGTTACCACTGTATAAGAAGATGTCTTGTTATTGAACGCAACACTTGACACAAAAGCAAATTCAGATCCTGTTATTTCTACATCTGTATTAGCGTATGCCGATGACGGTGTAAAGCTAGTTATAGAAGGGGCTAAAACGGGTGTATAATTTGTTACAGATGTAACACTGCCTAGATCTGTGGTGATGGTTATAGGACCAGTTGTTGTACCCACCGGAACTGTAGCAGTTATTTGTGTCACTGAATCTACTGTATATGTAGCGGTAGTACCATTGAAATTTACATCAGTTACATTCACAAAATAATTACCTGTAATAACAACTGTATCTCCTACGAGTCCGGCAATAGGCGTAAAACTTGTAATTACCGGAGCTAACATAGTAACTGTATAATTTGTTGCAGATTCGTCTTCACCCGTTGCAGTTATTACTTTTATTGGTCCTGTAATAGCACCTACAGGTACGGTAGCTGTTATTTGAGTAGAAGAGTTTACTGTAAATGTCGCGGAAACATTGTTGAATTTAACTGAACTTACACTTACAAAATACTGACCAATTATAGTTACACTACTACCTACCAATCCTGAACCGGGACTAAAAGAAGTAATAACTGGATATGGCGTATCAACATCTATAACCCAACCTTTAGCGATTAAATTATTCAAATATGTTATACCGGTTCCACTTGGAGATTCATTGGAGCCACCGGTTATATAAAGTTTATATGTACTTCCTTCAACTAATGTGTAACTATCTAAGGTTTCTAATATTGAATTAATTGCATTTGTGTCTAAACTATTATTGTTAAATTTAAATATAAATTCTGTACTTGTAGATGTAAGTGATGTAGGTAAAGTAATAGATGTTAAATTGTTATTTGATACATCCAAATTATAGATTTTACCAGAGTCACTTAAATCTACGGATGTTAATCCATTCGCACTCGTATTTAGTTGTTCTAATTTTATAAGTCCGGTTAAATTAATTGTTGTCAAATTGGACAATGCAACATTTAAAACTTTTAATTCTGTATTTGAACTTAAATCTAATGTATCCGACGCAGATCCATTTGCCATGTACAATTCTTCCAGAAATAAACAATTTGAAATATCAATGTCGTTTAAAAAATTACAATCGCTACAATCAAAATATTTTAAATAAGGTTTTGTTCCCAATGTAATTGATGTTAATAATCTACTATCAGAACAATCAAATCTTTCCAAGTTTAAATTATGACCATTTAAATTAATAGATTGTAAATCATTACCACCACATTCAATTATTTCTAATGTTTCTATACCGGTAAAATCTAATTCTGTAATAATATTATCTACACAATATAAATGTGTTAAATTTGGAGTCTGTGTTAAATCTAAAGTTCCAATATTGTTATCAGAACAATTGAGTTTTAGTAAATTACTATTGCCCGATAAATCTAAAGACGAAGAAAAATTGTTCTCCGAACAGTAAAATTCTAGTAATTCGGAATTTGATGTAGTATCTATACTACTAAATTGGTTGTTTGTAATGTTCAAATATTCAAGATCTGTATTATTAGAAAGATCAAGTGTTTCAAGACCGTTATAACTACAATCTAAATAAATTAATGATGTATTATATGTAAGGTCTAATTCTGTCAATAAATTAAAAGTACATGTTAAATGTGTTAAATTTGTATTTTGTGAAAAATTTGTAACACCAATATTATTATAAGAACAATCTAAACGAGCTAAATTTGGATTTAAGCGAGTTTTAATATTACTTATATCATGATTTTGAATACTAAAACTATTCAAATTTTCATAGTTTCCTAAGTTTTGAAGAATCTTAATTTTTGATGGTGTTGACATATTTTTAACTACTTCCCGAATTAATTTGTATTGATCCTACTAAAGCAGGATTTATTAAATTAAAGTTATTAAGTGTTACATTTAAATAAGCTCTACCTGTATAAGCAGGTCCGGTATACCAGTTTAATGTCCATAAACTAGATGAATAGTATAAACTTCCGGATAAAAATCCGTGACGAACTTGATGTCTGTGGCTACGATCGGTATAAGCAATTGCATTACTATTAACATAAACATTATATGGTATTGCATTACTACCGGAGTCATTTACATCAAAAGTATACAAAACATACCTATCTATAAGATTGGAATATGAAGCATCTAAATCTAAAACTTCATATATACCATAATAAGCACTTGATGTAAATGGCGTAGCAAATACAAATATTTTACCATCTTCGGTGTTTAGTATGGTAGGACTGGCGGAATCGGCAAAAATTCTATTTTGCAGTCTTCTGATGTGTGATGAAACAGTAGGCACTATAGATGATGTGCCATAATACATCATATATTGAAAATCAATATATGAAGCACTTAAAGAACTTGTTTGAAATCCATCTACAACTTGTAATCTATATGATAAACTTGATGTAAGATTGTCACCTGTGGGATCATGAATGGTTGAAGGTATTGATTGTGGAGAAGTAGTCACATTTATATTACTTAAACCAGGAACATTTACCCATTGTTCTTCGTCATTAACATCATATTGAACCGAATAAGTTTTTAAAGGAATATATGGGTTATTACTTTCTACTAAACCTGTTATGATACTTTTAAAATTTCCAGATTCTCTCTTTGTATAAGTCTCGGGATAACTAAATGCTGATGCTGATATTTGTAAATTAACTGTGGGAATTTGATAAACAGTGGGTGTTATTTCTAATAATGCATATGATGATGCTCCCAAAGAATCGGAAACTGTATATCTGTAATTAAACGACTGTGAATTATAATTCGTATCGGTTAAAGTATGTGAATATTGAAATGGTGTAACTGTTGTAGTAGATAAAACAGTCCAATCTCCCTCATCATTTCGTCTCCATTCTAAAGTTGCTGCAGCAATTTCAGCCTCGTATGAGTTTATAGTATAACTCATTTCTAAAAGATTATCAATAACTGTTTGATTAAATAACACTGCAGTAGAACTCGATAAGACTAATGTAGGAGCAATCGGTTCTCTTAAGGCTAATTCTATAACTTCCGCTACTGTTTTTCCTGTAGATGGAATCGTGTCTCCATTTATATATCTACCAAAAGATTTACTGGCGGATATAGAAACTGATAAATCATTTGGAAAAACAAAAGAGTCTGACGAAGTACCACTTGTACCCGCAGATCCACTTCCTCCACCGGCCCAAGATATAGAATAAATTTTATCCGTATTTAAAAATCCTGTACTGGTATAAACTGCGTTTACGGTTAAAGTAAAATAATATGAATTATCTACTATGCCCGATATTGTGTAAATGCCATTTATCTGAGGATTGCCTAATTCAACTAATTGTAAAAAAACACCATTTAAATCGACGGACGATAAATTTAAAAGCCAATTATATACATTATTTGTATAAACATCAAATTTAGACAAATGTATCGTTTTTAAATCAGTCAGTATAGCATTATCTACTGAAAAATAACCTGCCCTAGCATCTGTAGATAAACCATAAAAATTCCATCTAATTGAATTTGCACCGTCATTTCCACTAATACCACTACTACCAGTTGTACCGCTTGTTCCGGTTGTACCACTTGAACCATCCACGCCGTTTTTTCCGGAAGTACCACTTGTTCCATCTAAACCACTTGTACCGGAGGATCCACTTGTTCCAGAATCACCATTAACACCGTTCAAACCACTTAATGTCCATGAAATCGAATATATATTTTCCGGTGTAAAATCACCATTAGCTGATATAGATGTAACTGTTAAAACGAAATTACTGTTTTCTACATCATCAATTATGGAATCTATTAAGTAATAACCTAAAACGGAACTTGTATCATTTACATTTTCTTGAAAGATATCCTCTTCAGTCTGAATAGGTTGTACTTTTTTCCCCAGATCTTTTATTTGAAGAAACCCGATTCTGTTTTCTAAATTATTTTTTAAATAATTAAACCAATTCAATAAATCAATATTTCCAATTGAGTAATATGATATCGCTAATTGTGTTACATTTTGTAAAATTAAGTCGTCAGCTACAAAAGTTTCAGGTTGCGTAATTGGATATGTACTATTTAGGTCATAATACCATCTAGAACTATTAGCTCCATCCACGCCATCTACGCCGCTAGTACCATTTGTCCCCGGACTTGGGGCTGGAGAGGTGATTGTTATCCACTGTGTATCATAATCACCATCGCTTTTTTTTGCTAGGACTTGACCTTCTTCGCCGCCTATAGGCACTCCAATTCCGGATTCACCACTGGAACCGCTAGAACCGGTTTCTCCATTTGCACCACTTGTACCACTTGTACCGGTAGCTACATTACATTCTATTTGTTTTTGTAGTTCGTCTATTATCTTTAAAAGATCATTAACACTTGTATCTCCTAAAGAAGTTCTTGCACGCTTATAATTTAATATAGCGTTTTTAAGTACATCTGGATCTGGCGGACATGAATTGCCGTTACTGTTGTTACAATTTGCCATTTATTATAAATATAAAACAAATGATAAGTATATTTTATATATTATAATGGACTAAAAAATGATATTGGTATCCTACGCCATTCTCTGTCACTATATATATAAAAATATTCGCCATCATAACTTATCCAACCATCTTGTCCATAATCTGACGATTGATATGGTACTTGATGATATATTTTTTCTGGGAATCGTTGAAATACTCTAAAAGCAGTATTAATTGGTCTACGATTTTCAGTTGTATATATTGGATCACCATTACAATCGTACCCCGTTATATACTGTTGACCGTTGTAGTCATAATCAAATGTAGAAATCTCTCTTTTTAACCAACCCACCGGAGATTTATAAACATAAATATATTTACTATCATACGCTAACCATCCGTCTTCACCATAATCGGTTATAGATTTAGGTGTTGGATGAAAAACGGATGTATTAGTTTTTATAGGCGGTATTTTATTATATCCGTCATTATTTTTTGTAATATTGGGTACGGCTTCGATTCCAATTCCATCGACACTTATATAATCTTCATTTTTATCTTTTAACGCGGTTGTATCCTTATTGACAATCTTATTTGTGTTGGGAATTGTACCAACCACCTGTTCATCTAATTTGATTTTACGAATTGTAAACAATTTGCTTGTAGTATTTTTAATACCTTCCATACTAGTTACATAATTTTCATTCAACAAATAAGCATTAACATTTAAATCAAATGTAGTTTTAATATTACGATCTTCACCATCATTTACTTCTTGTTCAATGCTATAATTATCTATTCTAGCTCTAAACTTAAATCGTTCTCTATCACCCCAATAATCTTTAGCTGCATAATTTATTTGTTCCAATAATTTATTATTTTGATCAACATAATCGGTCCAAATTATACATTCGTAACTGATATTAACGTGATTGGGTAAAGAAACACTATAAATTTGTTTTGTTGGTTTGCTTTTAAAAACTCCTTTATTAACTAAATCAAAACGATCATACTTATTTTTTTCTGTATAATTCGATAGTGTTTGATAACTCAAATAACGATTAAAAGTGGCTAAATCTTTATTGTTTTCAACATTTTTTCTACGAATCATAAATGCCGGCAACAATATTTTGCCTTGATTATCACGAATATAACCATATTGTTTCATAGCAACCCACCTTTCAGGATTACCATAAATCACAGGCACTTTGACAACTTCGCCGTTGTCCATTACTTGAAGTCGGAGTGTATTATTAAGAGTATTAATTATTGCAGTATCAATATCTAATAATGTAACTGTAAAATTCTTTTCTTTATCAGTGTCACGACGAGTTGCGTAAGCACGATTATAATTTTTCTTTACATCCGACTGATTATCATTATTTTGTATCGGATTAGGTGCGTAATTTGGATTTGATACATTGTTTGGTCCCCATGCCATAAATTATGATTGTCTTTCTACAAGGTTAATTTTGCTGAGTCTTGTATAGTGAGTATTGACGATTAAACTCCAAGACTTATCTGGATGACCGCCTAAAAATTGTTCTTGTACAACATTGTCTATTTCAAAATATCTTTCGTTGTAAAGTACTAAATCACCAATTTCAGGAAAATAATTGGTTATTATGCAATCTCTTTCTCTAAATCTATATACGATATCTTGTTTACGATCCGGACCATAACCTTGATTTTCTGTACTAATATCACTTCGTTCAACCAAACAACTCAAATTTATAGCTGGGAAAAATACTTTACCCTTTTCACTACTACTCTCGCCGTAAATATTGATTGTTGTTTCATACGAAGCAATTTTAAATACTTGTACAACACATTCAATAATATCACCAACAAGTTCAGCATTTACTGAACCTAATAAGTTCATATCTCGTCTAGAATAATATCTGCCTGGCAAATAATTTGGGCTATATACACCAACATCTTTTCTGCCTTGTGTCCAGAACTCCTTAAACGCTGGATTTTGTTTAGGATATTGTTTTGTGGTTGGTGCTGCCATTTTATTATCCTATGTAAATGTGTAGTGGTACCTTAGAAAGCATCTTTTGCATTTCATCGCTTTCCTTACCTTTATTTTCTAATTGATTTACTCTCAAAGTTTTTTCAAGCATATCTCTTAGTTTCTCCAAAAGTGAATCTTTTTCTTCCTTAGCTTCTGCTCTTAATTCTGCACCATCCAATGTTACTTCGCCACCTGGAATTGGTACAGTACTATATTTTTGAAGAATACGACCCAAAGTTTCTTTACAAAGTGCCAAGAAATATTTCTTAATCCATTGTTTACCGGCTTGATTTATCTTACAATATTGACAATATTCATAAGGTACATCACTTGGATCGCTGATATATTCATAACGAGATCCACTCGTAAAGTTTGTAATATTCTTATCACTTTCAATATAATATTCAATCCAAATTCTTGTATTTTCAGTTGGAATTGGAAATAATCTCAATTGATTATTACCCAACATTTCAAATCCGAAATGACTCTTACGAACCATATCATTAAATTCAATTGCCTGTACCCTCTCTAAATCTTCAAATATAGGTGTCATCAAGAATTGAGTAGCCGGACTATAAGCACTGAATCCCATTTCTTGAAGTACATTGCTATAACTCATACCAGTCATACTAAATGGGTCGTATATACGAGCTATAGCTGGTGGTCTATAATGGAATATTCTACGAACTTCAATTCTAGAACCTGTCAAATGTAATTGATTTGCACCGATAATTGTATTTAAATTATAAGTTTGTTGTGTGTTACTTAAACTAGCAGTAACATCAAAATAAGTTTTTTGTAATTGTACTTCGCCGCCTACAAGTGCTTCACTACCATATTGTTTACTTAATTGTACAACAAATGGTAATCCTGTACCTTTTACGCCTAAACCAGTTAAATTTTGATATTGATCTTGTGGTAAACCTTGTACATTAATTAAATTATTAACAATATTAAATTCATTTATAACACGGTTGTATTCTAATACAGATTCTTCAAAACATGCGTAAAAATTGACATCAATCATTTCAATGTCAACGATTGGATAACCTAAACGCTTAGCTGCCCACATGGCACTGCCACTACAATCATTTTCAAATGTACTTTCACCGGTATCACAATTTTCATTTAAATAATAGCCAAAAGGCACGCTTCCGGAAGTAACCATACTTCCGGATCCTGGCCATCTTACCCTATCTTGGTCTAAATTAGCACTCATTAATTATAAATATCTCCGTATGAGATAATACAATCAAATTAGTGTATTAATAGCCAAGTTCCTATTACATCTGCTCTATTTGCACTATCATCACCATCGCCGGGCTTTACAATAACATTCCATTTTGGTTCAGTACCAACCGGTATCTGCATCATTTCATCATATGTAACTACACTGTCTTCGGGCATATTATACTTGGCAGCTAACTTCTTTCTAAGTATATCAAGTGCTTCCGGAGACTTAAATTGCATCTTATCATTTGGATCTCTAATTAATTTACCATCTTCATCTTTAAGAATGAGATCGTCAAACATTTGTTTAGGTACAACCGTACTATGTTTTGTTTTGGCAAAATCAATTTGTTTTTCTTGTTCAGGTGTGGCACCCGCACTAAAATTCATCTTAAAATTAGATGGTTTATCACCTTGAGCAACACTTGCTACCTTGGTATAAGCATAAAAATCAATATTTGGAAAATCTCTAGCAATACTATATGCTAAATTTAAATAATCCGGTGAAAAGAAATCTCCCGCGTCGTGCCATCTTACAACAACTTTTGTTCCTTTCTTACCAAATTTTTTCTCAGCAGCAGATAACTCCGCCTTTAATTTAGCTTTATATCCTTCCGGATCATTTAATAAGAAATTTAATTGTTTTGTTTGAGATAGTGAACTAGCTTTCCACTGTACATATCCACCCTTTTTAGCATAACAATATACCTTACACGCACCTGCGCCAGGACAAGTATCTACAACTACAAATTCGCCTGTACTTTCATTTACAGCTAATCCTTTCAAAGCAGGCAATCCGATGTTAAAATAAACCGTACTACCACCACCGCTGTGAGTTATTTTTTCATTTTGTTTTAATATTTTTTCTGGACGAGCAGTTATTGCAGCTTTTAATTTATCTAAATCAAATGTACGGTCAGCTTCATCTTTGATTTCAATATTGCCTCTATGTACATAAGGCATCTTATATTTATCTAACTTTTCCTTTTCTCCAGCGGCAGTTCTTTGCAAATAAGCTTGTAATTCACCCGGAGGCAAAATTCTTGTAGTAGCCCCTAACATTTCAGCTTCATCCAACTCTTGATCTACAAATTGACTAAGTGGAACAATTGAAGTGTCGGGCAATCCAAATTCATTTAATTGTGATTCTAATAAAATATCAATTAATTTCATATATTATAAATATTCAAAGTTTTGTTATTTTTACTTTTAAATTACCGGTACCTTTTATTATTCTGTGATAAGTTTCTTTGGGTATAAACAGTTTATTTTTTAACAATTTAGGTAATTCGTTGTCTATTTGTACTTTCCAACCATCATTATCTATAACCTCTACTAATCTATCTTCTTTATCTATATGCCATTCCAATTCATGATTATCTACATCTTCGCTGAATTCTCTAACATATTCATTGTTACCCAATGAAATTTCTATAAATGGTAAATCGTTCATTTTATACCAAATAAGTTCTTGAACCAATTTATTATTCTAATAAATAAGCTTGGTTTCTTGGGTACAACTGATACTATTTCATTGTTATTTTCAAATTTAATTTTTTCCTCTCCAACATTTAATCCCCAAGCACACATTATAGGCAAACTTTCTTCAATGTATTTATTTGGAAGTGTTCTATAACCCAATGTAATTTTATTGTTTCTAATTACAATATTTTCAAATGCCGGAAACTTTTTATCGTCTAAACCGGGATCATAATTATATACAAAAAATGGAGCTGTAAATGGTGGTCTATCCCATTGATAATATACATCGCCAACAGTTAGTTCTACAACATTATCTTCTACTACAACATTTTTATTGAAACTTATTTGATTTTCATTTGGCCATCGTTGACATGTTAAAGCAACAAATGCCCAAACATTTTTAGCTATATTATTTTTTATAATTGCATCATGATTATGCCAACTATCAACATATATACACGGACCTTGGAAATTATTAAATATATTATTAGTAATTTCAGCATTATACGACTCTCCCATCGTAATAGCGTGTAAAGGACTTTGTTGCGTAACTATATCATATTCACAGTTATCAAATATATTACCGTCAACAATTGGATTTGTACCTCCAACCGCAACAAATGTTACTTCGGGACAATGACCTGCTTTGCTGTTTTTCTTTCTACCTACCGATGTAAAAATGTTGTTTAATATTTTTGGTCCCGGTTGTTTTGTATCTATAGGAACACAATATACTGGAAAACATTCCCATGCTTGATCAGCTCCCACGCCAAAATTTATAAATTTACATCCCTTAATAGTATTATTCTTACCACGAATTTTTATAGCACAAATTGTCGCACCATCATTGTTATTCTCATAATTACCATCAAATGTTATACCTTCTATCAAATTATCATCACAACTTTGATTAAAGTTTGTAGACAACATTGCTGTGTTTTGAGACTTTTTACCCAATAAATGTCTGCTATGTACATTGTCAACAAATTTAAATACAGTCTTGTCCGGACCCATTCCAATAAGTTTTACACCGCTTTTTCTATTCCAACCCCAAGTTATTGTACTGTCACTCCATATATGACCTTTGTTCCATTCTACATCGTTTCTGCCAAATACATGTATACCTTCGCTTACATAACATTCGCCTGTTTCATCAATACATTTATTAATGTATGGAACAATGTTTTGACCTAAACTATAACCATAAAACTCTGGAGTATTCATAAAATTTTTACCAATATTTACCTCTCCCTTTATTACCTAAACTACGAATTCTGTGACTTCTGCAACTCCAATATCCAGCTGTTGTACGATCTTTCTTTTGACTACATTTATGTCTAGCTGCAAAACTCTTACGACGAGCTTTACTACGACCTCTTACTCTTAAACCAGGATCGCCAAAAGTTACTTTCTTGATATTGCCACCTCTACTCTTTACATATACAGCATATTTCTTAGGACCGCCCGGAGTTCTAAATGGACGATTGAGTGTAACACTTTTACCGCGATGTTTAGCTTCCATTACTAAATCTTCTTCTACCTCAATAGGCGCATCCAAATATATTTCTCTACCTTCAACCATTACCTTTACACCCAAGTCACTTTCCACCAATTCAGCGTCTGGATCACAAAGTTCAATCTTGTTTTCGTAATAAAGTTTGCGTACTTCATTAATCAATTCAAAATAAGATTCGCTGTATGTTCTAAAAATATTCTCACTAAGTGGTATATTCTTTTGAAGATGGTATTTTAAATTGTCACTAATTTCCACTTCTCCTACTAATTCCATAGGACAAAGTATATCACTTTCAAGTAAATCTTTAAATTTAATCATATAATATAAATATTAATCGTATTGATTAACAAGTTTTAATTCACCTATTAATTTCTTATCGGAATCGTTTAGATTTTTATCTAATTCTACTCGTAAATCCTTTAATGAATAATTAACTCCTGTTTTTGATTCAACATTTTTCAAATGTTCTATTGTATCCACTACACAATCCAATGTGTTTTTATATCGTGTAAATTCAAATGAAGATGTTAAATTACTAAAATCAACTGATTTAGGAGCAATACCCTTAATTAAAGATATAGCACCCGCTGCAATATGTTCAAATATGCTAAATATAGCACCTGCTATAGGATTTGTGGCAGCTGCAAATCTTAGTACCAAGAACAATATCAAGAATATAAATATTCCGGTTATACCCAATGTAAAGAATCGTTTCAAACCATAAAATACACCGCCTAAACCCAAATAACTGTTAACTTCATCTACAGTAACTTGCAATCTATCAGCCTTTTTAGCGACCTCGGTAGCTTGTATTTCCAAACCTTTTATTTGTTGTTCATACTTATCTTGTATCTCTTTTTGACGAACTCTTAAATCGGTTATTTCTTCATCTTTTAATTTAAGAGTCTTTTTACCCTTTTCTCTTTCTTTCTCAATTTCACTATTTAATAAATCGGTTATCTCTTTAATCTTTTGTAAATCGTCTAAATTAGGATTGCCTGTAATAGTTAATATTCTTGTATTAAAATCCATAGCAGTCTTTACTTGTACAGGAGGATTTGTAATTTGAGAAAGTGAATAATCGGTACCAGCTGCTAATGTAGATATAGCTTCTAACTTTTCTTGATTATTTTGCGCGAATTCTGTACGAGTCGCTGCTATATTGTCTCTTGTTTTTTGAACTTTTTCTAAGTTGTTAGTTTTGCAACTTGTAAGAAAAACGAGTATAAATAGAAATAAAAAGATTCTCATATATATCATAAATATCGGTTTTTATATAAAAAATAATATTTATATAATAATGGAAAATATTGAGGAATTTACAATTAATAGTGAAGAATTATTAATAGAAACATCATTAATATCAAAAGCCGATAAATATGGAAGAATTACTTACGCAAATCATACATTCTGTGATGTATCTGGTTATACCATTGATGAACTGATAGGATGTGATCATCGCGTCGTAAATAGCGGTGTACATAATAAGCAATATTGGCAAAATATGTACGCTACAGTCATTAAGGATAGAAAAATTTGGAACGGTACGGTAACTAATAAAAATAAAAATGGTGAACTTTATTTCGTAAAAAGTTGGATAAAGGGTATTTTTGATAAAAATAACAACTTTATTGGATATATATCTGTCAGACAAGATGTTACAGAAATCATTAAATCTAAAAACGAAATTGATAAAAAGAACGCATATCTTGAACATGCAGCTAAAATATTAAGACACGATATGCATAGTGGAATAAATACATACATACCAAGAGGTATAACTTCATTGGAAAGAAGATTATCTCCGGATTTAATTCAACAATATAAATTGGAATTTCCAATTAAGATATTGAGAGAAGGATTGTCACATACCCAAAAAGTTTATCGTGGTGTATATGAATTCACTAATTTAGTAAAACAAGATTCTGAACTTACTAAATGTTTGTTTAATCTAAAAGATATTCTTATAGACTATTTAAAAACGACGGCTTATAAAGATCAAGTTCTAATATTAGATTTACCAACTATAGAAGTAAACGACGCTTTATTTTGTACAGCAATAGACAATCTAATTCGTAATGGTTTAAAATACAATGACAGTGATACGAAATGTGTAAAGATCTACATGGAAAATGATTATCTTATAGTAGAAGATAATGGTAGAGGTATGGATTGTAGCGAATTTGATCATTTATCAAAACCATATACCCGTAAAGAAGGCCAAACAGAAAGTGGCAGTGGTTTGGGATTGAATATTTGTGTAGAAATTTTAAAGATACACGGCTTTTCCGTGAGTTGTGAAAAGTTACAATGTGGAACTAAACTCAAAATAAAATTATGATTGATTCTATATTATTAATTGATGACGAAAATTTATTTCATCTCGTATTTGAAGATGCTTGTAGTCTATTGGATATTACATTGAGTCTTAAAACACTAAACAGTGCAGATGAAGCAGAAAGATATTTTAGATATTTAGTTGAAAATAATCAAAAGAAACCTGACTGTATATTTGTTGATTTGAATATCATCGGTTCAACATTTAATGGTATAGAATTAATAAGAAAAATTAATTTTGAGTATGGCGACGGAGTAGTTATTGGGATAATTTCATCAAGCAATGATAAGAACGAACAAGCAAAAGCAATGAAAGCTGGTGCTCAATTCTGGATTATTAAATCCGATGAAATTGAACCAAGACTCAAAGAATTCAAAAAAGACTTTGATGGGTTTTTAAAAAGAAAACTACCATTTAAAATTTATCAATGATAAAATTAAACAATGAAACAAAGGAAACACTAATACAGTTTTCCAAAGAAAAAGGCATTTATATTGAAGGAAATATATTAAAAACTATAGATGCCTCCGACGATCCTCAATTCGCCGAGTATATAAGATTGTCTATAGAACGAGATAACGAAAAACGAATCAAACGACTTGATGTAACCAAACAGGTTCAAGAACAAAATGCTGAATTAATTAAATCTAAAGCAGAAAACGAAAAAATTAATATAGAATTAAAATTAGCTTTGGAAGAGGCTGAACGAGCAAAATTAAATGCATTAACCGACTTGGAAGTATTACAAAAGAAAACTCAATACGAACTTATAGGATCTATTGTTAAAATATCATTATGGATAATATGTGGTATAGGCATGGTAACTACGGGTATGTTTGCACTTTGTTTAGGTTTGGGTATAGATAATGAAATCGTACAAAATACTTGGAGTAATATGTTTGGTATACTTCTAACAAATTGTTTCAGTATCATAGGTACAATAATGGGTGTTAAATATGCTTCTGAAAAAATTGATAAAAAAAGTTGAATTATTAAAATAAGCGTTTTACACTATATTAGTGTCTGAGTATTGTGATACATCATTAATTTATCTACAAAGTGTCAATAAGAATGTTGCAAAAACACTTATTGAAAAGAACCATTATACTCATAAATGGACACTGTGTACTGTAGCTTATGGCATATATTATAAAGACTATATTGAAAGTAGTTTTTTTGGCGGTTATAATAGTAAATTAATAGGCGTATTGGTATATGGTCAGTCTGTAGGTAGAAGTGCCGGTACTAGTATAAGTCCATTATTAAACAATGACAATGTAATGGAACTGACTCGTCTGTGGATTGAAGATGGTTACGGTAAGAATATAGAAAGTTATTGTATCGCTGAAAGTTTCAGATTGTTAAATGTAGACTTTCCAAATATTAAATGTATATTAAGTTACGCAGATAATGAAGTGGGACATGCTGGTATAATATATCAAGCAGCTGGGTTTCTGTATCAAGGTGACATTTATGTAGATCTGGCTAAAATGCCAAATTATAGTATTAGTTTATGTGGTCCTCCTAACTATGATTGGATACATAGTAGAAGTGTATTTTCACGATGGAAAAGTCATAATGTAGATAAACTAAAAGAAAGAATTGGTAAGACTTTTTGGCGTAAAAGAGAAAGTGGTAAACATCGTTATATCAAGTTTATAAGCAACAAAATAGAAAACAAAAAACTAACTAAATCACTCAAACACAAAGTTAGACCATATCCAAAAAATACTTCGTTTGTAGAAGAAGTACAAGAAATAACTGTTGAAGATAATAATAAATTTTTTAATTAAAATTTCTTTTTATAACTTTTTATTGTTGTCATTGATACATCGTATTTTTCACTCAACTGTAATATTGTAAATCTACCACTCTTTAAATCATCAACAAATTCATTTTTACGTAAAGCAAATTTACGCTTTTTCTCACTAATACGAAGCTTCATTTCATCACTCATTGCACCACGCTTTTTGCCTGTTATTTTGTTGTCATATTTATAATTTATTGTTCTGGAGGATAATTTCAGTCTTCTTTCTTCGTACATTCTACTTCCTAAATCATTTCCATATTTTTCAATAAACCAATTTAAACTAAATCTACCTATAGCTTTTTGTTTTTGTTTTAATAAACTTTCATCATTATGTTTCTTGCCAAACATAGGATTGTTTTCGCCTGAATATAATTCTGATAATTGTTGTCTTATATTCTCCTTATTAGGATTGTGTGTAAAATTATCACCGCCACACGAATTTTGCGCAATATTATAACCTATACCATTTCTGTATGGTTCAAACATGTTTAAATAATGTTGTTCTCTTTCTAAAAGCAATTTGTCATCCATTATTTCTTCTACGATTTCAAATTTAAATTGATTTTCGCCATAAAAATTCCACGCATTTTGTAATTTTGCATTTATATGTGTTTTTTTATTTAAATCGTTTTTATGTTCCCACCACCGCCGATTAATGTCTTTTGATGATCCTATATAAAATTTGCCATTTCGCGTATTTGTTATTTTATAAATTCCCATTTTCATACTTTACCATAAATATCTTGAATTTTATTAAAAATACAATAAAAAAACTCCCGACATACGTCGGGAGTTTGCTTAATATTATTTTATAAATATTATACTTGATCCAAGTCGGCAATAAGTACTTTGCCGTAAAATTCTGGGCGGACTACCTTCTTAGCGTAGCGGGTCATTACGCCTCTACGTGGTGTGAAGTTAGTTGGATCATAGACCAATGGAGTTTGGATAAGTGGGATGTATGGAGCATATACAGCACCGGTTTCGAGGAAGTTATTTCCGCGGAAACCAACCAATACAACATTGTCAGTCATATATGGGTTCTTGTAGACTTGGAAGCGACTTGCGAAGCTACCAACACGACTTACACCCATTGCGAACTTGGCTTGGTCACCGTCGGTGTTAACAACATATCCTGGAATTGATTCCAAGATGGTTGCTACATCTGGGCTTACGACCAAGAAGTTAGCACCACCACGGAGAGTCAATTTTTGGATTGTGTTAGAGACCTTTTGGATCTTGTTACCGAGGGTTTGGAACCATGTGCTCTTTACATAAGCGGTACGATTTGGAGAAGCATTTGAAATGCGGGTGAATGAAGCTTCACCGGTTGTTGCATTTGTGCTCTTTGTAAATTCAGTACCGATGGCAGCACTCCAAGCTTCTGTTGTTACGCCGGTTACAGCGTTGTTCAACATGTCAAGGATTTCAAGGTCAATTTCCATTGATACATATTCACTCAAAAGAGCAGTAAGTTCTGCTTCTGCATCAATTGAATGATATGCATTCAAGTCTTGAGCCAATTCTGGAGTCCAGACAGCCTTTAACTTACGAGTCTTAGCAACGATCGGTTCGCTGTTGAGCACCAAGTTGACTTCAGGAATACTGATGTCAGTGTCAATGCTTTGTGTAGCAGTTGCACTTGCGTTACCGGAACCTTCACCAGCTGTCTTACCAGCTTCGAAGTCGCCACGGAGGTTGTCGGTTGGTTGGAGTGTATATACCAACTTAACCTTATTAGAAGCACCACCGAATGCGCTGTTTGAAGCGGAAACGATGTATACTGTTTGATAGAATGGATTTGAGTTACTACCAGTGTTCAATACTCTTGTATAAGTATTCAATACTAAACCACTGCTTGGCAATGATGTTGGAGAAACGGAAGCTGAGATCAAGTTGAATGAACGAGCTGCGTTCAAATCAATGTTCCAAGCATATCCGTTAGCTGCAATTGTATTTGATTGAGTATTGTCATCGTGATTCAAGATAACCTTAAACAACTTCTTAGCAACTACTGATGAACTCAATTCAGAAGCATATTGAACATCGTTCCATGACGCTGTTTGAATTGTGTTACCTGTAGATGTTCCTGAAGCATTCTTTGTCAAGGTAATTGCTGAACTTGTCAAAGCACGGCTTGAATAAGCATAAGCGCCTTGACCATAAAGACCCTTAACAGCGTCATCAGTTGAACCTAATTTCTTACCGTTACCGCCGAATAAACTGTCATTCAATGCTTTACCGGCACGGGTTGTTACGCTACTACCATTGTTCAAGTTACGAAGGTCTTGACCAGGAGCGGTTGTACCATACTTGAAATCTAAGTAGAAGATAAGACCGCTTGGGAGATTCATTGGTTGAACACTAACGAATTCCTTAGCAGCGATTTCAGCAAATACACGACGGACCAATGGAAGAGCAACACCGGCCCATTGTTCTGAGCTTGTGCTGGTACCAGTTGTGGTTGCTTCGTCAAGCAATTGCTTAGCTTGGTTTTCTAAGAGAATAGACATGTGTGCCTTCTCAACGCCGTTTGTGCCTTCAAGAAGACCTGTCTTTTCCCACTTTTGTTGTAATCCACGGGTTTCAGCCATCAATTTGGCTTGTGGATTCATATTATTTGTTAATAATGATTTAATATCACTCATAATTTTATCCTAATTTGTTATTGTTTGGTTTTACTCGCAAACTAAATTTTACTTCTTGATTCCTGCGAGTTTCTTGAATCTTGAAGCCATCTCTTCAGCTTGAGGTTCTACAATAGTAGCCACAGGCTTGGTTGATGATACTGGTTTGCTTGCCAAACCTTCGGTGATAGTTTGGGCAGTTGCATTGGTCTTCTTTTTGGCAACTGATCCACCGCCATTAATTGATTCGGCCAAAACTGTATAAGCTAACTTGACTTCACGAATACTCTTCGTGAGATCAAAAGTATTGATGACCTTCAACTTTTGGTCTTCGGTCAAATTCTTACCCTTAAAGAGCTTGTTGGTATAAAGCAACTTAGCATTTAAGAGATTGGTTTCATTAAGTACTCCCTTGAGATACTTAACAGTCTTTTCATATTCACTCAATTGAGCCTTCAACGATTCATTTTCTTCATTGATAGCAACAAGAGCTTCTGCCATTTCTTCAGCAGTTACTTCTCCTTCAGCGCTTTCTTCGGCTGGTGAAGGAACTTGACCCGGAGCAGGAGCAACTGGTGCTGGTGCTGGTGCCGGTGCTGGTGCTGGTGCAGCTGCCATGTCGGGTACTGGTGCTGGTGCTGGCGCTGCAGCAGGAGCAACATTTTCTTCAGCTTCTAATTCGGCGAGAAGTTCGTCGAGATTTACAGCATCTTCTTCAGTTGATTCTTTTACTTCTTCTTCTTCTTGTTCTTCAGCTTCATTGACTACTTCACTTTCAAGTTCAGCTAGAATTTCATCCAATTCTTCGCTAGTTACTTCGGCTCCTTCTTCTTCTTCAAGTTTCACAACTTCTGGACCATCGCCACTTGTTTGTGTTGAAGTTTTATTTGCTGATGAGGAAGGCTTAACAGGGTGTTGCTTGCTGGCAATGTTACTGTCATCCTTACCGATACCAGAAGAAGCTAACTTTTCTTCAATCTTACCTTCTTCAGCAACTTCTTCACCTTCGGCTTCTTCAGCCATTTCTTCCTTGAGTTTTGATGCAAACATTTCTTTCATGCTAGCAGCAAAATTTTCTTCAAGGAAAGTTTTTGCATTGGCCAATGCAGTTTCACGAACTGCCTTAGCGTCTGCGATACTTTCTTTTAATAAATCGCTCATAATTTAATAATCCTTTCTTGATTGTTTTGTCTTATAGTGGACTGTTATTAGTCCGGTGAAGTTATTGAAGAACTCCAAAGAAGATAAATTGATATGACATCAAAGAATGATGTATTTGTATAATAAATATAATTTAATTTTATTAAATATAAAAAAATATCATATTTATTGATGTATGCCTGCAACTTCAGAAAAACAAGCAAGACTATTTAGATTGGTTAGAGGTGTTCAAAAAGGTGATGTATCTCCTCGTAAAGTTTCACCTACGGTTCGTAAAATGGCTAAAACTATAAAGCCTAGTAGTGTAAGAGACTTTACAAAAGTTAAAGAAATTATAAATAACTTAAAAGAAGCTGAATATACACTAAGCAAATTTAAAAAAGTTGATGATAAATCATTCAATCAACTTTTATCAGAAAATGTAGGTACACCGTTTGATAAAAAAGAATTATTGATATTTCAAAGCAAACAAAGTGGATTTGCTGGATTTGGTAAAACTACATTTCTTCATAATAAAAATAAAAATGAAGTAACCGCTGAAATTTTCAGCAACGAAACGACTAAAAAGTTTGTTTTTAAAAAATTAATTGATAATGAAGACTCAAGTGTATGTAAGTATGGTTGTTTTATTCAAAAAAGTTTTCCGGATAAACCCGATAAAGAAGTTTATTATACGCTGAGTAACAATTTCAGTAATGACGATATTTCTGAAAAAACAAAAATGCTAAGTGACTTTATAGATAGACTTAATTCTTATGGCCTATAATTATAATCCCAATTTTGCTAAACATTTTAACTCCAAAACTAACACATATAAAAATATTGTTAGATCTGGCGATGAAACTCCATATACAAACCCCGGTATGTTTAATATGGAAGTAAAAGATTTTTATAAAAAATCTATAAACTTCATAAACAGTGATAATTTTGAAGAAGGTGTTAGAATGTACAAGTTAGAAGAAATTGATCATCCAAGTGGTTGGGATATGTGTGAGTTAGATATGCTTGGTGAAATGGGATTCAAGATTGAAGATGATTATAAAATGTGTGCTGAAGTAGAAGTACCTTCATTACAACTTGAAAATGAAAAAGTAAAAACCTCCGTCTATAAAACAGACGAAGGTTATGTACTTGAAACTAATAGAAAATATGTTTTTGAAACTTTTAACAAAATGATTGAGTTTATTGACTCAATACCCGTTAAAAAGTTTTAAGATTGTGTTGGAACATTAGGATTCAAACTAACACTACTTGGTTGTGCATGTGTTTGAAAAGATTGTGGAGCTTCACTCATTGGTGCTGTAATTTCAAAATATCTTTCTAATCTTACACCGATTTGTTCATAAAGCATTTCTAATTGATGTTCAATTTCTTTAATCTTATGAGCTTCTTCGTATAACTTGGCAGCATCCTTCTTGATATCCTTCATATCACGTTCCACCATCTTAGCTTGCATCCAATCGCCACATTCCTTGAGAGCATATCTTTCAGCTAAGTTAACAGCTTCCATAATCTTGTTAGCTGTTTCATACACAGATTCAGCCTTCAAGTTCTTACGGTATTCGTTATATGATTTGATTGTCTCATACATCTTCTTCTTTTCGTAGATTGTAAGAGGATTATAAGCGTGTTCCGTGGAATTTTCTAATAAATGTTTTAATTTCATACTCTTATAAATATTATAAATCTGAGAGAATGTTATGAATTATTCTTTCTACATTACTGTATGGATTAATTATTCTTGATTGTTCTACGCTTTCATTTATCTTACCTTGTGGATACATAAAAGCACCTTGTGTAGAAGGATTGCTAACAAAGTCAAAGGCAATTAAATCAAAGTCATCTTGTACTACATCAGCACCTTCACGCATATCTTTCTTAACACTACCTAAACCTCTACTAGATATGCCTAATAATATTCCCGAATTAAGAAGATCTCTTAAAATATTACCGCTCGGAGTTGGAAGAATTTCAACGGTACCTACCAAATCATCATTATCCCAACCCATATCAACAATATTATGACTTACATTCTTTAAATTAACAACGGATGATTCTGGATGATCTAGTTCACCCATAGCTCTGCGTTGTTTTACAAAATTCTCCATGTACTTTTCAGCTTCTCTTTTGAGAATTTCTTTTGGATAAATTCTACCGTTTTGATTCTTAGCTTCTGCTCTTTGAAGTACGCCACTCACAATAAATTTACCATCTCGTGTGGATTCGTTTAGAGATGTTTTTTTGAATTCAAATGGTAATACATCAATTAATACTTGTTTCATATATATTAAGCGGTTGGTTGGGCTGGTTGTTGTGTTGGTTGCGCTGGTTGAGCTGGTTGTGGAGGAGTTTGTTGTTCTTCGTCTCCGGTTACAGTATTTGTTGGTGTTGCTGAAGGTTGATCTTGCACAAGAGCTTTAGATTTAGCTACTTGGTATTGATCTTTAGGCTTTAATTTATCAGCATTACCCATTATTTTAACTTTGAAACCAGGCTTTACAAAGAATTTAGCCACCTTTTGTTTATTTTCTTCACGGCCGATTATTATTACTACATAACGATCATAATAATAATCAATACTTACACCGGTAACATTAATAGTATAATCAGCTTCGGGTTGTTTAAATCCTTTGCTAGCTCTAACAACAATCTTTTTACCTAAAATTTTATCTTGTATAGTCTTTTGTAAATTGACTTTTAAAGATTCGGTGCTATTCTTCAACTTTTGATCAAACGCAGTAAAATCTGGTTGAATATCATATGAGGTTATATTGACTTGTGGAGTAGCTGGTTGAGTAGGCGGTTGAACAGCTTGTGGTTGTGCTGCGGGTTGACCCTCTTGTTCGTACTTAAGACCGTTTATACCCTCTGTTACAGGTAATTGACCTTGTTTAAAACCAACCAAATTCGGATCTATATCAGGATCGTTGTGTTGTACTAAACCATCTTTATTCTTAAATGTTGGTACCGGCTCAATATTTTGTGCAGGTGTAACATAAGCCGGTTCACTATACATTTGATTTTCCAAAGCATAGTTTTTACTATGAGCAATAGGTTTAGCTAATGAATAACCACCTTGTTTTATTGTATCGGGTCTGGCTCCTCTTTTACTAAAAGCAAATGGTGTTCTTGCAGCATCACCGCCAACTTGTACACCACCTGTAGCTACAGCCATAGTACCAGTAGTACTTGCTTCTTGTCTCAATTTAAAAGCCTTTATAGCTTTCTTAACTTTTTCTTTAAGACTTGGTTTCATTAATGATTTTCTTAAGTTCTTCAACTAATTCGTAAGCATTGAGTAAAGATGATAATTGATTTTCCTTTACAACGCCTGTAAGTGTTTTTGAAGAAAATTGACTAATAACCTCATTCATCTTAATCTTCACAACTTCGGAATTAACTGTTTGAATATTTTCTTTCAAAATAGTTGAAACTCTCTTATACTCATCATTAACAAATTGAGTAAATTTGCTGGAATTGGATATATTAGTAATATATTCCTTTAATAATTTCTTTTGATCTGGCAACAAGTTGCTATACTTCTTGTTGAAGTTTTCAATGAGGAATTTATATGCAATTAAACGAACTTCGGCAGGTTGACTACCATAAACATCTAATGGTTCATCACTACCCTTCTTTTCACGAATCAAATTTTCAACGATATATTCTCTGCTTTCAACCAATTCGTTTACATCAAATTTAACTTGATTGTTTGTGCAATCTTCAAACAACTTATAAACGGAAGCATACAATTTATAATTTGGAATCTTGTTCTTTAAAAATTCGTCAATATTGTATTTTTCTTTTACTTCCTTGATTAAATTGTACTTTTGTTTATCCAACTCTCTTTCATTTAACTTTGAACGAGTTTGTAGAACTACATTCAATATACGATCGGCGGATGCAGCGTCTTTGCTGCTTTGTTGTACAATAAAATTATAGAGTTGAACTTCTTTGCCCAACTCTTTGCTTTCGTGGAAATATTTAAACATTAAATTCTTTGTAAATGACTCATCACGTCCCGCCAAAATGTCCGCTGTAATTTGGCGAGTCAACAATTCAAACAATATTCCAGCATTCTTAAATTTAGAATGTTTTGCTCGTTTATGCATATTTAATATTATTATTTATAAATATAAGAAACTTAAGTAAATATATACTATTTATGTCATTCTTTTATATTTAATTCATCCATGTAGGATTTTTCTTCTCCTTCCCTTAAAATTTGTCTTTCTTCCTCAACAGTATTCAATAAATCATTTAAGCCACTCAATGCTTCTAATGATAGTGGTGATTTATTTTTATATTTGTGAGTTGGTGATAAATCGGACTTTCTATTATTCTCTAATGTACCCAATGGATCTTCTCCAAATGGATAATCACTAGCCTTTTTACGACCGGTTTGATCTCTTTCAGTCAATTTAGGAGCTTCTGTCCCACCCGTTTCACCTGCACCAGCTTCTGTACCACCACCGCCGGTTTCACCACCAGCTTCTGCACCTCCAGTGGTTTCAGTACCACCCGTTTCTCCACCACCACCTTCCGTCCCACCACCTTCACCTTCTTTTTCTTTGGATTTTAAGAAAGATAATGCTGGATCATTACCTTCTTCTTCAATTTGTTTAAATCTATAAGTGCCTTTAGCATCATCAACGAGTTGTTTTTGTAATTCAACCATGTCTTGATCACTCAATCCAAAGACATTTTCATATACCCATTTTTTGCTAAATAACTTATTTTCAGCCATATCTTTACTTACTTCAACCTTACTCTTCCAAACATCAATCTTTTCTTTTTCAAATATAGTAGATGGATTAGTAAGTTCTAAACTAAAATCAACAAGTGATTCATCACGATAACCTTGACTATACAAATGAATAACGGCAATTTTATTTAATTCACTTACAATAATTCTTTGAATTCTTTGAATTGTTCTAGCAAATCTAATATCTTCAGCTGCTAATGTTGCTTTACCACTCAAACTTTCATCGTATCCTAAGAACGCCTTTGGAATCTTAAGTGCAGCCATCATTTTGTTACGAAGATATTCAATATCATCCGTACCAGTCCATTCAAGACCACTTAAATTTTCAATGCTTGTACCACTATCACCACCACGAACAGGCAAGAAAAAGTCTTCAACCATGTTTTGTAGGTTGAATCTCAAATTATAATCACCTGTTTGTTGATCAAGATATGGAACCTTTTTCATCTGAGTAATAATTCTTTCCATATGATTATCAACTTCATTTGGAGGAATATTACCGATGTCAATCTTGAATATTCTCTTTTCAGGAGCACGCATAATACGATGAATTAACATTGCGTCTTCCATCAAACTCAATTGTTTCCATACACGACGAGCACCTTCCATCATACTCTTACCATATGGTAAAAAGTTGCTGTCACTCAATAATCTAAAATGAGCAATTTGATAATTTTCACATTCTTCAATTTTATTGCCGTAAGGAAGATTAACTTGGAAACGAACAAAATTTTTATTTTTTAAATCTGCATTTTCTATACGAGTAACATAATATGTACTCATCGGTTCAACTAAATAAACACCATATTCAGGACTAATATGTAACTTAAGATAAAAGTCTCCGTACTTAACTAAACTACGAGTCCAACTCCACAAATTAAATTCAATATTAAGAATGTCATAAAATAAATTATTGAGTATGTTCTTTATTTCGTCGTTATTAGAACGAACCGTTATAACATCGCCCATTTCATTTCGTGTAGTACATTCATCAGCATATATGTCTAAAGCGGATGCTAGAATTGGATCCATATCCATCGTATCATAATCTCTAAATAATTCTACACGGCTACTTTGATAACTAAGATTAAAGTCTCTAGTATATTGATTATATGATGAGGTACGAAGTCTATTAAAACGATCTCTTAGACTATTACGATCTGTAGCGTATTGAATTTCATCGGTATCAATTACCTTGAGTTTCTTACCACCTACATTTCTGACAATTACATCGTTGCTAAATAATCGTTTTAATCTAGCAAACAATGATCTATTCCTAAGCTCTTGAAATGTGTTATCAGCCATATTATTAGTCTATATTATATAAGTATTTACAATAACCAATTTAAACTTTCTTTTTTACCCCCAGCAAATCCACCCTGTACTCCACCAGCACTAAACTGCCATGTTTTCATGGGATCGTCTATTGGACTAACATCCCTCATATCTTTATTTGTTATAATCCCAGAATCTTTTCGTGTTATTTTACCCAACATCGCTCTACTATAAGCTATTTGTTCATTTCTCAATTTTAAAGCAGTTTCTCTTACCCAGATTCCTATACCAAATGACATTACTAAATCGTCATTATAACCTTTCATAGCTTCTGCTTTAGGTCCATTCCACACAAATACATTAAGTTCTTCAAGTAATCTATTTGATTTTATAATAACTTGTTTTTGACGGAAAAATAATTCTAAATTGCTAATAACCAACGGCCTTGTTTTAGTGGTTGTACTAAATCCGGGTATAAGTTTTTTATCTTGACCGTTAAGCTTATTAGTGTATGTTTTTTCAACATCTACAATTGCCAAATCGGCTGAACTATAGAAAGTGTTTTGATAATCTCTATCTATAACTTGTTGTAAAGCTGCCCATCCTTGGTTATTATTTTCTACAACAAGCAATGCGTTATTATATTCCGTTGCAACTGTTACTAATAAATTGCCATAATCTTTTGTGGTTAACTGACCTTTATATTCAGCTACTTGTTCCATTGTTTCTATGTCTATAACATGAAACGCACTAAAATCAGCACCGTCTCCTCTAGCACAGTCAGCAGTAACCATGTAGTTTTTACTATAATTAGGATAGTCCCATATCCATAGATCTTGTTGACCACCTCTTTTTTCTATGGGATCTTTAACATGAGTTTGTTTATAGAATTCTAGAATATCAACACTTACAACTTGATTGCCGGATGTAGCAAAATCACAATCACATTCCTGTGCCGCACCTTTTACACCGGATAATTCGGTTTGTTTATCACGCCAAGCTTGATCTCTTTCGGGGTGTAAATGCCATGGCAATCGTATTGTTTTGAATTTATTCTTACCTTCTTCAGCTTCAACCCAAGTTTTATGAAAGAAGTTACCTACACCGTTTGGAGTGCTTAATACAATAGCTCTACCACCTGTACTTAATGTATATTGTGCTGAAAGCCATATTTCTTCAATACCATCGATAAATGCAGCTTCGTCAATAATAAGTAAAGAAAGTGCTGCTGAACGACCTGCTGTACCAGCACTACTAACGGCTTTAATTTGACTGCCATTCTTTAATCTTAAACTTAAACGATTATCTTCTACACACGGTACCTTTAACCAAGCTGGTAAATTATCATTTGCAAATCTTACTTTAGTAACAATTTCTTTAGCAGTTTCTTGTGTAATACTGATACAAAGAATATTTTTATCACTGTGAAATGTCATTAGCCAAAGACTATATGCAGCAGTCAATGTACTTATACCCATCTGACGACTTTTAAGTACTATATTTAGACTATTATCTACAAAGTCTCTAAGAGTATTTTCTTGAAACGGATATAATTCAAATGAAACGGTACCACGAACTGGATGTTGGATCTTTACATACTTTTTCATGAAGTATATAGGATCCTCTATACACCTCTTATACTCAGCTTTTATTATTTCTCTTAGATTTGGCTGACTCATATATAGCCTCTAATTCTTTAATTCTATCATCAATCACAGCAAGTCTTTCATATATAACTTTTAAATCCGATGTTACATCGTTATATATTTTACTATAATCCTCCTTGCCCTCCCAAACCTCTGTAGTACCATCTTCTTCCACAAATGTTACGGGTCTACCTTCTTTGTGTTGTTCACACCAATGTTTGGTTTCTTCAAACTTTTGTTTGATATCATTCAACATTGCTTTTTCATTACGGATATCTCTTAGTTCATTGAACTCTTTCCAAACCCCCATTATTTTTAGATTAGTTTCTTCTTCAATAAAACAATCGTAACACAGTTGTGTTTTTGGCCATACTTGATCATCTAAATAATTACCAAATCGTATATCAGCATTACAATGTTTACATCTTTGTTCATTAACGATTGTTGCTTTTCTTGGCAATCGTTTCTTATAACCATTCTTCATTATCCACTTGTTACCATAACCGTCTTCCCATTGTTCTCCTTCTTTTCTTTTTGCATTTTCTAAGTTGGGATCGTAACCGACTTGTACGAATGCCTTTTCTCCATTTAAATAACTTTTAACTATATCTAAATTAGATCTGCCCGTTTTTAATTTTATATTTTTGCCCGTATTAGTCCTCATAACTTATAATCCATCCTTTATATTGTTTATATTTTTTCTTTTTTCCATCTAATAGATAGTAAACATCTGGACATAATTTATATTTTTTTCTAAAATCAAACATAGTTCCTACGAATTCTTCATTTAAGTGTTTGTTACAAAATTTGTATACTGTAGAAATAAAATTCGGATGATCATATCCCTTTCTCGCAAATAGATTCGTCTTTCCCATTTTTTCTTTCGATTTAATTTTCTTCAACCGGATTCCCTCTTTGCTATTCCAAAATTGATTACTAGCAATAGACATTATTTTTTTATTTTTATCGGAGTGTGTTTTTTTATACATTGGATTTTTTTCTGCCAAAAACTTCCCCTTATTTTTTCCTTTTAATTTTTCTGAAAGCAATCTACGAGTTTGTTCAGTATGATGTTTTCCAAAAAACGGATTTTTTTCGCCCGATGTTCTATAAGAAATTTGTTTACGATGGTTTTTTGTGAGTTTTCTTCCAAATGGACTGTCAGCTGAAGGATTAATATTATATTTAGGCTGTATCATATCTAAATAATACTGTTCTTTTATTAAACATTCGGATGGTTCACAATATTCTATAATTTCAAATTTAAAATTATTCTCACCGTATTTGTTCCACGCTCTTTGCAGAATTATAGAATGATGTTTGTTATTTTTTAATTGATGCACATGTGTATTCCATCTTTTATTAAATGTATACGCAGCGCTACCGATATAACAATTATTATTAATAATATTTCTTATTCTATATATACCCGTATTGAGTATCGACCTTTCACTCATATAGAATAAATATGATAAAAAAATTTAAAAATTGATAAATTACTCTTTCCAATTGCTCTTTTCATATAACCTATATATTTAATTTATTTACCAAACTTGCTGCCGAGACCTTTTATAATAAAACTTCCCGTAATTTTAAATGGTCCACTGTATATACTATTATCTCTAACAACAATGCCTTCATGTTTTTCAAGATCACCTATTTCACTTGTAGCATTCTTTAATATTTCATCGCCTAACTTAATAGTTGTTAAATAAACAATAGTATCATTAATTACTTTTTGTATATCTTGACCAACAAAATCTTCTTCTATATTCTTACTTTCAGTTGCTTTCAAAAAATCTTGACGAGTAATTAATGGAGTACTAATCTTCACCGTCTTTAACCAGTCTTTAAGTGGTTTTGTAACTTCAATTCCACTTGGATACAAAGTTACGGGAGTCATTAAAGCTGATGCTAAATTTGGATCCGATTTAAATGTGGTATCTACACTACCTAATACTTTAAAGCCATGTTTCATCGCAACCTTATTTAGTTTATTGATATAAGATTGCATTGCTGTTTTATCATATGGTATTTCTGTAGCCTCACGACTCTTTACTTGACCGTCTTTACCAAATGTTTTTGGTTTAATTTCTTTTAATCCATGTATTGCTAAAAAGTTACCGATATCACCATAACCTACCACATTGGTTTGACCTTCTACATATTCAATATTTAATAATATATTTGGATTGTCCAATAGACCGAGTTTCTTTAATTCAGTTTTAGTTGATGGTACCGCTTCGTCAAATATATTAATGACTTTAGCACCTATCTTTATAAAACCGTGACCAGGTTCAAATCTAGCAGACAAATCTTCTGGACGCATACCTTTAATATCCAAAGGTTTAGCACTACCACGATCCATAACAAATTTACCATCAACTAATCGTATGCTAGCATTTACACCGTCAATCTTTACACTACCAGCTCCTTTTTTAAGCGACTTTACAGCTTTAACAAATACATCTACAAGCTGTTTACCTGTTGATGTAAAATCAAATGGATGTGCCATATGTCCACCTGCACCGCCTTCTCTAAGCACTTCATTGAGTATACTATTAAATGTGATCATATTATTTTAAGAATGTTTTTTCAAATACTGGTATTGCTTTTTTGTAAGATTTTTGAGTTTCATCACGATCGTCGTTTGTAAATTGCCAATTCCAAAACAATTCGTCGGGAGTTTTAAATTTATAATATTCACCTAAAACTTTTTTTTGTGTATTTACAACTTCATTACCATTCCACTGTTGTCCTACCGCAATAAAGCCTGTTTCTATATTATTTACAATATTATTTTCTCCGAGTGTACTATGTCTATTTTCAATCCAAGTCAATCTTTCAATTAATTTTTGATAATAACCATTAGCTTGACCCCATCTTATACTTGCAAAGAAAACCACACAATCGCTTTCAAATAACTCTTTTGTAATTTTCCACAATTCATCACTTTTATTATTTAAACTTGCCCAACAACGGTGATAACCACTTGGGTTTTTAGAATCATCCTTCAACAAAGCACCCTTAACGCCACAGTGATTGTATCCATATTCTTTATTACTACTTACATTACCTTCACATGGAAATATATTAAGTTTTGTTGTGTCAATTAAAGATACTTTTTCTTTACCTAAAAGTTCTTGTATCTTTATAGCTAACTGGCTACTTTTAGGCACATCATCTTTATGTTGAATCCATCTGTTACTTGTAGTGAGTAAAAGTACTTTATCTTTATTACGAAGATAATCTATGGTCTTTTTATACTTACGGGCATGATAATCCATATCTTGCTCGCTTTGAGGTAACTTCGCTTCAAGTAATAAATCTGAAAGACTAATCATTGTATATAAATATTCAAATTATTTAGGTTTCCCAAACTATTTTAACATTATAACCTTTATTTTCAAAATTTTTGATTCGTTCATTGTCTTTTTGCCAAATTTGTTTGGCTGTCATTTTTATATTTTTATGATAATAATCTGCTTTATATAAATTGGGATTGCAATGCCAATAATTTCCAAAACATTCTATTATTAGTTTTTTTGACGGAACATATATATCTACAGACTTATTTATATCTGAGAGATATTCTTCTAATAAAGCATCTGGATATTCTAATTTAATTTTTTCATAAATTCTTTTTTGAAACTTAGATATTGTTTTGCCATTTGACTTGACGTGGGGTAAATAAACTGTATAAGGAACTCCGTATTTAGCTAAACAAGTTTCCACAGATTTTTCTGTATTATTGTAATTTTCATTTCCGTATTTTTTAAGTTTTGTTGTTTTTACTTTAAATTGACACTTTTTATTAAACCAATGATTTTTATTTGAATTTGCCCATTTTTTTAATTTTTCTCGTTTTTCATCGGATGTTCTATTGCATTCATTTGAACAATATTGAGTAGGTTTACCACTTTTTGGATGCAATATATTTTTGTATCTTTCAAATTCTTTTCCACATTTTAAACATTTGACTACTTCTCTATTTTGACTTTTTCTCCAATCATACATTGCATTTTTATCAATAAATCTTTGATTTCTATGTTTAAAATCGACATAGAATTCTTTACCTGTCCATTCACATATTTTTTTAATATTTTTCATATTAATAAATAGTATTAAGAGTGGGTAAAAAGTTAAAATCTTAGTAGATAAAATAAAACCTCATCACACACGATGAGGTTTTTGTTTTTACTTATTAAGCATTAAAAGTAGCGCCGCCCGTTGGAAGAATGTTGAAGTCAAGGATAATGAATTCAGCAGTTCTTGTTGGTTGGACATAGATTTGACCGTAGAGAATATTTCTATCAATCAAGTCAGGTGTATTATTAGTTTCGTCCATTACAACCTTGAAGGCGTATATACCATTTCTTTGTTGTACAGATTCCAGATATGGATTTACAATGTTCAAGAAACGGTTTCTTGTAGCAGCTACATTTTGTTCAAAGACTAAGTAGTTGCTTGAACTTGCGATGTACTTCTTCAAGTTGATCAACAAACGACGGACATTAATACGATCCAAGGCACTTGGAGCAATTTGAAGTGTCTTTTGACCCCAGACACAGATACCTTGACCAGGGAATGCTGCGATAGGATTTACACGACCTTCATAGAGTGTGTCTCTTTCAGCGTGTGTTACACGATCAAGTACTTGTACAGCTTGTGTGATACCACCACGGTTGAGACCTGCTGGAGCGTACCATTCAGCAGCTGCGTTGTCATTAGCAGCATAAATTGCTGGCAATACTACAGATGGTGGTACACTGATGATCTTGTTTGTATTTGTATCCAAGATCTTAACCCAAGGATAATATGTAGCAACATAGTTACTGTCAATTGTAGCTACTGTGTTAATGGCAGCGTCAATTAAACCAACGGTTTGATTGCTTGCTGGGAACACTACATTGTCCATGATGTAGAAACAATCTTGACGAGTTTCACACATATTAATTACCAATTCAGTAACATAACTGTGTTGTTCACGGAAGATACCTGGAGTTACGATGAGGTTGATATCAAATTCATCAGCGTTACCGAGAGCAGCGATGGCTTGTTTATAACCAATGCTACCTGGGCTGTTGATGTTTGTACAATCTAAACCTTGTGTATTACCCGCTGTAATATCCGATCCTACATTGATAGGAATTGCTGGCCATTGACCATCAAATCCACCTTGGAATCCAACTACAAATTTACGAAGTCTTACATAAGTAGATTCATTTACGGCGTCATATGTACTTGGAATACTACCACTCAAACTTGGAGCGAGTAATGAACCTGTACTTGCTGGTACACCTTGAGCATAATAACCAGCATCATCTGTACCGTAAACTTTATCTTCTAGATCGAAATCAATATTCAATCCGTTACTGTCAACACTTCCAAAGTATGGCAACGGTTTGAAATATTGTTTTGTATCGTTTTGAACACCTACGCCAAACGAACTGGTTGGATAAAGTGATTGAATTTCATCGCTAGATTCAGGGACTTCGCCGAATACAGTTCCGGATGGATATTTACCAGGAGCCAATCCGTAAATACTCGCCTTACTGTATTTTACAGCCGGAACATAAATATTTGCCGTACTATCAATTGGGGTTCTGTAGGATTCAAATCCATAAGGTACACAAACTTGAGGATACATAACATCAGACATTTCAATTCTGATATACTTACTTAAATTAGTATATGTACCATATTCAATGATTTTACCGGCATATGTGATATAAGCGTATTTATCACCGATTCTACGAGCAACATAATTTGCAGAATCAGGATCGAGGTTTAAGTTTTGATAAATTTCCAAATACTTTGGCTTTCTATCAGTATCACTGTAAGCACGAACTGCGAGTGTGAATGAACCCCATTCGCTACCAGGTACTGTTCCGGAAAGTTTAACATTGCTAATTTCAATCTTATACTTTTGATTACTTAAAGTACCGTCGCTCAAAGTGTGTACCTTAAACAGTTGGAATTTAACAGGTACAGCCGCTTCATCAGCACTACCCTTGAATGGAGCAATCTTTTGACTATAAATCCAAGGTGTATATGCATTAGTGATACTAAATTGACTGTCTCCGGCGTTTAGGTTTGTGCTATATTGATCAACAAACTTAAGAGGTTCTCCTACAATTGAACTTCCGGATAAATCGGATGTTCCTACGAATAATTTCCAACCTAGTGTACTAGTTTTTTCTGCAACGAACTTCTTGATACTATCTTCAAATAAAACATAATTATATGCAGCTTCTACTTTTTGACCGGCAATTTGTTTAGCTGGATTACCAACTGTAGGATCTACGCCGAACACATCTTTGATATAATTGTTATCATTTTCATTAAGACTGAAATCATAATAACCATATGTTCCGGAAGATGTTGTACCATCTGGATTAACGAAACTATATTTGAGTGCCAAGTTGTAGAGATTTTCATTTGGATTCACAACACCAGTATAAGGGTATTGACTACTTGTTACTTGTGATACTGTAGTAGTATCAAATCCGTAAACTTCAAAATCATTACTAAATTGAGTCGAAGCATTTTGTGTATTTGCCAACACGGCAAGAATCATTTTTTGACGACCATCAATACTTGGGTTACAAGGATCTATACCGTTATTATTATCATTAGCAGTAAATGTACCTGTATACTTACCAAATGCACCGCTTATGACACCATTAAGTTCTGCTCCGGATGTACATCCACCAGTAACTCTTACAGAAGAAAAACTTCCACTTCTAATTTGAATTCCGCCTGCTACTGTAGGATCGTAGTTAAATTCATCTGTATTTACAGTAAGTTGTTCATTGAAATATGAAGAACTCAATAAATAACTAGTTGTTGTGCTTTCAGCAAATGCTGTGGAAATTGCCGTTTCAGGTTCAACATCTTGTCCTTGTACACTTGAACTTAAGAAAAAGTATGGAAGTGAAGTTCCACTTGTAGCTAAACTAGAACTTACACCTTTTCTATTAAATATCACATTGGTTACAGAACCTATTTGTACTGTTTTACCTGCGTAAAGTATACTACCACTTCCATTTGCGCTTCCTGTTACGGAATTAGCATTAATAACCGATGTAGCTACTTTACTTCCAAATTTAACAGTAACATCTCCATTTAATACAAGTCTTGATATATCATAACGACCTGCGATCTTAACAGAAGAAGTTAAATTGGTTATGCCAGGTGCTGCTGGTGTACCTGTAACATTGTTACCTAAACTTGCAGTATAAAAACTTACATCAGCACTGCTATACTTAGCAAATACGAATCCATAAACAATGTCAGATCCATCTAAGGTATATGAAGCAGTTAAATAATTTAAATATAATGGGTTCGCTACAGGAGCACGATTTATACTTCCACTACCAACATCACCCCAAGCAGTATCAAATGTCAAACTATATTTAGAATTTGAACCCGCGGATAATGATCCTGTTTGTGCAACTCTTACGCTACCGCTTATACGAGATTTTTCATAATCAAATGCTGCCAAATTATATCCAGAAGAACCTCCAGCTGGTGTAATTGTTTTATTGTTTTTAGTGACAGATGTATTAAATCTTGTTTTTAAAAGTCTCGTTTTAACTTCAAACAATTTACCTTTACTTGAAGAAGCAACTAAAGATGCTGATAAAGCAGAATAATTTGGTAAACCCGCGATAGAAGATAAAAATGTAGTAGCACGGGAAGTAAAAGCACTACCGGTTAATTTTGTAAACGAAAGAGAACAAGACATGAATTTACCACCAATACCAACACCACCACCGTTGTCTGTAGATCCGGTTATATTCCAAACCGAACTACTTTGTTGATAATTAAATGTACCTGTATAATTCGATGTATCTACACTTATAAAAGAATCATCGGTAATTGCACCTACATCACCATTTCTATTCCAAGAACCTGGTTGTGCATACACTAATAATGGATTTTTTTGCCAATAGCCGGTTAATCCACCAATACGCACTACTGTGACAATACCTTGTTCTTGAAGATATTGTTTAGAGGTATATGGTCCGTAGTAAACACCATCAGCAACTCCGAATGTACTTTCAAGAGTAGCTACATCAGTCATTGTTTTTGGGAAAAATGCAGGTCCATCGGCGAAAGGCGCGACTATAGCGCCTCCGATATTAGCAACTCCTTGTGCTAAACCCGATAGATCATTTTCTCTGGTAAAAACACCAGGACTTACGATTTGTTGTGTTGGGGCGAATCTTCCACCTTCTGTTATTGGCATATATTATATCCTTTCAAAGTTGTATTTAATAAATAAATATAATTAAAAAAGTGGAACATTAAACTATTTATTATAACTTTTTTAATTATTATAAATTATTATCTTTGATAAGTCTGTTAATTGTACTAATAACCATGTCAGGTGTTATAGATTTTGTACATTCAAATAATTCTTTTTTGTTGGGTTTAGGACACCATTTCCAATTTCCTTTATCAAACATTTCATCATTCCAACAACCAGTACAAACATCGTGATTTTGTACTCTATATGGCGTTTCAAATTCTGTATAAGGATAAGAAAACCCGCTTATCAGAACAACTGGTTTATTTATAGCCCAAGCCAACCAAGATAATCCTGATGGAAGACCGATAAAAAATGAACTATGATAAATTTGATTTATTCTTTCTTGAATTGGTTTATTACCCGTGAAATCCAATGCGTTCTTAGGCATTATATTGATAAAATCTCTACCATTTCCAAAAATTTTGTGTAAATCAATGCACATAACTTTAAACCCGATCGAGTTCAAATAATCTATTATTTTTTCCCAACCATTTGCGTAATTCCAATACTTTGCTTGAGATGTACTTTGTGTTGCAATTACTACATATTTTTCATTTAAAGGTCTATCTTTAATATTTAAATCAATTAAACATTTTTCCGGATAATAATCAAGACCCAAATAATCACTTGCTACTTGTTGTAGTGATACTTTACGTGGATCGATTCTATGTCTATCTTTATTTACACCTGTTTTTTCATCAACATACCAACCTAATTTGTAAACAGCGTAAAATTTTTCTTTTCTTTCTTTTATAAATTTAATATTTGGATATTTTGATTCAAATAATGAATTCAATGGAAATTTGACATACAAATCACATTCATGTTTTTTTCTAAACTGTTCTACAACCGGCATCCAAGCTATTTGATCTCCAAGTGAATTTGCTTCATATTCTATTAAAACTTTTTTATTTTTTAAATTTAAATAAAAATCTTCTACAAGTTGATTATTTGATCGAATTTGTATATTAAAAGGTACATAGTAATTATAATTACAACTCGCCCACATATTATGTTTTAAATCGGATTCGTAATTTAGTGTATCATTGTTTTTATTTATAAACTTAACATTAAAAATTTGATTTGGATCATCCGGATTTGTTATTTCTACAAAAGCTTTATCATCAAATGAAAAATTAAAAAATGTATTTTTAGTTATATTTTCTTTTATACATGTATTTACATTTTCATATATCGTCTTAAATTTCTGACCGAAAAGTTTTTCTGTATACAAATCATATAAAGAAATTAGTTCGTTTATACGATTTGTATAACAATTTATTTTGGCAGTTTTTAAAGATATATCTTGATAATGTTTGTAGTTACCTACGATAGTTTGAACCGCGTTTTTAATTTCTTCTACATCTCTATTTACGACTATCATACCATCATATTTTTTTTCTTCAAATGTAGCTACAACTGGCAAACCACAACTCATAGCTTCTAATAATGTTAAATTTGGATGACCTGCTTCTAATTCAGATGCATGTATAAAAATGTCATGATCGTTATATAATTCAATCAAATCATTTTCATTTAAATCAAATACTTTGTTTAATTTTTCATAATTGTTCAATTCTTGACTTAGAGATTCAAAAAATATCTTATTATTAGATGGACCCGCAACTGTAATTGGCAAATTCAAATCTTTAGCCGCTTGAATAGCATATCTAAATCCTTTCCGATCCGCCGATGGATTATTTGCGTATCCATTATTTGCAACACAAAGCAATTTAATATTTGATTTGATTTTATTTTTATAAACAAATTGGTCCGTATTAACGGCGTGTGGAAAATATCTTAATTTTTTACTACCAAAATAATCTACTAAATATTTTGCCGGACAAGTCGATAAAACACTATTTTCAATAGCTTGTAAATTTTCTCTAAATGATGCAGAGTTTTTTCCGTACAAATAAGCATGATGGTCGTGAATAGTGAATATATAAGGAATACCTCGTTTATGACATTCATTAGCTAAGTTAGCAACATGTACATGAACTATAGTGTCATCTGTGTATGTTATATCATTTAAATATTTTATTTCACATCTCAATCCATTTTTATTCAAATTTTGATGATATTCCCAAATAATTTTTTCTACAGCACCCCAACCATTAGGTGGAATTGGTAACAGACCTAGATGTACTTGTATAACTTTCATTTTTTAAAATCAATATAACCATTAATATCTATATCATCGGTTGTTTTAAACTTTTTTATATATCTTTTTAAAATATTATTCTTATTATCAGTTAAAACCGATTCTATTTCATATTCACAATTTTCTTTGAATGGATGTGATAAATAATAAAAATTATTATTTTTAATATCAAACGATTTTTGATCAACTACAATTTCATTTTCTTTAACAATCATATTATTAATACGATCATCGACTTTATTACTGAAAACGCTAAATATTACAAACTGATTATTTTTTTTATTCGGAAGAACTGTTAAATATTCTACCATTGAAAAAGCATTCAGTTTGCTGTTTTTCAAAAAAGTTTCTTCGTTATGTTGATAATCTATAAAAATAAAATCTTTATAATCTTTAAGAATATTAAAATAAAATTGTTCTAAACCGTTGCTACATTCAAATTTATAAACAATATTCATGTATTCAATCGGTGAATAATATTTAAATCGTTTTAAATAAAAATCATTATTAACACTAAAAAGTACAGTTTTTAATGTATCGCCTTCCGACGCTTTATTATAAAAGAAAAACGCATCTTTTTTTTCTAAAACATTTTCCATTTTTTCTAGTTGTGAAAAATCACTTTCATCAACTATAACATCATAGTTCAAACAAATAGATTTTTTAAAACCCAACGATTTTGCATAACTTATACCATTAAAATAATTTAAATGTACAGCTAGGCCATGGTAATCATCATTGTCAGATGCCGCAAAATTAACTTTTGCAGAAAAATTTAAATCCGAGTAATGCCACTGATTATAAAAATTGTGTTTTAATATAGGATTATTTTTATCAAAGACATAATAATCGACTAAATTTTGCAAACTATTTGATACTGGATAATGTGAAGTCAATAAAACTTTATATCCGGATTTTTTAATTTTTTCAATACACATTTTCGTTGCATTTTCAATTGATATATGATTTGGATGTGTTGAAATAATAACAATTATATCTTTTTTATCTTTTTTAAGAATCACATCATCGGATTCAATAAATCCCAATTTTCGCTTTATTAAATTAACATTTTTCTGAAAATTGTATTCATCCAGATAATTAATATTATCAAACTTATTATATTTATCCAAGTAAACTGGTAAATTGTATAACAAGGAAGGGACATTAAAAGAAATCGATTCTTTTATAACAATCGGTGCCGTTTCTTTATCGGTCGCGTGACCACGACTCGTAAATAGAAAAAGATCCATACAACTATAAAAATTGTCTACATCTTTTCGTTCTCCCCACACTTTAACATTTTTTGGTAAATTTTTTAAAAGTGGTTCCCAATAAAATTTAAAATTATCTGCCATGTTACCTATACAATGAAACTGTACATTTTCATTTTCCATTGCACGTGCATAATCAATAAATTCTTTTTGATTTTTCCGAGGGGTGAATAGACCTACATGAAACACATGTTTTTTATTTATATCCAATCCCAAAAACTTAAGACCTTCATCACGATTTTTCCTCAACTTAACAGCAATTGGATATTCGATTACATCGGATTCAATATTTAATGATTCTACATTTTGTTTCTGATAGTTACTAACAAAAATAAATTGATCAGGAAAAACTCTTTTCCTATCAGAATTAAAACTGCTATCGTGAGAAGTTTCTATAATTTTATAATATCGATCTTTTTTATAAATTTTAAATGCCAAATTCATATCCATGAAATACTCAGGCATTTCTTCAAAATGAATTATATCAGGATTAACTTTTTCGATTATTTCTAACAATTTATTTTTATTATTATCCAAAACATAAAATCTCTCACCACAAAGTTTTTGTACTTGTTCTCGTTGTACAATTAATACGCCCCCGGTATGATCATTATATTCTACACAATGAATTTCATATTCATCGTTTAACGCTTTTATTTTTTTTAATAAATATTGCGGTTGTCCTCCTGTGGAAAGATGAGGTGCTACAAATAACAATTTTTTCATAATTTTTTAAAATAAATAGTATTCATATGAGATATTTTATAATCAAGTGCATTTGGTTCATGATATATTTCATATCCCATTTTTTTAAATCTTTCAACTATTTTTAAAATATTTTTGCCATCGTTATTGTGAAATTCCAAAAATATACATCTCACTTTTTTGAAAAAATCATCGCTCGTTTTTTCAAAAAAATCATATTCGCTGCCTTCGATGTCAATTTTTAAATAAGTTGGTAATTCTAAATTATTTTTTAATACAAAACTTTCTAAATTTATACTTTCAACCTCAATTGTTCCATTATCCGCAATAAAATAACCTCCTGTATTCGAATCTGATTCAACAGATCCGAGCTTTACAGTTTTAAATTCAGTTAAAACCGCTTTGTCAAAAACTGTTGTATTTTTTCCATATTTATTTAAATTCTCTGTAAGATATGGTACAACTTCGGGATTTGGTTCAAATGCATATATTTTTTTGATATTAAAATTAGAACAATATAATGAAAAAGCACCAACATTAGCTCCCAAATCGTAAATTACATCATTATCTCTAACATCACATTTATTTTTAAAATTTTCTTTATAAAAAAAAGTATGATATGGTGGATATGTTACATCCAAATGTTTGGATCTTAAATCTAAACAAACAAAGTTTTTAGTTCCATGATAATTTTTGGATAATAATAAAGTTTGCATGGAATTGTCATATATTTCAATTGAAAATCCAGGATGCTTTTTATTTATAATGTCTTTTATAAAATAAAGTTCGTTATTATATGTCCAATTATTATAACCTACTGGACAATGATGATACATTACATGTGTGATCAGTGAAGTATCTAAGCTCTTTATAACTATAATAAATTCAAAATTTATAGAAAAATCATTAATAGTACTAAAAGTGCCATTTTCACAAACATTAATTGTTAATTCGCCGAAATTTGGTACAGATACTCTATCAGAAATAAACATATCAAATATATAGCACCTTACTATAACCGTTTTCTTTTTTTATTTCGATCTGGTTATCAACCATATCTCGCATTTGATCCAAATGACTTATTACCCAAATAAAATCAAATTGATTCTTCAAATAACTAAATAAAGCTCCCATTTGACTTAAATGATCACTATCGGCACAACCAAATCCTTCGTCAATACAAATAATATTTGGTCTCGGTAAATTACTAATATTAATAAGTGCAACTCTAATAGCCAATCCACTTATAAACTTTTCCATACCACTTGCCATTTCAAGAGGCCATTTCTTATCATCATATACTATGTTAGTCATAATATTCTTACCGTCTGTATGTAATGTTACACTAAACTCTACTACTTGATGTAGAATATTATTAACCTCTTTCTCAATTTCTGGAAGTGTCTTGGTTATAATTTCATAAGGTATACCATCACGACTTATTATATTTGTATATAACTTGTATGATTCATAACTTTCTTCAAGTTCTTTAACTTTATTAAGTTGATCTGTAAGATTCTTATATTGAAGTTCCAACTTGCCTTTTTCGCCGGAAGCTGTAAACAACTTATTATTCAAAGCTTTAATCTCATTCTCAAGGGTCTTAATTTCAGCTTTAACTTTTTCAACATTGGTTAAAATAGTTGCATTATTTTCTATGACTTCTTTATTTGTATAAAAAGTTTGTATATCATTGTCAACCCCCTTCAACTTGTTTTGTAAGTTGATTAAAGTGTTTTCATTCTGTAATATGGAACTATTGACGGAACTCTTATTTCGTTCCAATGTAAGTTTTTCGTTGTTTAACTTGATACACTCTTTATTCTGTTTTTCAATATCACCATAAGAATCTAATTTCTCTTTGATAACATTAAACTCGCCAACTACTTTAGTTGCTTTTTGTTTATCCAACTCAAGATCTTCTTTTGTTTTTATAGCATCCTTAACGAAAATATTGTTGACGCAATAAGTACAATTAGGATCATACTTATGTTCTTCAAGTTTCTTAAGTTTTTCTACCTTATTCTTGATAACAAGCTTCAGAGTATCAATCTCTTTTTGTTTTTCAGTTTCTTTTTGTTTCCAACTCTTGTACTCGTCGTACTTTTCATCAATACCGTCACATTCAGCAAGTGATGATGTCAATGCAACTAAACTATCTTCAATGGTTTTTAACTTAACCCCCTCAGATGAGATATTATTATTGACCTTATCAATCTTACGAGTCAAATCTACCTTTTCTTGTTCCAACTTAGTTATATCAAAAGAAAATGAATCGGTCTTAATAAGAGTATTAGACAATTCTAACATCTTATTATTAAGTTGATCCTTTTCACCTTCCTTTTGTTTAACAATATTGGTATAAGTTTCAATGTTGTTATTATTTGTAGTAATACTACCGGATACAGTCGTAAGTTCAGATATCAACTGATCTTTACTAGTATTCTTCAACAATGTATTAGTCTCTTTAAAGTTATCATTGGCAATAGTATACAACTGATCAAACAAATTTAGTCCCATGAACTGGCATAATAGATCCTTTCGTTCAGTTTGACCCAAATCAATAAATGATCCAGCCTTACTGTTTTGAATACTAAGTACCGTAAGAATAAAATCTTCATATGTACCAACATAATCTCTAATAATATCATTCGTACTTCTACGAGCTTCGCCATTCAATGGTACTTCATTACCTTTATCAATCTTATAGAACTTGACATCTACCTTTACATTACCTTTCTTATCAGCTTTACCTTCTCGTTCAATATAATAATCTACACCATTAACCTCAAAATTGAATTTACACTTGAAACTCATTTTTTGAGTATTCAAAACATGTATAGCTTTAAATCCTTTACTAAACTTATCAAATACACAAAAAGCTAAAGCATCCATAATACTAGATTTACCACTCGCATTAGGCGCAAATAGTCCAATAGTACCCTTCAACTTAGTGAAATCAATATAGTTACCTTCACCGTAACTAAACATATTATCAAATTCAAAAGTCTTAGGCTTCCAACGAATATTCTTAGGAGCTTTATCCTTAGCAATTTCTTTATTGATAGTTTTATTAAGTTCCTTAACCTTCTCAATCAAAGTCTTTTCAGTATTTTTAGCAAGTAAATTATCTTCAATCAATTTATTCTGATAATCAACATCCAAGATATTATGAATATCAAACACTTGACCGTTTTTAAGCGTTAAATCTACTTCAGCCTCATCTACTCGTATAAATGTTGATTCAAGAATCTCACACTTATCTTTGATATCATTCATCACCTCTTTTACTTGAGATGGAATAGATTCAAAACACTTTGTACGAATACGAGCTTTTTTAGGTAAATTACTAATGTCCGTTGTTAATTTACCTTTATTGATTTCTATAGTATAATAACCATAATCATTTTGTAATTCATAGTGTTTGAAAACCTTATGTTTCAAATTCCACATCAAAAATCCGTGACCCTTAAGTTCTTCGCCGTGATTTTGTTGAATCATTGAGCCGGCATATACAATAACGGGCTTACTATCAACATCATCGTACTCCTGTAGTATTTGATGTTTATGAATATCACCCAACATCGCAATGTGGTGACCGTCAAACATATCATTCATTACAGAACGATTACTTACAACATATCCAATGTCTGTAATTGCGTTATGTACGGGCCCGTGGAAGAGTGCAATGTGATGATCGGTTTCCATTCTATATTTTGATGGAATATCCGTATACTTAATGTATTTGTCGGGATCATCAAATACACTGAAATTATTAAATAGTATATTTTCATAACGATATACATCTGTACTCTTCAAATAATACAAGTTATCGTGTTCTAGAGCTTCAACGATGGGTGTCAAACAATCCAATCGTGACTTGTTAGCAAGTGTAGCATCGTGATTACCTGCAGTCAATATAGTAGGTATTCTATCCGCACAGTTTTTAAGAAAGTCGCTACCAATCTTTACACATTCCGGACTTAAATCACTCTTGTTATGAAAAACATCTCCAGCAATAACCAATACAGCATTTAATTTTTGTACTTTTTCAAGTGATTGATAAAACTTATTGAATACAGTTAGATATTCATCATGGCGTTTGGTAAGCCTGATATGAATATCTGCTATATGTACGACTGCGTTTATCTTACTATCTGTATTTTTAAGTAATATCATAATTTGTTCGTTAATTTATAACGATATAAAATGCTTTCATTAATCTTAACACTATTTCGTATGTTTTGCCAAGTTATATTATGTCCTAACTCATTCGGATCTTTGCCATCTAACAAAACTAAATGTGTGTTTATGCCGTTTTGAATTAGAAAATCACAAATTTTCAAACTGGATGTCAGAGCGTCATTATCCAACAACACATTTACTCTAGGCGGTCTATTTTCTATAAGTTTAATTTTAAGTTTTTTAGATAATGTTTTACCAAACAGTGGTACTACATTGTATTTGACACTCATTGCATCAAACACACCTTCAACCAATGTAAGTTCATGATTAAAATCAGTAAACAGTTCAAATCCGATCATATCTTTACTGCCGTCACACAATCTATATTTAAGAAATCCGTCACAAAAGTCTCTACCACAATAAAAATTGAGTTGTGCATCGACATCATAAGATGGAACTATAATTCTATTTGCAAAATTTCCACTTGGACAATATCCAATATTATATCGTACAACATCGTGTACAGATATATTTCGTTTAAAAAGATATGATAAAGCATTTTTATAAGCCGGATCGGTTGATGGTTTATACAGTGGATGAAATTCTTGCGGCAGTTCAAGTCTTGCTTGATCTATTTTGACTAAATTATGTCGTTTGGGTTTATCCTTACAAAGAATTTCATAATATTCACTCGGAGCTTTTACTTTTCTAAGCAAACTATGAAAACTCTTACCACTAAATCCACATACCCAACATTGATAGTATCCTGTTTGAGTGTTTATATTTAACTTTTTCTTATGATGCTTGCAATTTGGACAGAATACTAGAATCTCTTCACCACCTTTTTGTATAGTAGGCTTATTCTTGAAGAGTCTTGTTAATGTATCTATTACAGGCAATCCGACCATTAAACCAATGTAACCTAAATTATAATATTTTACAAGTTTTTATACAAAGCACAAACTATCGCGTCGTACATGTCACCATTTCGTTCATCCCAATTATTCTTTTTATTTAGTAATGTGAAGTTTTTAACTTCGGGCATCAACAATTCAAGATGATGTTTAACAAAATCCTTGGACTTCATACCCTTAATTCTACACTTGCCAAATAACTGTTTGCGCATAGTATTTACACTCAACAAGTTAACTTTCTTTTTAAAGTGTTCTTCTAAAATATAAGCGAAAACAGCATTATGCCGGGTGAGTGTTATAATTGTCTGTTGGCTTGTGAAACCGCCGGCAAACCCGCTTAAAGCAGCTTCTAAGTTAATATGTTGAAATTTATCATTGTATTTATTTGATTCAATAAAGTTAATTACACTATAAGTTTTTTCCTTGGTAGTTTCGTACTTTTTTGTATCAATAAATCCAGCATCTAGGACCTTTCCGTTTTCACTGAAAGCCCATCCCGTGACTGATGTAGAGGAGTCTAAACCCAATATAACCATTAACAATATATATTAACGGGTAAATGAACCGTCTTTATATTTTGTACTATTAAAGCCTTTCATATAAATTGAAAGCTGTTTTGAATTTTCACCTGTAGCATCTTTGAACTGAGTAATACCTTGTGGCATTTTTATCTTAAACCCGGAATCGGTTGTATATTTAGCATCTTGAAGTGAAGATTGACCGTTCCAGTTTGTAGAAATTTTGTTTACTCCATCTACTCTAATACCACCATTTATGGTGTCGCCATAATTAAGTGCCGCATCATTAAAATTTTCACCAGGTAGACCAGCGCCACCAACAACACCCGAAATCTTAGGTTCAAAGCCAGGACGAATGGTCCAGTCTATAGACTTTTGTGTAAATCCGAATGGAGCTTGAGTTCCAAGAACGGATGTATTTGTAGTTGCAGCATAAGCATCAAATGCGCCACCTGCATTTTGAAGAGCATTATATCTATCATATAAGCTCTTTTTGACTGATTCACGATCTACTGTTTTTGAATCGGATAAAGTTGGCATAATTTTAATCTATTATATAATAAATATAATTAAGTGTCCCATTTAACTATAATATTTATAGGAATTTCACCTGTATTTTTAATAGGTTGAGCTAATTTAGCAACTGCTACCAAATCTGCATTTGCATATAAACCCACTTGGGTTATATAAGGCGCTAAATATGATCCCGTTGGATCGATAGAGGAACTATATTGATAATTGAAAAAATCTTTTTTAATTATACTTTCATTAAATTTACCGGTTTTTTTATTTAAAAAATTAATTATATCATCATAATTATTTCTGGTTGAATTTAAGCTTAGGTAATTTTTGTAATTTTTATATGTTAATTCTTCTATAAAATATTTCCATATTGCAGTTGCGTCTTGAATGGTAACAATACCATCTCGATTTACATCAAAATCTTTAGTCATACATAAACATTTTATATCATTATTCAATTTGTTTTCAGTATAATTTTTTATTTGAGATGAATAAAAATCAAAAATACTTTGTTCCACATCTCCTTGTACAATTGAATTCCACCATTCTTCGGATTGTGTTGTTGTTAATTTTGAATTAATAAATCTTAGTATGATATCTAAATTTTCAAAATTGAATACTTGTGAATTAATTATTCCATAATCGATGATATAAGAATTAAGAGCCGTTGGGTTTGTTGAAATGTTAAATTCACCTGGTTCTACTTTACAAACAAATTGTTTTTCATATAAAGTGATTTGACTTTCATACTCCATATGAACATATGGATAATCCGTACGTTCTGGGTCTCTGGTGAAAACACTAAAAATACTGCCTGTGTTGTTTATCACTACTCTATTATTATTGTAGAAAACATTTCCTAAGTTATAATTTGTTTGTAAATCATTAAAATCGTAGATAAAACATCTACCTTTTAGTTGTTGTATATGATCGTTTTCTTCACAAATTGCAATTAGTGTATCGTTACATCCTGTAGTATTGACAGCATCTTCAATTTTAAAATAAACCACATTCGCGACATCCGTACAATTTTCTGGATTATAAGATGAAGTTTTAACATATGACATATCGTTTAAGCTACCAGTTTCTGTTATAAATGGTGAAAACAAATATAAATCGTCATTTAAAGGTATTGGTGCGCCTATTACTATATTTTTATCCGAAACAGCAACCGAGCTACCAAATGCATTATACGAATTTTCATAATCCTTTCTTTTAGAAATTGGATCTGTAGTTAATTGTCGTATTGTAGACCCCGATAATTTGTAAAGTAAAGCTTGACCACTATAACTGGATTCTCCAAAATCATTTATATCAAAAAACTTATCAAATTTATTTAAAGAAGATGAAAGATAAAGTGAACTAAACGGAAAATAAGGTTTCGGTGATCCTATCAAAATATAATCGTCAAATGTTGAAACCGAATAACCAAACATATTATCTTTAAATGTTTTTTCATCGCCGTATGTTTTGGTAACTAAAGTAAAATTTGATGATCCGGTTAAACACTGATTGTTTGCATAAATATAAGCACTTCCTCTTCTTCTTAAGGTATTTGATCCCGAATATTCGTAATACAAAAGTTCTGTTGGAGCTCCAATTACTATTACATTTTTATTTATAGAAACTGAATGGCCAAAATTATTATTTACTTGAGCTTTTTTAAGACTTCCGGATGGTATCCATTGATAGGTATTTCCAAAAGTCTCGGGTGCATAAAGATAATTTGAACCTGTAATGTTAATAAATTTTTGTGAGACTTCCCATTTATTTGAATATCTAAATAAAAATACTTTACTACTACTTATTTGATTAGAACCTACTAATATTTTATTTTCATAGTATTTATCTATACTTAAAGAAAACCCGAATCCTTTTTGTATCGGATCATCAATAACACTACTGGTTAAAACTGCGTCGAGAGTGTATTTAAAATCAACATCGTCATATCTATAAACATAAACCGCTCCTCTACCACTGAAAGCTGTAGGAGCGCCTACCGCTAATAAATTATTTGAAATTGAAACACTTTTACCAAAAGATTCATTTGCTGATCCAGTTACTGTAAAAATGGGATATACAGGCAAATCGTAATTATTTAAATTTTCTTCATCACATTCGGAATTCAACGGTGTTATCGCACCACTCAGTGCACCGCTCAGTTCCAAAAAATAATTAGGATTAATTTCATATACATCAACGGAATTTTTAGTAACAAAATTATCTGGATATGAACTTTGACTGTAAGATAAATCTGAAATTGCTAAGAAAAAATCACTTACATCTATTGACTCTCCATACTTACTTTGATATACAAATTCACTTCCCTTTTCTATAACTAAAAAACTACAACTATCATTTACATTACTTAAACTTCCAGAATTCGCTATAAAGGACGATGTATTAACAGCACTTGAACTTTGTTCAGTATAATATGGATTTATTATATTTCTATTGTATAAATTTTTAAATGTTTTAACAACTGAATAATTTTTATTAAACTTATTTTTTTTAACCAAAATTACTTCACCGATTCGTCCGAATCCTTCACACTCATTCCAATTTTTGGATGGAGGATTTCCTATTGCTATATAATCACCATTTGTCGCAACGGTTTTGCCATATAGTTCATTATAAATATTTAAAAGACTCATATGCTGTTTTTAAGATAATAACTTAACCCATATTGACCATAACTAGTAACTAAAGATGTTGAATTTGAACTAAATTGGTAATAATCGACAAAATGACTACCTGTCAAAAATAAGTTATTGTTACCGTCATCATAAATATCTGACAAAACATCACCCGTTTGATTAGTAATGACTACTGTATTTGGTCTAATAGTATCCCCTGCCTGATTTACAGCTAGTGAATAAAGAGAAAATTCATTGGCTAAATTTAATTTTTTGTTTTGTAAAACTGTATCGTTTAATCCAAATCTATTGTAGGCATTATTGTAATTATTATAATACATTTTATCGATGGTATTATATATTTGTCCTTTATATGTACCATTTATGTTTACAGGATTTGTTTCATTTGACCATTCAACACTACTCGAAGGATAAAAAATAGAACTAGAATTTAAATATTTACCTATATAAAAGTCTGGTATATCGTTTTGTATAAAATTTGTATCTGCCAAATATGCATTCGTAATTTTTATTGGTTCACAACTTCCCGAAAAATTATTATTACATTGTAAAAATGGAACCGTTATTGGAAATGTAACATCATCACCGTCATTTCCAAAAATCAAGTCGAGAAAAATATTATCAATTACTTGTGGTTTAGCTACCACAAATCTGGTTGTTAATACATCTTGTGTTTTAAAAAATTTAATCATCCTAATATAAATAGGAAGATTTATTATTAATTAAAAGTCTATTCTTACTTTAATTAATAATTCGTTATCGAATGATTTTTGTGTAGGTTTACTTAACTTACCAATAGCTAGAAGTTCGTTATTTTCATTATATAATCCAACGGAAGTAATATATGTTCGAGGATTATTGATTAAGTCTTGATATATTATAGTTCCTTTTGTTTTACCATCAGTTCCATCCGATACAAATGTTGGATTATTACTATAATTAAATTCTTTATTCTTAACACGAACGAAGTAGTTGGTGGACGGTACAAATTCAGATTTACGAATTCCCATCGTACCTTTCGATCTTCTCAAAGCATTATAAAAATCTCGTGTCCAAAGACGCCAATAGGTTGACTTAAACGGATTTCCACTTTCATTTGTAAATAAATTACGATTTCGAATTTGATAAGTAGAAGTATTGCTTGATGTTGAAGTTATACCAATGAGAGTATCTAATTTTATTGCATTAAATATTACAATACCATTAGAAGGATAAAATAGTCCAATACCATTATATACAGGCGAACCATTTTTCAAATAAGGCGTTGGTACACCATTTATAATTGATCCTGAAATTAAATTATATACATTTTGTTGTTTATTAATAATTTGTGAATCATCAATAAAAGTGAACTTTTTTGGAGCAATAGATCCTGACAAACAAATTTGAATTTGACCCGGATCAATTTGATCCTTAAATTTATCCGCTGCAAAATTTAAAACAAAAATTGCTTCACTATCAATCGTAGTATTTATACTTCCCGTTGCAAAACTAAATAAGTCATCACCCGGTTGTAATAAAACATTTTTGTATTGTGAATAAATAACTTTAGTCTCATTAGCTAATACCGGCGTTTCAGAATCTACCACATCAAATTTTGAACTACCACTATTTACATAATCACCGTATGCTATATCAAAATATAAATCTGCTCCTGAATAAATATCTAAATAATACTGTCCGTTTTTAATATCATAAACACTCGATCCTGTTAATTGTATTCCTTGACCAAATTTACCGGATTGAGTTATAAATGTAGATTGACTAACAAATAAACTTCCCGTTCCAAACATACCGGAAGAAACTTGGTTTATTCTCCCAATGACGACATCATCTTGATTAAATTGGCTAAATATCATATATTAAAATTAGGTTGAAGGTACCGTTACTGTTACTGTTATTGCTGTATTTCCACCACTTTCATTTCCAATAATTGTAATATTAGTGGTTGTTGTTTTGGATAATCCTGCGTTTGGAATAAATCTAAATTTATTACCAATAACGGACTGTGAAGTTTGAGAAGCTAAATCTCCAGAAAATGATGGTACGGTCGCTGTACTTGAATTTAGACTATTTGTTTCGGTAACTATCAAAGTTCCAACATCTTTATTGGCCAATATAGCGGTATACCCCAATGTAACATTGTAAGTTGGATTGGTACTAGGACTTATTAAAATTTCACCTGTATAATCTCTATCTATCGTGATTACAGATTGTGCTACACTAATAGTTGGTACAGCTGTAACGCCGTCATTTAGAGTTACCAATTTATACTTCATTAATTGTGATTCGTCGGTAATTGGTTCCAATACGGGAGTATTACGAATAGCTATATCATAGTATGCACTTCCAAGCGGATGAGTTGGATTAAATTGAGTATAGTCGATTTCATCGTCAGCTAAAGCAAACGCGGTGATGTTAAGACCACCGGTTTTAGCTAAAATTTCACGTCCCTTTTTAGTTAATACAGCGTTGACTGTAAGAACATTGTTATCTAAATATGCCATATACAATAATTATGTTGGATTTTAGTTTTTTATCTAAAAAATATATTATAAATTTTTAATATAAGTATTTAAACTTGCACTCGTACACTGTGATGCTGTTAGAGGTAATGATTCAAATGTACCCGCAGCACTTCCTTCAGGAGTTAATACTTTTCCATATATTGGGAAGTTATTGCTATCAACATCTAAGCTTAAAAATCCGGGTACACTTATTATAGGTTCTGACCCATTAGGTATTCCTTGACGATTAACCGTAGTATTACTATCATTTTTACCCTTAATATAATCATAATAAGTGATTTTATAATCGGAAACTGGATTTAATATTTTAATTCCGTTTTGTATCGTATATTTCGACCCGGATAACGCTATGAATCTATATCTAGATCCAGCAAGTCTGGTTTTACTAAGATGTTTTCTTGAATATCCACTATTTCTTACACCATAATAAGGATTTAATAATTCTTTGCTTCCTGTAATTTGTAAATTGTACGCGTATACATTTTTACCGGAAGTACCACTTGTACCGGATGAATCATACGGATTTATTTTTAGACTATATCCGGATCCCGATCCAATTATTTCAACTCTATCAAATGAAGAAGAAAATGTACAAACATAACCATTAGATTTATCTCTGTTTACATTCAATTTACCACTTGTACCACTAGTACCCGAACTTCCTGCGGTACCCGCTGTACCCGTAGTACCATTTATGTTTTGATTGATTGGAATTCTATTGTTTACAAGTTGGTATGATTCTTTATCATTGACTAAATTAACATCTCGAACTAAAAATCCGTTATCTGACATTTTAACGAGCTTACCGTATTTACAATAAATAAAATCACGATCATCAACCGTGTCTTTAATCTGAAACTGGTGAAAATTATAAGTGTTGTGATCTGTTTTGTACTGATTATCAAGAGTTGAAACTGTTGTATTACTTGATGTAAAATTAGTATTTTTAATTGATAAATCTAAATTGGTTTTATTATCAAAATTTATTGAAAGTATAGATGTATTTGAAAAATTTACATCTTTATAACCAAATTTTTTTCTTTCTAATAAACTTGGTTGTAAAACCAAACCGGTCAATAAATTTACTCTAGCGGGTTTTAAATTTTTAACAAATTCAAAGATTGAAAAATCAATATAAAATTTATAAGTTGTAAAAAATTCTTGAGGATAGATATATTTCTGATTGAATTTTTTAAAATCTTTCTGTAAAAGAACCAATTCAGGATAATTTTGGGAGGTTAAATACTTAGGATCGCCTATAATATTCGTAATACCTTCTTTACCAACGAAATCTTTTATTTTTTCATTTAAATAGTCATATGGACTGATACTAAATTGTACCAACGATGAATCATCACCTATAATGTCAGTACTAAATGTAGAATAATCGTAAGGAACTAAATTAGAAGAAACAGTTTCTGATATTTTATTTATTTTATTATTTCCAGCAAAATTTGGTCCGAAATTATTTGTGTTTATAACTTGTTTTATTTTTAAAACATCAAATTGATATGGAAATTCGTCTACTTTCAAAGTTGCACAAATTGGAGAACTAAAATATTTATCGGTTTGTTTGAAATTAAATGCTTCAAATTTATTAAGTTGATATTTTAAATTTTGATTTAAAATTGAAGAACTGATTGAAGATGAATTATATAAATTTATTGGAGTATCGAAACTCCATAGATAAAATAAATTACTGTAAAGATCCGACTTATTTTCAATAGATATTGAATTTAAATTATAACTATGTTCATTAAAATCCGCATCGGAAATTGCGTCTTTAAATACCTTTAGTTTGTCTATATTACCAACAAAATTATTATTTGAAAGAGGGTAGTTTCCAATATAATAACTCCCCGAAGAAAAAAATCGATTAGTTTCGTAAGTAATGATTTTTGTACTCTTACTGTTAAAAATTAACTGTTCGCCGTCATATTGATTTATTTCTAAAGTATAAAGATGTGGAACATATTTTCTTGAACTTTCAATGAAAAATGATTGTGTTAATTTGTTTAAAATTGGAGGTATTGCTACAAAATCACCATCATCTTCAACAACAAAATTATTAAAAGTAGGTTCGTTTTCTAAAACGATAGATGGATATTGATTCTTTTGTAAACTAGAACTAAAGCTAACAGCGTCGAAAGTAAATCCTGGTAAAACTTCTCGTTTTAAAAGTAATGTGTAAAAATTATTATTAAAAAATGGCAATTCTAAACTTCTGATACTTGAAGTTTTTTCGTTTTCTACCGGATTAATTTCAAAAATAACAGTTCCAGATTCTTTTTGTTTATCTTTCTTAATATAAATTGACCAATCGTTGAAAATACGATCTTTTTTAATTAAAGGTATTTTTTCGCCATATTCATAATTGATTGAATTTAATCTAAATGATAATTCAACCGAAGAAACGCCTTGAAAAACGGATGTATATTCGATACTTTGAGTTAAATTGTTGTTAATCAGATTAACTGACTGGAACTCTGATTTCACAAAGTAAGAATCACTACCAGTATGATTAAATTTTAAATAATTATCACGGTCAAATTTAGTAAAATATAATAAAGTGTCATATTCATAAAAAGATGTTTTGTTAGATAATATATCCGGACTTCCATATTCCTTAATCTGAATTAATTCTTTAGGTATACCGAAAATTGTTCTGATTAAATCAAATGATGTACCTGTTCCTTTTGACTTATATATTGCACTTATATTGTTAGTTAATCTATTCAATATTGATTTTGCATAATCAAAATATGATGACGAAAGAGAACCTGTAGTTTCGGTATTAGTAAAATATAATTGATTTAAATCACTTTGTTCAAACTTAGCAATATTTGCATTCCAATTTAATGAATTTAACAATTCTTCAATATAGTTTTTAGGATAATTATTTCTATCATCGTTAACGATTGGATAATTTTTAGGAAATTTTTTAATAAAAACAAGTATATTATCAAAAAAATGACCGATCATTGCTGTAAATTTTAAATAATCGGCGGATTCTGTATCGGTCCTAATATATTCCGGTAACTGATATGTTAGACTGTTATAATTGTTTTTATCAAAAGAAATGCCATTTTCGATTTTTTCATTAATACTCGATGTATTAAAAAACAAATAAGATTCGTAATCGTCAAAGGTATTTAGTAATGAAATTTGTTCTTGTGTCTTTAATTTTACATCTCTTGAATAAGACGCTGAAATTGAATAAACGGAATTCTTCGCTGTAGTTATCAATAAATTTTTTTCATTTTCTAAATTAGCGTAGTATAAAATTTTATTTTTAGCTATTTTACTTCTTAACTCGGCTGAAGAATAATTTATAAAATCATTAAAATCATCAAAATTTATAAACAAATCGTTTATTCTTTGTTTTAATTTTACTTTAGCATAATCTAATGTATCTATGTTGTTATCTTCAAATTTTTGGTTTGTCGGACTTACAGTAGGAACTTCAACATTAAAGTTAACACCGTTTAAATATACCTTCCTCGACAATTGTTGCGTAAACAAATTAACTTTAAAATAAATTGGAGCAATGCTAATATTTGATATCCAACACAAAGTTTTAACATCGAATTCAGTTGGTAATGGTTCATCTAGTTTAATTTGTATATTAACTGAATTATCAATTTCGTTAAAATAACTCGTATGATTTAAAATTTTAATTAATCTTCCATTATTAAAATTTAAAGAATTTTTATAATAATCATAAAAATTGTTATAATAATTATCTAATAATTCTGAAACTTTTGGTAATAACCAATCGTTGTAAATAACTTTTTGGAAAAAATCTAAAACGATATTTAGCGAAATTGGATTTAAAGATGTTCTTTCTAATATTCGATCTTGACTGACTTTTAAAACAATTATTCTTAATGATTCTAATATTTCTTCTTTGATGAATTCGACATCATTATAACGATAAGAAAAATTTTTAATTTGTTCAGCAATGCCGACAAAAGTTTTTGTTTCTAATACTTCAGTTGTTATGTTTGTTTTGATTATTTTATTAAACCCGTAATAAGTAGAAGATATGTACTCTTGTAAATCTGCTTTATTTTTGAAACCTAATAACTGTGAAATTTCATATAAATTATATTGATTTTCATTTGCAGCAAAATCTTGTTCAATTGGATTATTATCTACTATTGTAACAAAGTTGTCTTCGATTTGTAAAAAGATATATTTTTTATCTGCAAATGCTCTAATTTTTACACTGTCTAATCTAGATTGTTCATTTTTAACAGTATCAAATGCAAATGATAATCGTAATTCGGTTCTACTTGGAGAAACTTCTTTAATTACTAAATTATTAGTTTGATTACCAGCAATGTTTCTGATTGGATTATACAATACATAATATAAACCAGGACTGACTTGATTGTAATTCAAATCAAACTGTGAGTGCAATAATATTTCATTAGAATATCTTACGATATTAGTACTTGGATTTGCATATGAATACGATTGCAAATTGTTATTAATATCTCTAAAACTGCCCTGTACAACTGAATAAGTAACTTTAGGAATAATTCTATTGAAACCTAAAATATTTTGATTAGTATCATATAAACTTAATTCAACAATATCATCGTCTCCGTCTCCGAAAAACCCCTTTTCAGGTACTAAAGTTTGTTCGTATAATTTCTGCAAATCCGTATCGAAATATGAAGCAGATACTAAACCGAAGTTAAGTTGTTCTGGATTTATTGTTAAATAATCGTACGGCATATTATGCTAATGGTAAAAATGGAAAATCGTCTGAAAAATCCGAAGGAACATTTCCTTGTCCCAATTTAATTCTTAAATTAATAAGTTCATTCTTCATCGCAGCAATTACTTGTTTATCATCATTTTGTTCGTATTTTTCTACTAAAGAATTGACAGTTTCATTTAATATTCGATTTTCAACTAACAATGTGTTATATTGAGTTAATACTTCGTTTAAATTTCTTTTTTCTTCACGAACAGGTGAATTTAATTCGGTAAATTCTACGGCGTTTACATCGATTATTTTATCGATGTTATATTCAAAATTTTTAAGTGGAATTTTAACATAATTAAATTTACCTTCATAAGACTGTGATACATTATAAACTAATTGTGCATTCCCAAAATTATCAAAGTTGTTTGTAAATGTACCTAAATCTTTAAACCTCTGTACATCGGATAAAGAAACATTATATATTAATGGTATATTTGCCATGTTATCTTGTTATTTTAAATACTTTTTGTGTATCTATAATATCTACAGTATTATCACTGTAAACAATTTTTATAAATATTGTCAAATATCTTTCTTGTGGTAATCCAGTAGTTTGCAATGCGAAATAATTTCCTAAATTTGGATCACAACTCAATTTGGTGTAATCGTTAAAATCAATTAACACTTCTTCCGATTCAGCGTCTTTAATCATATAATATGATTTAGATGGTAAATATTTCGGCGTAATATTATTCGGTTGTTGATATGCTTTATTAAATTGTTTTAATGGATATTTATCTCTTGCAAATACAAATATTCTTGGTATACTTCCAGCCTTATATTCATCTTTTAAGTATTGAATATTAATTAAATTTTGAACGGATCCTGTTAATGGAGCTAAACTACCGGTATTAAATACACTATCATCCCACGCAACATCAATATATGGACTATAGATGGTATTTGTTTCTTTGCTAAAAAACTGTAATAATCCATTAGTATTTTGAAGTGGAGGCGTACTTATTTCAAATGAACTTAATAATATCAATCCTTGATTTGGAACACAACCACATAACCAACTTCTAACTATTGAAGTTATATCCATCTTTACATCACTTTGTTGTCCATAACCAAACGATTGACTACAAATTAAACTCGAATTAGCTAAACCACTAAAAAATGAAGAACTACAAATCCATTTTGGTTTATTAGTATATGACGCCGGTACTTTATAATACCAAGTTCCACCTTCTTTTTGAAAACTTGCTGACGAATAGGATGCTGTTAAAAGATAATCAACTTGTTGATAACTAGCTGTTGAATTATACTTGTACCAATAATTGTTATCTAAATAATTTGTATAATTCCAGCTGGAACCATAATCGGATCCATCGTCGGCATATCTACCATTGCCATTATTCCAACTTTGACTGATAGGATATGCATATAATTTATAGTTTAATGGTAAATTTCTAGCGCCACATGCTTTTAAATTTAAAATAAATTTAATATTTGAACTACTAATTTCGTTTTTTGAAATTGATTCACTCAAAGAATTCAAATCAAATTTGATTAACGTTCTACTGAATTCCGGTCTGATTAAATAATCAGCAGTTGTAGGTCTGGTAAATGAACCTGTATAAATTCCTTTAAAATATCCAACAAAATTAACTACATCTACATAATAAGAATTACTTGATGTAACCGTGTTTATAATACCACCCCAACCACTTGAACTTATAAAGCTACCACTGTAGGACGATGTATAACATTGTGAACTTACAACACTGCCAGAAAATGATCCTGATGCATAATCGGCAGATCCTGATAAATAAAGAGCAATTTTTGTATTTGTTGGTTTATTTTTTAATCTTCCAGTAAAATTGGCTATAAATGAAGTACCTGGTACAACCGAAGAAGTTAATCCAAATGATCTCCATTTACTTCCTGAATAAATAAAAATGGACGAAGTTGAGTACGCCAACCAACCTTCATTTCCATAAGAAGATGTATTGGCTGGAACAGGATGCCAATAATTATTTAAAAAAGTAGTTTTACTTCCTAAATTTGAAGCGTAAATTTCCAAAACTTCATCTAAACCAAAATTTTTATCGATAAATTTTGAAGAATTATTTATGTAAGTATCTTGTGATGGATAAATAAATGTATGCATATTAAACTACAAGGCCTTTTATATCACTCGTTGGAAATTTGACTTCAAATACAGCTGGATCTTTTGAAGGATAAATAATATTATTTTGGGTTGCGATACTCAAATTATATGCTATTGGTGAATAATCCCCGTCGTCTACAGTTAAATTTTTAACTTTAATTTCAATAACGGATTGTACACCTTCATTTTTCATAACTTCAAATGTTAATTGACTTAAATTAATTGGTTGATTAAAAGATAAATTATCAATGTTTAAAAAGTTTTGAATAGTTTGAATACATGCGTTTAAAACATCTCTTTTATTAAATCCTTGAAAAACTGTTATTTTAAAATCAATGCCGATGTTTATTATATAACCATCTAAAATATTAATTTTATCAGTTATAATTTTAAAATTATTTAAATAATTGATCAAATTTTGTAGTGTAGCTGGATTAATCTTAGTTAGTTTTTTATTGTTGTCGTATCCCAACACATACAAATTATTAGTAAATGGATTGTTTGATTGTAAAAATTTTTGTCGATCTAAGGGATTTAAGGGTGATAAATCGAGAGTTTCGTTATTACTATTATTTACCAATCCTCTGATTAAACCGTTATATTGAATTTGACGAGTTGCATTACTTTCTACATAAGCTTTTGCAATACTACCTAAATAATTTGGAAGAGAATATACGCGGAGTAAATAATCTTCCTCGGTCAACATTCGATTTTGTGCAGAAAAATTTAATATTGAATTTTGTCTTATTTGTTCATTTGTATCTGCGTCTCCACCACCCGTTGATGAATTTGGATTGGAAACTCTTAATGAATTTTTTAAATTATTTAATAATATAATTTCACTATCTGTTAACGATGTAGAATCATTTAAATAACTAGTAAAAGCGATTTTAGTAATTTCTTCGGAATTGACATTTGATTGAACACCACCGCCCACTACATAGGTTATCGTTAATGTTGTATTGGATGGACTTACACCGTATGAGTTGCTTTTTAAAACATTAGTTCCATCTAAACTTATATTTAAATTATTTAAATTGGATAGAGCTACACCAACATTTGATGGATTCGGTATTACAATTGTATTTTGAAAATTTTCTGTATTCGCTCCAAATTGTAAATAAGTAAAATTATTCTGGTCAATTGTTGTAATAAATCTATTTTCCGTACGCAAATATTTTAAAATTTTAGGAGTATCACCTCTGTACTTAGAAAGCGTTTGATTTGTTAATGGAACATTATCAATAACTATTGGTATTGTATCTTGTGCTAAATACTGTGCTTCGTAGTAATTATTATTATTTGAGTCAACTACACTTATTATTTTAACAATATTAGTTTCATCCAATTTTAATTTCAAGAACGATTGTGGATCGCCAACTGAAATTTGTTTTACTACAACTCGTCCGGAGTAAGCCTTTACTGTTTTTTTCAACAAGTAAAAAAGTGGAGCTCCGGTATTGTCTCTACTATAAACACTTATTTCACGTGGGGAAAACGATGTGTCTTGGCTAAAATCAACACCGTCTTCAATCAGAAAGTATATACCACTTACACTGGATAATTGAGTATATGGTGCCAATATCAAACAGTATCTGTCATCTGGAACATATTCACCGTCTACAGATGAAGTTCTAGTAGATGGTATCAATTGATATAAATCTACATCTACGCTTGAAACGGAAGATACTTTGGGTTTATAACCCAAAGTTTGTGCTAAATTTATTAAATTCTTTCTTTCACTCGCAAATTGTATGAAACTTTCTTTGAACTGATAATCGGTATAATAAGAAAGTACATCGCCTACGAATGAAGCTTGTTCAATGAATATCTGTCCAGGAGAACTTTCACTGAAATCTTTATAACTTTGTGGATAGTATTGTTTTGTGAAATCAATTAGTTGTTGCTTTAACGATGTAAAATCACGATTTAAATACAAAACATCTTTTGTATTTGCTTTAAAAGTTTTATTAACTAATTGATTCATTATAAGTTATTATTTGTGATTGTTACTTCAGTTTTACTTAATAGATCTCTATAAGTGAACTCTACACTTATAAATATTTTGGTTTGATCATTATTATTGATTTGATTATCTGTTAATTTTACCTTTACATCCGTAACAATTACACCGTTCATGAATTTATCTAAATCGTTTTGAATTAAATTTATCAAAATATCTTTAGATTCGTCTAATTCATTCTGTTCAAATAAAAATTTATATAAAGATGACCCGAAACTATTATTAAACCTTCTTTCACCCGGCTTAGTCAACAATAAGTTACGAATATTACTTGATACTTGTGAAATTGTATCTGTATTCGTTTCAAAATAACCATCATTACCTAATCTGAATGGTATTTTAAGACCTATTGCTTTCTTAGCCATTTTTAACCTTTATTTCTCTTCTTATCTACAGCTTTCATTAAAGATCTATAATCTTTATTCATAGCTTGATATACGGTTTTAACTTCTTTTGGAGCGTTTTCCGGTGCCTTAATCTCATTTATTTGTTCTCGTCCAACTGTACCGCCAAATCCATCTCCTATTAGACCAACCATTTCACCTTCTCTCGGTATACCGCCTTGAGTTTCATTTAATATTTCGTTCAAAACCGGATTGGAGGTGTATTTCACAGTTTTTTTAGGTACCGGTTGTTTAATAGGTTCGGGTTCGGCCTCTAAAAGTGAAGATAAACTCATGGATTCGTCTTTTTTAGATTCTACAACATTGGAATTGTTACCTAATAATATCTCGGTTAATTGATATTTTAATTCTTCTCTAAGAATTGAACGAATTTCTTGTTGTACAGTCTTTTTGATGTATTCTTTTAAAGCTTCAATTTTCATATTATATATAATTATTAAAAAGTAGGCGTTTTAGGTAAATTTAATAATGTTTCAGCACCTTTAGTACTATTCGGACGAGGTATTTTAACAGTTTTAATACGAGGTGTATTGGGTGGTTTTGGTATTTTAGGTTTAGGCATTGTTGATTTTATACCGTTTAATTTGGCAGCTGCTGCTCCTAGTGTTGCACCACCAACTCCGGCACCTACAATAGTAGCAGTGTTTCCACCGGCAATTGACGCAATACCAGCACCTAAACCAGCTCCTGCTAAAGCACCGCCTGTGACTCCACCTATTGCCAATCCGGTACCGGCGACAGCACCACCTATTCCGCCTGCTAATGCACCTGTACCTCCACCGGTCAAAGATCCTATTCCAGCACCTAAAGCACCACCAGCCACTGCTCCCGTTAAACCTTTTGCGAGTGTAGAGGTTGAACCTATCACACCCGTTTTGGGATCTACATATTTTGTATTACCGGCTATAGATGATGGTTGAAATTTATCGGGAGTCCAATCATTCCCTAATCCGTCAACTTTTATAGCAGGACCAACTTGCGGAGTTAAATTATTTATAGCACCTTGTGCTTGACCTGTAACTGATGAAACTGCACCTTGTGCTTGATTTGTTAAAGATGTAGCTTGTGTTTGAGCTTGTCCTACTGCATCTGTAGCAGATGTTGCTGTAAGACTTTTTACTTCTTGAGATGGCAATTTAATATTTGGATTATCAACAGTAGGAGCTTTATTAGTTACTCCGGATATGGTTTGCGTAGGTGGTCCTGGCAATGCTGGATCCGGATCTGGTAAAAAACAACTCGGCACATCTTCTTTTTTCCAAATACCACTTTGAACATTTTTTTTCACCTCATCTATATGTTCATTTATGAAATCTTTTCCAAACTGTTCACCTTCTGTAAGAAGAGATTCCCAGTTTGATTTATTAACATTGTTTGGATAAAATGTTTGAATTTTAAAATACAAGGTGAAAAACTGATCACTTAAAGTTTCTAAAACTTTTTCTCCACTTCCATATTTTAATTTTCCGATTTGATATAAACAATCCAATTTATCTCGCACAGTTCTTTTAAAGATATCAGTTTCTTCTATATCTATGTAAAAATTTGAATATGTACCACCTGTAGAATCAATATAATTATCTTGTATATATAAATTATTAAAAGTTATAACCCGTGAAACCGTTCCTATTTTTCTAATTATGTCTTTTGAATCGCCATAAACGAGTTTAAAAGAATTATCATTTATTTTTGTTGCTATGCCTTTTGCTACAGATTCGTTTACTGAATTCTTTAAACTAGTTGAATAATCATTCCACGAAGATAAATTGGGTTTGTCAGAAAATGTAATTTTTTTAACTTTAGTAAAATATTGCCATAATCGTTGAGATGATTGGTATTTATATTTTTTATATAAAATAAAATAAGTATATACAAACTTGTCAGAAAGAATTTCGGTCGTTTTACCTGTGTCAGGCTGTAAATTTCCAAATATGTCTACTAATTGTAATGCCATATATTAATCCTCAAATTCAAATTCAATTTGTACAGGCCCTTCACGACGATTTCTACCCTTGAAATCGCCGACAACACCTGCGCCGGTAACCGTATTGATTTCAACTGGATCTTTACAATCACCTTCACTTCCAATAGGTTTAATACCGTTACTACCTGGCGCGTAACCACCGCCCGTTAAATAAACTCGTCTGCTAAGTGTTTTATGAAGATTGTCTCTTAACAATTTTAATGTGATTTGTTGTACAGGTATTTGTGTTTGATCTGGTACGGCATCTATTGTATTAGCTGGTCCTTCGCCACCTGCGTCTGGATGGCTATGTGGATATGGATGTACATGGTGATACCAATGTACATGATCTAATAACCAATTACATAAATCGTATAACCAATCAACCGTGGTTTGACCTAATAAAGCTGGTTCGTTAGTTTCACCATACTGACCTAAAAATATTTGTGGCGAATTTAAACAAGTTAGATTGTTAGTGGTTAATACGATTTGATCATTCGCGTCCACAGTATATTCACTATCAGTCGTAACAGCATATCTTTTTTTACTGAAATGCATGGTTTCAGCGAGTCTGCTTTGCATTATTATTCTGTCTGTATTAACTACAATCTGGTCTCCGTTAAGCGTTGGAAAAGTAAAAATAGTAGAACCTTTCGGATTGAATTTTGTTTGTTCCTCCGTCGGTTCGCTTGTTTTATTAATACCGAATATAGATTTATAAACCGAAGTAACCCATTTACTGGTTGTATTTCCACTTGTTATTGCTATAGTTGATCCGTCATTATTAATATCTTCTTCTATTTGTCCACCATAATTTTTTTCTTTATCCGTTATTTTGGGTATTTTAGGTAACTTTCTGTGTATTCCAGGCGTTACATTATCCTTTGCTATATTTCTTTGACGATTACGAATTATAATCATCGGATTACCATAACCACCGCCTTTTGAATCGGTCAAATTAGCATTCAGTGCATACGATAAATACCAATTATTTTTGTCGTTACCTCTGTTATCATCGTAAGCACCCATTTTTATAGATTGACCAAATCTACTTTCAATTATAGTATCACCTTCGTATCTTACGATATTGCGTATATTATTATTTAATATAAAATAATCTCCGGCGAAACCTACATTATTATATTTTGAATATATGGGAGCAGATGTATAAGTTTGTCTTGTACTATCGTAATAAAACGGTACCGCCGATTTACCATCTTCACTATGTACAGTTTCTACACTATAATCAATGTTGTTTGGAAAATTAAATCTATTAAATGGTTTTGAATAATAGTAAGTATCTCCTATTTTTTGCACCACCACCAATTCATTAACTAATGGATATTGTGATATAGTTTGATCCAATGGTATTGCCCATGGCAATTTTTCTTTTGGAGTCTTTTTTTCTTGAGATAAAATACGAACTTTTGCTCTTCCAACATAAGAATAATCTACATCCTTAACATTTGCAGGAACTCCATTATAATTCAATGGTAAATGTTGTGGGTTTACAAGGGGTTTTGATTGATCTTGTAATTTGATATGATTTTCGGTTGATATAACATCAACCACTACTGCTAAATTTAAAGGTATTAAATGAGTTTGACCAAGATTACTATCCTTTAAATTAGCATTTTTAACTGTTTTTGATATATCGGTTGAAACCATAGATTATTGACCTTTACTAATAGTTATTACTTCATCCATAAGTTGTTTTCTATCTTCCTCACTTAGAATCATACTATTGCCTTCACCGGTTTCTTGTCCTTTAGCTACTAATCTTTGTACCACAGCTGCTAATTTAATCAACTGTTCATCATTTTTAACACCCACATCGTAATAATCTTTAATAAGCGGAACAATAATAACGGCGTCATTGACTGTTTTAATTAATGTTCTTAATTCCGATATTAAAACATCAATTTGATCCTTCTTATTTTCAGAATTTTTAACTATGTCTTTACAAAGACTTGAAAAGTTTTTACCTTTATAAATTTCAAAATTTAAATCCATATATCAATAAATAGAAAAACCACTCAAATTGAGTGGTTTATTGTTAAACTATTCCGTTTTTAATATAATTTTGAACTATAACATTTTGATAACTTTTCATCTTGTTTATAACCTTAGTTATCTGTTGAGTTTTACAGTTACTTAGTTCTCTGATGTACAAATATAATGTCTTTTTATTAAAATTTTCAATTCTATCACAATTTCTAAATAATTCAATTACTGCATATGCTATATTTAAATCTTTAACTTTTGTAAATACTTTCGTGACATTCTTTTCCCAGTAATTAACCACTAGTTTCATAAATTCATTGGTTTGTACTTCTTTATGATGTGCATCTTCGGTTTGTAAACAAACAGAGTCTTCACTGGGAGTATCACTAATATCTACATGTTGATTAAATCGTTTGTAATTATTATTGTTATGAAAAATAAGATAGTTCTTAGCAACTATACTAAAATAACTGAATGCTTTACCTTTACCAGCTTGAAATTTATGTATATTTGATACCAAATGACTTACAGTTTCCTTTTGAATTTCCAGTGGACTATTATCAAAATATGTAAATTTAAATGTATTGAAGATATTTTCTACTAATTTTTCAAAACTGTGCTTTATTTTAGACTCATAAATTTCATTGCGTTTATCCATATCTTCTTGAGCATTGTACTCAACGATTGCTTCTTCCGTTTTTTTGCTAAAATATATTTTTTCCTTTTTATTTCTACCACGCCTTTTTTTCTTAGTTGAGTCGCCATCCAGTATATCATCAAACGAATTTTTGGAATTAGATGTTTGTTCTTCCAATGAATATTCTATATTACGAGGAACTTCTACACTATGTATAGGATTTTTTTTAACTGTAACTTCTAATATAACCTTTTTCTTTTGTTTCTTCTTAACATCAACGGATTTAACAGTCTTTAATGATTTTTTAGGATTTACTTTCTTCTTAATTATCTTGGTTATAATTTTAACTTTCTTTTGTGGTTTCTTTTTTGTTTTTTTCATCAAAATTTGTTGTGTTATCATTTGGTTGAATTCGTTCATTTGTAATTTTTATGATGTTTAATAAATCAGAAAATAAAACACCAACATCATCATCTTTTTCAAATATACGCTTTTCATCTATTAATTTCAACTTATTATAAGTTTGATTAATTAATTTTTGAAATTCGACTATCCAATCTTCTAATAAATCGGTTTGTTGAAATGATTTCTTAAGAGAAATCAGTAAAAATAGATTTACAATTAAAGAAACAAATAGTAAAATTAAAACAATTGAAATCATTTTATTATATATCATCTACATTTTCTTCATCATCATCTAAATATTCAGAGATGTAATCTATTGCTTCTTGAATCATGTCCCAATCGGAGTTATTGTATCCTTTTTTGAGAATTTTATACAAATTATTTATTTCTTGACTATCCATATTATATCTAAATATATTAGTTTTAAAAATAAATAACTTTTTTTATTTAAAAACTAAACATTCCTCTTACACTGGGAACTCTTTTACGAGGTGCTTCTACGATCTTTTCAACTATTTTTTCAACGGGTTTTTCAACTTCTATTATCTTTTCTTTTTCAACAATCTTCTCTACAGGTTTTTCTACTACAACTTCTTTAATCACTTCTTTTGGTTGTTCTTTTTTATTTTCTTCGTACAGTTCATAATCTTTATCACTTTGTAAATCTACTCTTTTTAATGATGTATTATATGCTAAAAGTAATACAATTGCTAATGGATCGAATACTCCTATAAGTACAATAATAAACCATTTTACTACTGTTTGTATAGTAGTATTAAACTCTTGTGCTACAAATTTAAATGTGGTTATATCCTTTTTAGAACTATTGTCCGTTTTTAATTTAAATATTTCTTCATCTATTTTACCAACTTTTTCGCTGGAAACTTTTAATTTATCATTCTCAGTTTCCATTTGTTTATTTAAACCTTCAATTTGTTCATTTATTTGATTTTGAAGATTTTGTAATTGTATTGGATTTCTAGCTATTAAAGCATTCGTCATGCTTTCAGATAATCTACCTTCTTGACTACCTCTTAACTTGAATAAATTATCTATAGCTTGTTTTGTAGCTTCAATTTTCTTATTTTCTTGATTCTTTTGTTCTTCTAAAGTGGTAATTTTTGTAGTAGCTAATTCAGCTTCTAGTGAAGATTTTTGAAATGCTGCTGTCAAAAATCCAAATATACCGAGGGATGTTATACAAATTAATACCAATACAGCTATAGTCATATAGGTTTTAAGTAGAATGTTAGCTTTATGCCAATTTCTAAACAACCAGCTGGTTGATACTAATTTTCCAAGTTCTAAAGATCCTGCCATGATCATAGCAGCAATAGTAGCGCCTGAAAACAATAGTCCGATACCATAAACACTGAAATAAGCTGCACATCCTGCTATTAACATGGAAGTTACTATTACGAGATGTTCTAATTTAATCATATCTATAAATATATAAATATTAAAAAACCCGTCACGAATATGACGGGTTAACATAACACTTTATTCCTACAAAATTACTTAATAGTAACTTTCTTTGATGGTGGCACTGTTGGTTTTACCTTTTTAAGAGTAACTGTTAACAGACCATTCTCAAATTTAGCACTTGGTTCATTTTTATCAATAACTTCACCAAGTATAAAGCTTCTCTTAAAGCTACTGTGTTTAAGTTCTCTACGAATGTATTTACCATCGTTGTTCTTATCATCAAGTTTCTTTACCTTTTGTCCGCTAATAGTAAGTACATCATCTTGTACTTCTACATCTACCTCATCCTTGGACAAACCGGGAATTTCTGCTTGAATTTCAACACGGTCGTTATAGTCAACAACATCTACACGGGGATAACTTTGCTTTTCAAAAAAGCCTACACCAAATTCTTTGGTTAGTTCTGGAAAAGCTGTGTTAAAGACTTCATCAAAAACACGATCAAACGGAGTTAAGAATTGTTCGCGTGCTGCGAATGCATTTGGATTATATCTAACAATACTCATATATTTACCTTTCTTTTAATAGTTAAGTTATTAACCTATTAACCTTGTAGCCCCACTCGGGCACTACAGTAGATGACATAACTTACATCATCTGAAAATATATATTACTCAAAAAACAAAAAATGTCAAATTAAAATGGATTTGAAGTACCACCTAATTGTGTTAAATTAATATAGGAACCCAAAGAATTATCATTTTTTCTCAGAAAGTAAATATAGAATGATGATAAACCGTATATAGAGTTCGAAACGGTGACATTATAAGTACCACTGAATTGATTATCATTGCATAAATTAGCTTGTATTGGTGATGTTGTAATTTGAGTCCATGTTAATGTCAAAACAACGCCATTTACAGTTATGGATGACGGTAATATACATCCGGTTAAAGGAAGTGCATCAACAATTGATGTACTATATAATTTATCGGAATATATGCCGTATGAATTTGATATAATAGTATTAAGCTTTGTCTTGGATGTTTGCCATGTATCCGTGTTTGTGGCTGTATAATAAACATTTCCTACATTACTTGCTTGTGAAATTATAAATGGAGATGGTACGCCTATTAAACATGAATTTTTATCGAAGATTGCACGTATTTCGGAAGTCTGGCTATTTGGTGTATAACCTACAGTTGAGGGTAAAGAAAAATTAACATTGGTTTTAAGTATAAATTTTGACGGTTGATATTGACTAACATTTTCACTTCCGAATCTTATACTTAATTTTTTTGATGATTTCGCGGGAATTGTAAAAGAATATGAAGGTAGTATTGTAATCGGTCCTAATAAACCTGGTGGAGATTCGTCAATCGGATCTTTCCAATCATTTTCTATCTCGACAGTCATGATATCATCATTATCATTTGTAATAGTAAAACTTCCACTATGTCTAATTTGTGAATAGGATGTGGGATTACATACTGGTTGAGCTTTTCCAGTTCCACAATCTAAATTTCCACAAACCGGTCCATTAATATAAATTGATGTAGGAAAATAACCAATTTTAGACGGTGAATTTGCGCAATTAGTACCGGTTACAGTTTGATTGGCAATAACATACAAATTTATTGTCCCAGAGGTTTTAGTATCTTCAAAAGAATAGTAATAGTCTATTACACTTCCAGCAACACTATGTGCATAAACCGATCCATTAAAAATATAATTTTTATTGACATCTTGATAAATAAGTCCGTCAAAATATAAATTTCTATTTTTTTCGTTTGAATCTTTATATGTTAAAACCAATGTTAATACATTATTAGAAATTTTATAAATTTTTGGATTTTTAATAATATTTTCTAAATTTTTTATTATAGTGATAAGATCTAATTTTTGATTTAAATTTAAATTCGTATCATCATTTATCTCTTTTAGAAGTATCGACGCAGCTGCAGAGAATGAAACACTGTTGGATTTATAATAATAAGAATTATTTGTTACAACTGTATCGGTACACGTTCCAACAAACATACTTGATGTAAACGCATTGGAAAGACAATCTTTTACAACTATTTTATATGAATTTGCATTTACTAAATCATAAAATTTGTATAAATTGTTCCCAGATTTCGTAAAAGAATAAACTTTTGTCCAACCACTGTCTACGATCGGCGTTGTAGTACCTGTTTTTGTATACAAAGTATATTTGTATATTTGGTCTTGATTATTTTGAGTTAAGAAATTATTTGTTCTAATTACACTCGGAGAAAAAGCAGTTGCAATTACGGATCCATCGCTTCCATCTATTTTAATTGATGCACTTAAATATGTTGCATTGTAAAATGAACTAAATCGTATTGGTGAATTTATCTTATAGTTTGTTAAAGAAGTTCCTACTGCGTTATTTTCATTTGTAGTTTGTGTATTTGTATAAGTGTCACCTGTTCTTTTTAAAATATCTGTTAACGAGGATGATAACGAAAAATTATCAGATGATAAAGATTTAAAATTTTCAATTAAGGAATTTATCGAAGAGCCGGAACTAAAATTTAAAGTCTCACTTTTAAAACAAATTGGCCCCAATTTATTAATTGCGTTAATCGGCATATCATTTTATTTTTGATTTTAAATCATCTAATTCGGCTTTTAAATCCTGTACAGATTTAATAAGAAGTGCAATCAACGAATTGTATTTTATAGTCTTGAATCCGGACATGTTTTCCTTAACAAACTCTGGATATATTTTCTCAACTTCTTGTGCGATTAAACCAAAATCGGATTGATTATTAGTAGACCACACAAATGAAACTGGATTTAGTGAAGAAACTTTGTCTATTGAATTTTCGATAGGCTTTATATTATACTTTAATCTTTCGTCTGAAGTTGCAAATGTAGAAAATGCTACTATGTCTCCTTTAACATCTAATTGGCCACTACCACTTACTTTTAACAATTTAGTATAAGAACTTCCTGAAGTTATAAGAAATACATTTTCAAGAGGACGATATGTTTGAATAGTGCCGGCACCATCAACATAATTAGATGGCCATCCTTTAGAACCACTTAGATGTACATGTAACTGTGCTTGAACACCGTAAGAGGCTCCAAAATGTCCAACGCTAACCAATCTTTGTCGAACTCCAAATGAAGTCCATCCACTAAATCCTGTTTTTTCTGCAGTATCAGGTCTCCAAAGTGCATCTTTTCCAAAAGCTAGAGACTCTCCTTGATTAATTGATCCAGAATAGTAAATTGCAAAATTAGCGCCTGTTCTTATATAATTTGTAGAATATTGTAATCCAATATCATATGTGTATTGGTTTGATGTGGAAGCTGAAAATTGTATTAAATGAGTTCCTACATAGTTATTTGTCCATAATGGTCTATAAAGAACATTTCTACCTGTAGAACCTGGCCATCCTGCCGCGCCACCAGAATCGGGAACTGATGTAACACTATTTCTTCTAAAATAATCATTTCCAGCTAATATATCAGGAGTACTCCAATATGTAGAATAATTGGCTGTACCGGTACCTGTTGGATTTCCTACAGATAAATTGGTAATAAGAGAAACATCTGCGTTTTTAGCCCAACTTGAAGTACCATAAAATGCAGCTTTTTGTGAAGAATTAAATTTATTTGATGCACTTATATAACCTCTAAAACTACCAGTTAAACTTCCTGTTAAGTTCGAATTTTTACTTAAAATTTTACCAAAATAACTCCCACTGAAACTACCTGTTAATTTCGCGTTTTTACTAATTAATGCACCAAATGTACTTCCACTAAAACTACCAGTTGATTTTCCGATAAAACTGCCCGTTAAACTGCCTTTAAAACTGCCTGTTAATTTTGCATTTTTGCTAATTAATGTACCGAATGTACTTCCACTGAAACTGCCTGTTAATTTTGCAGTTTTACTAATTAATGTACCGAATGTACTTCCACTGAAACTGCCTGTTAATTTTGCAGTTTTACTAAGTAAAAACCCTTGCATACTTCCACTAAAACTACCGCTCGATTTTCCTCGAAAACTGCCTGAAAAACTACCTGTGAATTTACCAATTAATTTTGCCGATCCACTGAACGAACCAGTGAACGAACTTGTGATATTTGATAGATATTTTGCAATATCACCAAATGTACTTCTTCTAGAATAAAGATCGTTTGACGATCCTGACTCGATTGTCAAAATAAAATCTTTTGTTGTTAGTGTAGAATATCTTACTAAATCACTAACTTTAATTTGATTTACATTTATTACATTACATGTACTTGACATAAGATTTATTTCCAGACATAGATTTTAATCTGCCAATTTAGTTTATTTAAAGAAAATTCCGAAAAAGGCGTAGATTTTGGATAAACTTTTACTGAGGAAAATGATGACATTGAAACTTTAATGTCAGTCGTGCTCACAGATACTGTTGCAAAAGGTTTACTATCATTATTAAAACAACTATTTATATCTATTTCATTTGAAGATGAATAAGTACCATCGTTTGCATTACAATAAAGCACGGCACGAAACATACTTGGTACTGAGCTAAAATTATGTGTATAACTAAATACCCCACCACTTGTATAACTATTTAAATTATTAGTATCTGTACTTGAGAGAAAAGATGTAGATGGAAATCCAGACAATCCATTATCTAAAATATAACTTCTTACACTACTCAAGCTTGAATTTCTTGAATATTTCGTACCACTAGTATTTTCAACTATCATTAAAATATCAGCATCTTTTAATGAAGTATAATTAGCTAATTGGCTTACTTTAATTAATTGAACATTTAAACTATTACAAGGTGTTGACATATTTTATAAATATATTAATTATCATAGTAGACAATAACATATGCTGTTAAATTATTTTCAGGTATACCAGCTGGAATTATATTTAAATTCATGGTAAGAGTTGTTAGTGATCTACCACCGAGGGAACCTTCAATTGTAAATGGAAGAACACTATTCGCACTTAAATTATAAGATGTTCCCCATCCTAAACTAGAAAATGTAGTAGAAGCCGGTAAAGGTGATGATTCGGCATTTACTGTTACACCTGCAATTTGATAATTATTTGTAGTCGGAGCTTTAATAGTTCCTGAAATTTTAAACCACCTTAATTTTTTGCCGGCCGGTATTACTAAAGGTTGTACGCGAGTTGGGCCTGATGGATCACCAATCGGTACAGGATAATTAGCTGCTGTTGATGGATTTGAAGTTGATGAACCGTCTCTAGTACCATAATTTACACTATTAAATAATTGAAATGGTAGCAAAGATGTATAACTGGATGTCATACTTGCTAAAGAATCACTTGATCTTAATGAATAACTACTACTAACTGTGTGACTTCCTGTACCCCAAAAACTAACATTTTTACCATTTAATGTCCAACCTGTTCTTCCTCTAAAGGACCCTGTTGTGTATCCGGCAAAATTAGCATTTCCGGCTGCATAAATGTTACCACTTGAAGAAACTACAAATGTTTTTCTAGAATAAGTTGCATCACTTCCGGTACCATAGGTAACTAATATAGCACCGTGTTGGTGATTTACGGTTGCTGGATCTGTCCAGTTACCCGTTGAAATATTAGCGACACTTGCACTATATACATTAATATGCAATCTTGCTTTTAATGGTGAATTCGTTGCCGGTGAATCGTTTAGTAAAGGAACACCAATTCCAATCGAACCATCTCTGGAAGGTGTCGAAACATTGTATCGATCTGCCCAGAAATATACATTATTTCTGATTATTTTAAAAGAATTAATTAAAGATGATGCGTCTGCTCTATTACCAACACAAGCCGATTTATATATTTCATTTGTAAAATTAAGAGAATTAATATTAGATTGTAGGAAAAAACTACCACTCTTTTCTGTAAATAAATCCCAATTTTCCGGACCAAATGAGCTAAATGTTTGATAAAAAGGACTTGAAAATGGATATCTATTTAATAAGTTATTATTTACAGATAAAACTAAATGTGATTGGCCAATTCCATTCGTAGCTTTTGTATCTATGTTTAAATAATTTCTTCTTTGAACGGGACTTCCAGACAATTTTAAAAATCCGAATCCAGTATTTCCTCCAGCACCTCCCGACCAAGCTGGATACGGATAATTCGGAAAAAATGTTAACTGATTATATTCAGGTGTATTTTCGAGATTTATACCATTATAATATGGTAAAGCATAAGTTTTATTATTAAATTGATTTATGAATGATGCGGTTTTTGCTAAAATAGCTTGATTAGCTTGAAGTGCTGAATCAACAACACCTGCCACGCTCAAAGATGAAAGTGCATAAGAACTAGACATTGCTCTGTTAGCAAATGACGAGGTAAATGCATAACTACTTGAAAAAGATGAAAATTGTTTACCGTTTCTGGCATAACTAGCTGTACCATAAAATGTTGCTGTATTAGGAACTCCGGTACCATTATCTAAAACAATTTGATTTAAATTAGATCTAATATCACCCGTTACATCACCCAAAACATTTCCTGTTAAATCACCTACTACATTACCTTCGACATCACCTTTGACATTACCTAATACATTACCCACAACTCTTTTTGCACACGAAGCTGTTAATGCATAACTAGAAGAAAATGAAGAAAAATTTAATCCGTTTCTAGAATAAGAAGCAGTACCATAAAAACTTGATTTGTTAGCAGCGCCTGGTCCATTGTCCAAAACTTTATTACCAGTAGAACTATAAACATCTCCAGTTAAATCGCCGGATACATTTCCAGAAACGGTTCCATTAACATTTCCAGTAAGATTTCCGATTATATCATCCAATCCTATAATATTATTAGCTGTTACAGTTGTGCCTGTTAAATTTCCTGTAACATTGCCTGTTAAATTACCTTCAAAACCATTTTTAGCTAAGATTTTAGATCCTGTAATTCTACTTGGTAGTGAATTGCCTATTACTGAATTATCAATTGTACCACCATTTATGTCGGCGTTGTTTATAATTGTATAGGCAACTGTTAAATTATTACCAATATCTACATTGAAAAAATTACTATTACCTGTAGAATTTATATTTCCATTTACATCCCCTGTTAAATTTCCTACAAATGAATTTGCAAAAATAGTTTCAACTGTCACAGGAGTATTTATAACATTGAGTCCACTAGGATATCCTTGTATAGTAATCGAACTATTACTACCATTCCCAATTAACTGTAAAGAAGTACTACTTTTTTGTGTTTGATTTACAACAAAATTATTTACATAAGCTGTTAAATTTGTTACTACAGATGAATTTTGCCCGATTTCAAGATAATCGGTTACCTTTATTCTTTTAACAATGTTGGGAATTGCTTGAGTTATTACAGAATAGTTATCAACTAAATTATTGATTGATCCTGTAAAAGAATTATTTGCACCTGTAAATTTTAAATCTGAAAAAGCGGTTATTACATTTGCTGCTTTAGTACAAAAACTAAGAACTGAAGATCTTTTTGTAGAATTGCTAGCAATGTTCTGAATAATTAATAAGTCTGAATTACCGATATTATCCGAAGATAATGAAGGCAATTCTGGAACTGTTCTTCCTTGATTTGACAAAATTGGCATAGTTATTACTAATAATTATAGTTTACACCATCTTTTTTAGTTTTTTTAATATAAATTTTACGAGACCACTTCTTACAATGTCGTCTTCGTCAAACTTAAATATAAATATGCCGTTCTGTCTACTTTCTTCATCATCAAACAAATTCATTATAGAAACAAATCCACTTTTACCGTTTATATCGCTTTGATCTGGATCTCCACAAATATATAACTTACTAAATTCACCTACTCTTGTTATAAGCGTAACAAGTTCTTTCTTAGTCATATTTTGTGCTTCGTCTGCTACAATTACCTTAGCATTCCAGTTTAAACCTCTTAAAAAGTTAATTGGAAAACCATGAATTCTTTCTTCCTTTTTAAGTTTTTCTATATCCGATCGTTGTAATAATTCTTCCAGTTTATCAATAAGTGGTTGTATGTATGGACTCAATTTATCATCCATTTCGCCTGGCAAAAATCCTAATTTACTATCACTACTTTCTACAGCACTTCTTACATAAATTATTTCACTAACTCTTTTTTCGTTTATTAAATGTAATCCCGCTAAAATCGAAGTAAATGTTTTTGATGTACCTGCTGGTCCGGATATAAAAACCATTTTAGTATCTTTATCTCTTAATGTTTTTAATAATTCTACTTGTTTTGGTGTTAGTTCTCTATCATTTATCTTTATACAATCTTTAAGTTTATCATTTTGATGAATTTTTGGACTTGTGTCTCTTTTTTTGTTTTTCTTGCTCATGTTTTTCTAATATTTTTTTTAGTTTACTAACACGATCGCAGAACTCATATTGTTCCGTTTCAACATAAAACTTAAATATATTTTCTATGTTGTCTTTAAATGAGGGGTATTCCAAAATAACAATAAAATCTGAATCTTTAAAACTAAATAATTCTACAGATGGAATATCGTTACTAACCGCATGTTGTACAGCCGATACAACATGTTCTGTTAATTTTACTTTATTGTTGATGATAAAACTCTCCATTTCGTCATAGTCAGACGGCAAAACCAATGGAGTCAATAACTTACTCATTCGTAAATAAATAGTATTTAGAAAATAAAAAAGGCGTTACCGAAGTAACGCCTACAATAGTATTGTTTACTATCTTACTTTTTAGTCTTATTTTTCTTAACCTTTTTAGACTCAACAGGTTTGTCTGGAGTTTGTGATGGAATCGGATTAGTTAGTTCTGCCAATCTAAACCTAGCAGTTGAACGCCAAGAATTCTTGGTTATATTTGATGCAAACTCATAGGACTTGCCTCTTTCCAAGAGTGTCTTGATCTCACTATCACTATTTGCTTTTCTAATTTGTTCTCGTAATCCCATAATTACTTACCTTTCACTTCAACAATTTCCAACTTACTACCATCTGGCCAACGAGTAATAATCTTGTGCCAATGATCATACTCGGTCTTAGCATCATCCCTTGAGATGTATTCTGAATCAGAAACCCTTGCACCATTCCTAATGACTACATACTTAACATTATTATTTGACATATTGTCTATTTTTACTATTTGTTTTTTTAATAATTGGTAAAATATTAGTTGTGTAAGATTACCAGTCTTACATAAGTTAATTATACATACGAATTTGCGTTCGTCAAAACTTTTTTTTATTATTCTAAATTTCTGTTATAAAATTCTACATTTTTGTGCTTGACAACACATTCCGGATACAAAATTTTATATTCATCCAATGATCTATTGTAGACTCTTACACCACCAAAAGGATAACTTGGTTCACCAACATTGTAAAATGTAACTAAATAGATATCATGTGTTTCTGGATAATAAGCAGTTAATACTCTTCTTCCTTTTTCCACAGACTTATCTAATTTTAATTCTTCCGGTATATTTTTAAAAACAAAATGTTGTGATCCACCTATTGTATAAAGTTTTTTAATAATAGTTAAATCTTTACTTAGTTTTGAAATTTCTCCGTCTACTTCAATTATTTTCTTTTTTAATTTCGCCATAATATGATATTACTTTATAATAATTTATTAAACAATTAAAAATATTTTTTAAAATTTTTTTTAATATATATTAGAAAACTTACTAAAATACTATGAGTGATGTTATTAAATTTACAGAAGAGGAAATGCAAGAAATTGCAGGTTTACAAGCTAAATATCAACAAAAGATCTTTGAACTAGGTCAATTACAACTACAAGAAATTGATCTAGAACAAACAAAGAAAGCTTTTGCAGATAAGAAAACTGAACTACTTGATTCTTGGAAAACTATTCAAAAGGAAGAAGAAACTGTTTTGAACAAGTTAGCTGCAAAATATGGTAATGGTAGCTTGAATCTACGAGATGGTACTTTCAAAGCAGTTCCTCCAACCACAACCGCTTAATTAAATAAGTGCAAAATTAAAGCCGGTCTTAATGACCGGCTTTTTTGTTTATTGTGTTGAACTAGCTTCTTCAACAATTGCTTTAATCTCCGCTTCAATTTCCTTCATTTTTTCTTTATATCCAGCGGCTACATCCTTGAAATCTTTCTTTACATAAAGAAGCTTCTCGGTTAATTCATATACTTTTTGTTCTGCTTGTTGTTTTGTTAATTTGATATTACTCATAGTTTTGTTTATAGATATTTATTATATATGTCACAAGTAAATTTTCACGATATCAAAGTTAATAATCATGAAATTACAATATGGGACGATAGATTCGTTGTATTAAGACATCCCGAAAAATGTGATATGTACGAAGATGAACACTGTAGAGAACACTTATTAAAGTATTTATCTGATGAAGGTTACATTATAAGTGATACAGGTGGTATAGTTGTTATAGATAGTTATATTGATTTTGAACCGTAAATTGGTGGACGTGGCGAGAGTTGAACTCGCGTCTTTAAAAGGTAACCTATACCAGACTACATGCTTATATATTTTAATATTGTTAGGAATAATAATTAAAAATATCTAAAAATATTATTCTTAAGATTTATAAAAATTTGACCGTCAACATAAATCAAATTAACAGTCTCAATCTGATGGTTTACACCCAATATCACTATCAGATATCATAATATTGAATGCGCTGCAACTCAGGCAGCTAGTGCTACGACATCATCATAAGAGAAGTCATAGCTGATTACATTATCTTCAGCAGTTAATGTTTTAATAGATGATTAAAGAGGCCAACTATTATCCTCTACATGCCTAATATAAGTGTACTTTTAAATCGATACCAGTACACGCCCATAAAATTTTGGAGCGGGTAGCCGGAATCGAACCGGCACGTCGACCTTGGCAAGGTTGCAGGCTACCACTACATCATACCCGCGCTCTCTAAACTTGGTGGACCCGACAGGATTCAAACCTGCGACCTATAGCTTGCAAAGCTACCGCTCTATCAACTGAGCTACGAGCCCGTACAAAAAATATATAGTATTCTACACCCACTAATTGATATTTATATATACATAAATTAAACAAAGGATAATTATGATATTAACAATCGTATTAGTAATAGCAACAGCAGTAGGAGTATTCCTATTCGTAAAGAATAACCCACTCAGAGCTAAGAAAATTGATGACGCCGCTAAAGAAGTCATCAAGGAAGTAGAAGAAAAAGTAGAAGAAATTATCAAAAAGTAATTATTCTCCTAACTTAAATCAAGCGCCGTACCTCATAAAGTACGGCGTTTTTTATTGGATGACCGTGGGTTGCGAATATACGAGGATTTCACCTTTGTTCCAATGTCTATCTAACGTCAACTTCACCCTTCTCCTCCTCCACGGGAGGTGTTTTACAATTCTATATCACTAACGATCAAATCTTATTATCCCATTTACATATCGTAGTGTCCGACACTACAATCGGTAAACGATATTTTAAAATTGGCAGGGGATGGTGGAATCGAACCACCACTAGTTGATCCAAAGTCAACTGCACTACCATTATGCAAATCCCCAATTGAAAGTGAGCGGGTAGCGGGAATTGCACCCGCACATAGGCTTTGGAAGAGCCTCAGGCTACTATTACATCATACCCGCAAAAATTTAAATTATTTTTAATTCACAATCACTAATTTTTTCAAATTTAATTAATCTAGCATGATACTCACCGTGATGATTCGGACATATTGCAAACATGTTTCCAACTTCATACTTTCCACCGTCTTTTCCTTCAATAAAACGATGAACGTTATAAACTTTATTATAAGTACATCCATTTACCATGCAATGATTAAAGTTAAATTTATCTTTGAGTAATTTCAATCTATATTGAGTTTTTGATCTAAATTTATCTTTTGAATATGGTCCTCTTAGATTTGATGCTGCACAAACATTACTACAAAATTTTTGTGCAAATCGTTCCGGTAAAAATGATTTATTACAAAATTTACAATTTATAACAACTCGTTTAGTGATTGTATTGAAATAACATTTACGACAACAATATTTCTTTTTTTCAACCGGTCTTTTATATAAAATATTGTTACAATTTATATTGTCACACTTATGATTAGGAGTTCTATTTAATGTCATATAGATAAATATGCTTACGCTCATTAAACCACTCTATTATTTTAATAAAAATGGCGGAAGCGAAGGGTGCTGCCCCCTCAGTGGCTTTTAAACCACGGCAGTTTAGCAAACTGCTGTAGAAACCTGACTATCTACGTCACTTCCATAAAATTATTTAAAGCATCTCCGATTTCTTCAAGGGACGAACATTATCAGTCCTCGGTTCTAAGCTCGTAGAGTTGTATTGAAATGGTGGTGAGAGAGGGATTCGAACCCCCGGAGGCTTTTAAACCTCGTCTGATTTCAAGTCAGGTGCCTTAAACCAACTCAGCCACCTCACCTCAAATTGGTGGGCATAGAGGGACTTGAACCCCCACAGAGTAATCCACAAGAACCTAAATCTTGCGCGTCTGCCAATTTCGCCATATGCCCGAAAATGGTCGGAGTAGTTGGATTTGAACCAACGAAATTGTCCAGTTCCCAAAACTGGCCGGGTGACCGCTCCCGAATACTCCGATTAAAATTTTAAAAATCTATTGAATAATATTTACACCATTTTCTGATTGCGTTATCTGACACGCCATATTTTTTACCCAACGATAAAAATGTATTATTTTTTATTTCTTGTTCTAATATTTCTTTAGAAGGTCTCTCTACTTTTCTTAATTTTTTCATAGAACATATTCTACATACATTAGTATAACCACTAGTTTCTAACTTACATTCTATACAATTATATTTTTTAGTTTTTTTAGATTTTCCACAATACGTGTCTGTTTGTGAGTGACAATTTGGACATAACAATCTTAAATTAGATAAAGTGTTATTAACATGATCACCGTCAATGTGATCTAATTGTAATTTTATTGGTTTATTATTCCATATATCTCTTATATTACATTCAGCACATTTATTTTCTACTAAATTAAATTTTATTAATTTATTTTTTAACCAAACTGTTTCTATGTCGGAATTTTCTTTCAATCTAAGTAATAACTCATCTTTAGAAATTGTATTAGCATTTTTAATTGAAAAAATTTCGTTCTTAGAAAGAAAATGTGATGTATCAATTTTTTCAATTTGTATTCTTCGTTTTATTGTTCTATAATTTCCGCCTTCTTTTCTCATGTTCAATGTTTTACAAACATCGGACATACAACTATTACTTTTAATAATTTTTTCAAAATCTTCTTTTGAAATATTCCAAATTTTACTTTTCATAGTACAATATCATATCTTTGGTAATAAATAGATAAGAGTTCAACTGAACGCTTATTTTTTATTAAAAATGGTGGGCGAGGAGGGACTTGAACCCCCGATAGGCACAGTGTAAGTGTGCTACTTTAGCCACTAAGTTACTCGCCCGTAAAAATTACTATTTCCGTCATCGCCATTTGGGTTCTGCACAAAGCATATCACCCAGTGACCGATCAAGTGTTTAAGGGCACACCAGATAGAGTTTCAAGCCCGTCGTCATTATGTACTAACTATACCACTAAATTTAATACTGTCAACTATCAAATCAAAAACCCACCATCTTTTTCAGATTGGTGGGTTATTTTTTAAGCAACAAACAACCATGCCAATCATGTACCTTGTGGTACTTGACTACTCGATGGTTGTGAAACTGTGTTTAACATACAACAATATATATCATAAAGATTCTCAAATGTCAGATAAAAAAATAAACCCGCTGGATTTCTCCAACGGGCTTATTATAATTTAATCTAATTTAGATTAGAATGTGAACTTAGCACCAGCGCTATAAACAACGGTGTTCTTGAATTGCTTAACGCCGAGGTTAGCACTCTTTACAACATCAAAGTTGTTATCATACCAACCTACATCAACATATGGTGTAACGACACCAATTGGAGTGTTGATTGGACGAGTCAAGGTACCATGTACATTGACAGCATCATACGAGGTCATACGACCCCATTCAACCGCTGGTGTAATGACAAATCCGAGGAACAATTTTTGTTCACGGGAAGCACCAACGAAATAACCACTTTGTTGAGTTTCTTGGAAGAAAGCGCCGCGGATATATGGAGTTACATATGGATTCTCAAGAGACAACTTAGCACCGAGTTCAGTTGAACTTTGAAGTGTTCCGGCTGTGATTTGATGACGAGTTGCGGTTACATCGCCACGAAGGGCGAAATCACCATAAACCTTAATGCTCTTACCGAGGCCGAGGGTCCAATGAGTTTGGTTTCTTCCTTCATCAGATAAAAATACGCCTCCGATGTAAGCGTCTACATACTTGAATGATTTGCTAACACCAAGTGCTCCGTATGGAGTGGCAAGAGTGTAAGCAACGCCATCAACTACATAGTAGTTGTTATAACCACCATCTAGTGTAAGACTAATTGGTGAGCCAGCATCAGCAGCCGAAAGGCCAAATACTGATACCAACAATGCTGTTAATACTGATAATAGTTTCTTCATAATATTAATATTTCCTTTTTGTTTTGTTTATAATGTGACACCGGCCACATTTTTAGGAGTAATCCTAAATCTTATTATATATATTTTTTATAAAACTGTTAAAATTTATTTAATTTCTTGAGTCTCTTACTAAGCGCTCTATCTTTCTCTGGTAGATAGACATATGAAGCTTTAAAATTTTCTTCATTTTCTGTTAGAACGCTGATGGTATCTTCAGTTACATCTAAAACTTTACCAATGGCATTCTTAATAAATCTAAAACTATTGACGCCTTCAATGTCAATACAGATACCATAAGACATATCTCTATATTGTACATCAGCGACTCCATAATGAGTTTTCAACATAGTTTTAATTTGGTTCTTTTTATCTTCGTTTAGAACCATATTAGCCATTTCTAACTTTGTTAATGTATTCATATTTTATTATTATATTTGTAATTTAATTTATGTCAATAAAAAACGAAACGATTAACGGGTTAAATTAATCGTTTCAATTTGCGTAAGTTGTTGTTAATTAATTACTTATTTTTCTTTAATGCTTTTAATTTCTTCTTCAATTCGTCTGGTTTATTTACGGCTAACCATCTAGCATAATCTTCTTTTTCTCTACGATCTAATTCATTATCTCTATAAATTTTTGCATTTTGTTTCACAATATCTCTGAATGGATCACCACTTTCTTTTTTTATTGGAATATTTTTACCGGTCAAATCTAATATCTCATTTGGAATATTAGTAGTAACAATCTTCCTTTCAATACTTAATATCTCCAACTCTTCAGGTGTCAAATTTCTTAAAATTGACTTTACATCTTCATCGTCACGATTGCTGCTTGGCTTATTTACTGTATTTAAAATATAATTGAATGGAGTACTTGTCTTGTATACTACATCAGCAGTTCTTTCACTGCCTGATTTTGAAGCACCTTTATATAATAATAGTGTAGTACCTTCACGACCACCGCCAGTAAATACTTGAACAGTAGCCGCTGGATAATTACCTTCTAAATCGTAAGCATCCAATTCTTCTTTAATCAGTTGTTTAATTAATTGTTTAAGTTTTGTTTCGTTCATAGAAATTCTATCTTTGAGTTTATTAAAATTCTTTTCAACTGATTGCCATCTTTGTTTATCTTTATCACTGTCATCGGGACTTGGCAACACATCTTGTAAAGTCAATGGACTATTATGAAAATCACTTACTAACTTTTCCATATCATCCATCATTTTTCTATAATCACCCAATGTTGGATCAGCCGACATTACATCATCTTTTTCTTTAGTTGCTTTTTCAATTGCAGATTGATCGCCTGTCTTTTTAGCATTTAAATATGATTTGAATGTAAGCGATCTCTTTTGTTGCCAATCCTTATATTCAGGTTTGGAATAGTGTTCTTTGTCCCAAGCATCTCGTTGTCTATTTATTACATCAAGCTTACGAAAATTGATGAAACTAGTAACCGAATCCATCAAATTACTTAATAACACTTGTAGATCTTGATCATCAACACTTCCACCGATTGGATACTTGTTCATCACATGTAACCTAGAAAAACTAGTAGCATTCAACAAATTTTTTAACTTCTTTCCAACCAACTTCTTCATAAAGTCTTCTACACTATTGGTAGATTGTGCAATTTGTTGGAACGGAACCAATGCCTGTTCATTGGATTCTTTAATGGTTTCTAATATCAGCTTTTTAAAATCTCTAAGTTTCATACCCTAATAAATATAAAAACTATAGGGTTATTTCAGCAGATATTACATCATCATCAGAAAATCCACCTATCTTAATAGATTTACCGTTACTTAAGTGTATTACTAATATTTGTAAATCACCGGTACTATTCTTAAGTGACTCAACCCTAAGCACTTGATTATCATTTAATTCATTCTTAATATCATCGCCTATAGAATCGGATTCAGCAAGTGTTCTTCTCAATGGATTTAATCGTATCATATTAATAAATATTCAAAGTTAGTTATATTTATAGATTAAATGGCATTGGTAAACTATACATATCTTTTAGATCAAAACAACTTAATTAGTTGGTTAACTTCTATTTCCGAGACCGATCCTAATCCAACAATAAGAACTGCTGCCAAAAAAATAGCATTTAATGTAAGTGGAAATAAAATAATAGAAAGTTGGTATTATTATAACGAACTTTATAAAAAATATCAATTTAAATTAGTAACCATAAATACCATAAACGGATTTAATGTAGTACTTTATTCTTATACAAATCAAGGTGAAAAATTTATAGGCAGTGTTAAAAAATATGTTCCAGCGAAACCTATACAAGTAAAAAGTTTATCTGTTCCAATTGTTGATGAAATTGGTACAACATATGATAGAACTCCTTCTATATCAGGATTTTCAGACGCCAATCTACAAATTTACATTTACGACGGTGGTCAATTACTTGGTCAAACTACATCTAACGAACTTGGTGAATGGGAATTTACCGTAACAACGAATCTATCATTCGGAAATCATTCAATAACTGCCGTAGCTTCAAACGGAACGGAATTCAGCAATTCCAGTAAAGTTGTAAATTTTACAATACTTGAAATAACCGTTCCCACTGTAACATTCACATCACCTACAGATGACACGACACCTACAATTACAGGTACAGCGCCTGCTTTAAGCACAGTCACGGTTTATAATAATGAAAGTCCGATAGGTACAACAACCGCTGATAGCGAAGGTAATTGGTCATTTACATTAACTTAAAAAACATGTCAACACCAAATCCATTATTAGCCCCTAGATATTTGACGGGAACAAATTATTATGTTGAACCTAGCCCTGGTGTATATGAACCCGGCTTGCCAAAATGGGGTGTAACAATTAATCCAAGTGGATGGTCAGCACCTGCAAATACACCAAAAAATAAACCTGAATATTATGGATATAGAATCGGTCAAGAAAACATAATCCCATATGTTTATTCAATATTATGGAATTATACATCTTGTTCAATAAGTACAGGAACTCATTGGTGGGGAAGAAAAAGTACAGACCCTTTTTGGACAACTGCCGCTCCGGCAGCTGACATTTTATTAATATTAGGATATTCTCCATTAAATAATAAGATCACAATCAGTGGTTCTGGAATTGACAACACAATATTGAAACGAGTAGATGAATCTGATTTAATAGGAGGATATGCTACATTTCCTATAGTGCCAACGGGAATAACAAACACAAGTACAGGTGAAATTTCGGGTGGTACCACTACTTTAAAAATATGTTGGCGAGATCAACATACTACACCTTCAGCTTATTATTGGTACAAAAATAATGTTTTAATATCGGGTGCTAATAGTTCCGAATATACAATCACACTTGCAGCCGGAGGTGCTGCAGCGGGAGTTTATAAATGTGGTGTGAACATGACACCTTCATATCAAGGTTCAAGTAATTTTGCTACAAGTAATGAAGTTACTATAACTTACAACAGTTCAAAATATTACGCAAGTTATTACACAATAACTTCTAACAGAATGATACAAGCTTACGGTGCAACATTTGGTGTAAATAGTACTGATAATGTTTTAATTGAAGGAATAACTTTTGATGGTAATCATACTAATAATTACACAACAAACAGTCCGACAAGTGATTGTCTTTCTCTAATAGGAACAAATCACAGAATAAATAAATGTAAATTTGTTGATTTCGGCGTTGGAAATACTGTGTATGAATACGATTCAACAAATCCAAGTCCTGGTTTAGCGGAAACTTTCGTAATACTGTCACAACCACCTACTGCTAATTGGAAAACAAATCTCGGACCTAAGATAGAAAATTGTATATTTACACAAAATGGAGTTAAAGACGGACCTGAACAGTATCCAACAGTTACAACATCTCATATTCCAGAATATACATGTATAGCTGTACACGGATCCGGTTCGGTTGTAAAAAACAATCAATTTATAGATCTATTGTTTGATGACGATCATAGAAGCCCAATCCACGCTATTAGTTTCGGTGGAAATTATTCTGGATCATTTTACGAAAATACATTCAAAAATGTACAAGGTCCGTGTTTTTACATTGATAGTTACAAAGTAACCGGTTCAAAAATTCAAGACAATTATTGTAGCAGTTCTTGGAATTTTATAACTCTTACATCACAAACTTGGCCGTCAACAAATCAAATTGCAAATTTCAAAAATATAGATATGAGAGATAATACAGTGATATTATCGGATGGACCAACAACATATAATTACTTCGTAGGTATGGGTGGTGGATTTTGGCCAAGTCATCATATTGCATATTTTGCCAGTTCTACTTTGGTACATCCGTATGATATGGTTACTAGTAGTTTAAATGTAATTAAAAAAGGATATTGGGATGGAACTCCGCCGGATTGGGCATCAGGTGCTGTTCCACAATCGGCTGTATATAGTTACATTATATTTCCAAGAGACTCCTCTATGGCAACAAGATGTGTGGGCCCAACATATATAACATCTTCAAATGAAATATTTGCTTCTAGATTGTTATCCATAACAGCAACTGCTGCTATAGGAGGACAAACAAGTGACGCTAGTACATCACAAACATTGATAATAACCTAATTAACAGATTTTCGCCAATCAACTCTATGTTTCTGTATCCAATCTACTAAAGCATTCTCAAATCCAATGTCTTTATTAGCCTTTTCACTCTCTAACCACTTGTGTTTGTGTATTTCGTTCTTCATGTATATAAACTTTTTGTAGAGAGTCTCATTCTTCATAATAATATATATAGTATATGCCCTACGAATACAACGCTACAGTTATTGATATTGTTGATGGTGATACCATAACAGTTGATATTGATCTCGGATTTAATGTAAAATTAGCCAACCAAAAAGTTAGATTGCTCGGTGTAGATACTCCCGAAAGTAGAACAAGTGATAAAATTGAAAAAATATTTGGCACCGCTAGTAAAGAATATACTAAAAAATTTATTGACGAATGTAAAGACAAAACTGTTGTAATAAGAACATATCTAAGTAACAGCGAAGAAAAATTTGGTAGACTGCTCGGTGAAATTATAAATCCAACTACTAAAAAAATTCTCAACGAAGAACTTATAAAAAATAACTACGCCGTAAAATATCTAGGCGAAAATAAAGATAATGTAAAATCTCAACATCTAGCAAATAGAAAAAAATTGATTGATGCTAAAATTGTCAATCTTTCTTATAAAGAAGCTGGATTATAAATTTCGCAATTTATTAAAAAATTGTTTGTTAGCTTTATCGGTTGTATATACCAAAATCTCACCGTCTCTTAATTTAAAAAATTTCTTTGAACGATTATACATTTTAGTCCCAATACCCATTCGTCTATATTTTCGTTTTATATAAATCATAAACTCGTACTTAGTAAGTTTATATTTAGCTCGTTCTTTTATAATAGACCAACCAATAACTTTGCCATTTTCTTTTGCTAAAAAAACTCTGTTCTTTATTTTTTTATCTGGACTGCAACAATCAGTATACAAATTAAAAATAGAGCCTGTAGAAATTAATTTGCTACAGGCTTTTTCTTCCTCAAATGTCAAATTTTTTGCTTCTTTAGAAGTTATTCTAATTACCACATATTATAAATATTAATATCAATGTTACAAAAATATTAAATATGTTTGGTGCTAGTTGATCTGCCAATTCGTTCTCCTTCGTCAACTACTCACACACACGAAACGATAAAAAGTGCGGTTAACACCAAACACTTCTATAAGTAGAATCAAAATTAGATATAAATCTTCGTTTTTTCATGTCCAACAACCACTTCTAAATCAACATTTACCTTATAACCTAACCGAGTAGCCTCTCTACACCATGCCACATCCTCCATTGTAAAGTCTTTACATCCTTTTATATCCACAAATTCAGGCCTAAACCACGGATACTGCATACTCTCAAATACCCCCTTTTTGACCAAAATAAACCCAAAACCTGTATAAACTACCGGTAAAAGTGTCTTTTCTCGCTTGATTCTGCCTACATCATCAGTCGTCATAAAGTGAAAAGCTTCATTCTTTTTAAACAAATCTTCATCCCATGTTTCAACAGTTGCATAAGCTTTGCCGCCGTCCATCAAATATAATCCACTTACAATATCTTGCTTATGATCCAATAACCTTTGAAACTGTTGCGCACTAAACAATATATCGCTGTCAATCCACATCATATAGTCATAGTCCAATTTGCCATCAAATGGTTTTTGATTTTCTCCTCTTGCAATTGAACCACCCAAACACATGTTACGCACATAATATATGTTGCAACTATATTGCTGGTTAACCATCACTTGATAATTCTTACTATGACAATGTGCAATTAGTTCAGTCCAACATCTCAAAAAATTGCCACTATATTCTCTGCCCGGTAAACAAAACAATATCTTCATAATAATATATATTTTTTAATAAAATGGTAGTCCCATCTGGATTTGAACCAGAACGCTGCGCTAATCAGGCACAGATGCTACATTACATCATAGGACCATTAAAAATTGGTGGATGTGACTTGAACTGACAACACGAAGTGCTTCAAACTTCTGCTCTACATTGGAGCTGCTGAGCCATTAAAAATTGTAATTGGTTCTATATGTTGAAATTATTGCCCATTGATTTTCTGGTTGAAAAGCTTTTGGGAACTTTAAATATGATGCGTGACTATCAACAAAAATATATGTAGAGCCACCATTATGCTTTTTAAAATCTAATTCAGTTACATCATTTCCTTTACCTTCAAATATATCCATATAAAAATGTTTTGATTTACCCGTCTTTTCTCCAAATACAACAGTCTCACTCACAAATGGTATTGAACTAGCTTTCACTGGTTCCTCCAAAACATCCCAATCACCATCAAATATATCAAAATAATAATCGTTAAATCCATTGATTATAAAACTTCTATTAGCTTTATTTATATTCGTTTCAACCAAATTATTTGTAAACTTATCTACAGGACACATTAACACATTCTGACTTTCAAAGTATGGTTTCAACGCCATCGGCCATTGATTAGTCAAACTTCTTGGCGGTATACTATCACTATAATCAATCTTGTATTGTTCTAATCCAATACCCAATTGCCTTGCATTATTTAGACACTTTATTTGTTGCGCTTTGCTTTTTGCACCACTTAAAGCCGGTAATAACATACCAGCCAATATTGCAATAATAGCAATCACCACCAACAATTCTATCAATGTAAATGCACGTCTATTAAAATCTTTATTCATATATCATATATATTAAAAAAACTAGATTGTATGGTTGAATTTGAACCAACGGCTACCTTTACAACTTGTAAGATATCCTACAAGAAAATTTTACGACCTAACATAAGATTTTTACGGGCTTACCCCATAGTTAGGAATTCTGCTCTACCGCTGAGCTACACATAATCTAAAATGGTGGGATATGTAGGTAACGCTCCTACCCAGCCCGAAGACAACGCATTTACAGTGCGTTCCATGTCTTTAGTGGTATAATATCCCATAAAATTGGCTCCTACCCTCTGATTTGAACAGAGATATTACAAATTAACAGTTTGTCTCATTACCAGTTATGATAGATAGGAATTAAAAACTTAAAATTGGCATAGACGGTGGGTAACGCTCCCACATAAAGCAGTTTTGGAGACTGCTGCATTTCTTGTCTGCCACGTCTATATAAACTTGGAGTACCGTGTTGGTAACGCTCCAACCAAAATATTATCAGTTTTGCAGACTGACCCCTTCACTTGTCGGGCAACGGTACATAAATTTGGGTTGCTCGATGGGTACTGCCCCCACTTGGGTAGCTTCACAAACTACGACATTACTTTTATGTTACGAGCAACATTGAAATGGAGCCAGAGTAAAACTTGAAAAATATTTAATTTAAATTGGAGCCTCCAGTCAGATTCGAACTGACAAAGGGTTATTAACCCATACTTGTTTACAAAACAAGGCCGATAACCAATTCCGGTCATAGAGGCATTAAAATTTTCCTTACTTCAACATTCACGGAAATCACCTCAACAATTCCGTCATCGCCCTTTGGGTTCTGTACGATACATATCACCTACGGACCAATCAATTGATTTTTTGAGATCTTTACCCCTTTTATTATCTCAGGGAGGTTCAACAGATGGAGTTTCAAACCTTATTGTTTATTTACTATATCATAGTTTTACAAATCGTCAATAACCAAAATAAAAAACCGCCACTTTTTAAGGTGACGGTTAATATTGTTTGACTTCCAACCCTATACAATATCACCGACACCACACTTACAATTCGTAAATGTATGCCACTTAATATTATCTGTATAATAGTTGTTCATCGTTACATCAATATATATCACTTTATTTTAAAAAAGTCAAATATTATTTTTCTAGAAAATACAATCGATCTTCAATTATTAAATAATCTACAATTCCATTTATTAAATGATTCACCGCATTTTCAGGCCAACATACGATTGGTTCTTCATGTACATTAAATGATGTATTCACTAATAAAGGAATGCCTGTCAGATTATAAAACGATATCAATATATCATATAATAATTTATTTTTTTCTTTATATACTAATTGTATTCTAGCGGTTTTGTCAACAGGATGAACTGCAGCGGGTATACGATCCTGCCATTCGACTTTTGTATCATATAACATCGTCATAAATTCCGCTGTATATCTACTTTTATTAATATCAAAAACTTGATCTGCATATTTTGCCAAAACAACAGGTGCAAATGGCATAAAATCGTTACGTTGCAATCGATCGTTTAATTTTTTATAAGTTTCTTTTTTAGATGCATCTGCCAATATAGTTCTATTTCCCAATGCACGTGGACCGTATTCCATTCGACCTTGAAATAGTCCGATTATATTTCCATTATATAATAAATTTGCAATTTTATTTGAATCTAAATTTTCAATTTTAAATTTATAATCTTTAAATGTTATATTAATTGTATCATCAATTTCTTCTTTGGAATAAGAACTACCAAGATAAACATCGTTCAATTTAAAAACTTTTTTATGTTCATTGGATTGACACATTAGAGCAGATCCCAATGTCAAACCTTCATCACCCATAGGCGGCGTAATATAAACTTCATCTACCCAATCTAATTCATTTATCTTTTTATTTAATTTTACATTTGCAAATACTCCACCACTCAAACATAATTTTTTGTATTCAGGATATGTTTTATGTAAGTTATTTAATATCTGTAAAATTTTTTCTTCAAAAATATATTGTCCTGTATATGCATAATTAGATAAATTTTTTTTATTTTTATAGTATACATCCCCCATAAATTCAAAATATCGTTTGTAAAACTCCGTGAAGATATATTCAAAATTTTTGCCATATGGCATTTTTTTTGTAGAAACATGTTTAATATCACCAATTATATCATTATATATTTTATAAATATATTCATCAAAACAACCATGAGAAGACATACCTACAATTTTACCTTCATCTTTTAATCGTTTAAATCCCAGAAATTCTGTCAGTAAACAATAAAACATTCCCAATGAAACACAATCATCAGTAATACCATCAACATATTTTAATTCATTATTTTCACCCAAATAATACTTTGCAGAATAACCATCGCCACTACCATCCATAGATATAACTAAACATTTATCATTAATAAATCCACTTGTATAATACGCCAAAACACAGTGAGCATCGTGATGATCATAAAATTTAACCTTATCTTTAAGATCAGATATATCAATAAACTGTGATAAACATTTATTTATAAATTCATCACATTTTTCGTTGTCATGTGGAAATAAAAAATAATCGATTGATTTAAAATCCAACTTATTCTTATAAAATAGTTCCAACAAACACATGTAAGGAAATCTAAATGTAGATTGATCAAAATCTATACACGATTTTATTCTAGTAAATCGTTCTTCCTCATAACAATATAAAATATTGCCGTTATCAACTAATGTAATTCCAGCACAATGAGTTCCATATACAATAGATAAAATTTTCATACATCAACTTTAATATTTTTTACTGAAATTCCGTATCACCCTATATAACGCATAGATACTATACACCACCAAACTACTCAACGCAACCAATCCACAACTGCTGCCAACAGTAATTACCCACCCCAATACAATCCTCTGTTCTTCATTCAACATAACTTGTATTCACATATATAATGCAAAATATATCCTAAGAAATATTTTAATTTAAAAAAAAATCATTAGCAAAAAATCAAATAGATATAATTAACTTATGCACAATTTTACAGTAGATTATAGCGACGGATTACTTATTAATAATAATTTTTTTGATACGGAATATGTAAAAGATAAACATATGCATTATATGGTTAAAACATACTTTCTACACAAAAAAATTAAACGAAGCCTACAAACTCACCCAGATCAATTAGGCATAACCGCAACAATCGAAGAATTAGAAACTTCAACAGATAAAACTCACCTGACAACAAATAATTGTAATTTAGGTTGTTGGCTCATACCAAGTTTCGTAAAACATTTTGTACCGTATTATATAGAAATTTATTACAATAATGAGTTATACACAACAGATACTCTTGATTGTAAATTCAAATTGGTAAACTTTACTCTACACCCAAAAGACGATAGAGAATTATATGTGTGGATGAATGTAATAGAAAAATTTAAACGAGATATGCAATGCGATATATCAATAAAAAATGATACAGTATACTCAACAACCGAATTCGATAATATCGTAGATGTAAAATATAAAACAGATGATCCAAATAAACAATATTATCTGGGATTACATGTAGGTAGATATTATATTCCAAATACCCAAATACCAGATATAAATTATCACCCAAATCAATTGCATAATAAAAATTCGCTGGATATAATTAACGATATACTACACTACTACACTTATATCATATGAACGATACGGTATTAATGATAATGTCCATCCGTAACATTCAGTCCGTAATAGATTGTAATAATAAATTAAATTGTGAAAAAATTTGGTTCAAAGGATACAAAGAATATGAATTAGCACCAATTATTAATGACTTCATAGAAAATTCAAATTTCAAATACTACTTCATCACAAGCGATGACGCCTTATTAAATCATAATCACTTCGAATCATTAAAACATAATCTACAGTTCTATGATATATTAAGCGCATGGTGCCTAATACGACAAAACGCACACTATACCACCATAGTAAAACCAGAAAAATTCGAAAACTATATTTTTAAACCAAGTTTTACAACAAGTAAATTCACAAATAATTTTCATACCCATTGCTACAAAACTCACGAAATTAACAGTCTTCCAGATATAATACATACCGCTTTCACCGGTTGGTGCTACACAGGTATGAAAAAACACATCTGGAAAGAATACCCATTTCAAACTCTAAGTTGGCCATACAGTAGTTCAGATCTGCTCTTCAGTAGACGAATAGAATCAGATAAAAAATATAAACAACATATCCTAAAAAAAGCACACGCAATACACCTAAGCCACTTTTATAACAAAAGCTACTTCGACCCATCCACTTGCTTCAATAATAAAGAAATAGTCAAAACATTCTGAATATGATCTTCATTCATCCTACCGCAATAATCGATACACAACCCCAAAATATAGGAGAAAATACAAAAATATGGGCATTCTCCCATATATGCAAAAATACTACCATAGGTAAAAATTGTGTCATAGGTGAAGGCGTATACATCGGACCCAATGTAACCATAGGCGATAATTGCAAAATACAAAACCATAGCCTAATATACGAAGGACTATACATAGAAGATAATGTATTCATCGGACCTAATGTTGTAACCACCAATGATATATTTCCACGCGCCCTAGGCGACTGGTCCTCAAAATTTAGAAAAACTCTAATAAAAAAAGGAGCAAGTATCTGCGCAAATACTACCATTATCTGCGGCACCACCATAGGCGAAAACGCAATGATAGGAGCAGGATCCGTAGTTTCAAAAAATATTAAACCAAATTATATCGCATACGGTAACCCAGCAAGACATGTTAGACCCATATAATATATGCAAATTTCCCATATAAAAAATTTTCCCCACTGCTAAATTACAACCCACTATAAAAAAGTCAAAAAGTACCCCACAAAAACCGCAACAAACACATATGCAAAGTTCCCAACAAAAAAACTACCATGTGTGTTGTATGGCTCCCCGCGCGGGGGTGGCGCGGGGTCTTTCCATGTTCAGAACCACTTGACGGGGCTGCGGGGTGGGGAGGGCCGTCAACTTATATAAAAAGGGTGGAGATATATACCCCCACCCCCGTCAAGCACTTATTTAAGGTACCCCCGCTTGGGGTACCCCTAAGCACTTAGTGCCACTCACTGAAGAACTGAGGCTTGCCGTTCCAAGGAAACGCCGTGGAGTAGCTGCTAATCTTAAAGTGGACAGAGCCGTCATTGTAAACCTTGATACGAGCGGTCTTCACTTCGGTACCGATAGCAGTTTCATCAGGCATACACTCACCGGACATGGGTCCATTGTAGTTACGAGTCTCACCGATACTGACATACTTCACGCTATTGGGAAGAACGGCCACGATCTTATAAAAATCCACATTGGTCTGTTCATAACCCCAAGAGCAACTAAAAATATCACCAACCTTGACATTAGCCTTAGGCGACTCAGCCTTGGTGACATCGGACTGTCTGACGACGAGGTTGTAGTGAGCGTTCTCGGGAGTGGTGTAGAGCGTACCGTCACGCTTGGCCTTCCAGACTCGGCACTTGGTACCGGCGGTGACGACGGTGTTGTAGCTGGTGACGTTGGAGTTGAGGGTGACATAATCACCACGACGAACGGAGGACTTGGTAGCAGAGGTAGTAGTCATATTACGGATAAGAGTGTATCAGGTTTTTTGGTAGTGTCAACAGCTTTTTTATTCGGTATAGTCGGTCATGCGACTGTTACGGAGGAGGAAGGCTTCAAAGGCGTCCATGTCGGTGGTTTCGTCTTCGGTGTAGATCTCTTCAACGGAGATCCGGACCATATCGTGGAGTTCGTTGTCGGTGTTGGTGTTGTTGATGTCGTTCATTGTGGGAACAGTGTAGACGAACTGTATGGGAAGTCAAGCCCCTCTTGAACTATTTTTTTAGACACCGGCGACAAATCCAGCCCGCTTGTTACGCTCCCACATCACATCCTCAAGCGTGAACCAAGCTCCATCCCTGCGACGAGGATGATTAGCAACATCAGCTTCCAGCTTATTTACATAATCTTGATCCACCTCATTCCAACCAAAGCTAGCACATTGATAATAAGTGTCGTTGATACAAACAATGTTTTTGTAACTTTTTATCTATCTTGGTAATACTTATATCATATGACTATTACAACACAAGGCGGCATCTATAAAATTGTCAACAAACTAAATGGAAAATATTATGTTGGTAGGACCAAAAACTTTAAGAAGAGATGGTATGATCACAGGAAACGATTGCGGAAAAACTGTCACATAAACTCACATTTACAACGTGCGTGGAACAAAGATGGAGAACATTCATTTGAATTTGTAATTACGGAAATTATTGATGTCACAATTTGTCATAAAGAAACCGAACAAAAGTATATAGATCAACTTATTGAAGATCGCAAAAATGGAATCGACAATAGTTATAACATTAGTGAAAGTTCAGATGGACCAACATTATTCGGTAACAAAAATGGAATGTTTGGTAGAAAACACAGCAATGAGTCCAAAAATTTAATGTCTAACAATAGACGAGGTAAAAAACATACCGAAGAAACTAAAAAAATGTGGAGTGAACGTCGAAAAGGAAAACCTTCGTGGAACAAGGGGATGGAAATGTCAGAAGAATATCGTAAAAAATTATCTATTATCAGAAAAGGCAGAAGACATTCTGTAGAGACTAAAAGGAAAATTTCGTTATCTCAACTTAGAGAAAAAAATCACCGATTTGGCAAGCGACCAACAGAAAATCAAATAAACAAAATGGTTGATGTTATAGTTGATAAAACTATTTACACTTGGAAAAATGACAAGTTGTTACGTACAGAAAATATGACCCGAAGAGATTTTTATAAAAAATACAACATACCAGCATCCAACATATGTGATCTTATTAAAGGAAAAAGAAAATCTGTTTATGGATGGTATATTGAAACTAGTTCGCCCAACGGGGTTCTCGTATAACAGCATTCAAAGCAAACCACGATCCGTTAATACGATTTGGATGGTTTGAAACCGCATTCTCTAATTCATTAACTTCTTCGGGAGTAATTTCTTTCCATCCAAGCGATTTACACATATGATATCTGCCATTGATACAAACTACATCTCCAACGCTGAGTGAACGAATATTGCTATTACGAAATAGTTCACATTCATTAGGCGATCCAGAGTTCCATTGATCAAAGACCATTTCAAGCAGATCGTGGTGATCGGTAGCCTTATCGGTTTTGATGACGAAGCTAGCGGTGAACTCATCGGGATAGATGACGGTGATCTTGTTGTTTTTCATTGTGGAAACAGTATACAGGCTCTAGTGAGGAAGTCAACAGCTTTTTTAACCGAGGACCAAGAAATTCTTCCTTCCATTCTCAGCCACCTCGTTCAGTGCCTCAGCATCCCACTCTCCATTCATCATTAGAGCTTGCCAACGAATCGTCTTGGCTACAGCCTCCAGAGTCGTGTGTACCGGCTTAAAGCTTGCCAAACCGTATCCGTAGAGGATGGAGTCGTCCACATTGGACAGATCACGGTTGAAATCCTTGGCGATGGCGAAGGCCTGTTGGAACTGGTTCAGTGTCATTGTGGATATAAGGTATCAGAAGGGATCCGATTCGTCAAGCTGTTCTTTTTCCGATTCACTGAAGATTTCGTCTTGACATTTCTGACAGAGTGCGCTTATATAGTATTCTTCAGCTGAGACTACATCTTTGAAGGTATCTGCACTTTTACCACAAGAGACACATTGATGAGTTGCTAATGCTAAATTGAAGCTTCTACCGAAGAAAGACAGACTGAACTCATCTCGTATGTCTATGTACATAAAATAAACTGGGGTTTTATAATATATAGGATCACCCCAAACCTTTTTATATTGTTAAGCCTTGATTGGCTTTTCAGGCATCTTGGCCTTATCAGCCCAATCAAATGAGAAGATACCGAGTAGTGTACAAAGTGTAGACAATCCTGTTTGATCTGTATAAATCCAAGCCAATCCAAAGAAGATGGCGGGACTACAAATAGTAAAGATTGTTAGCAGTACCTTACCGTAATATTCAATTTTGTCAAACATAGTATTTCCTTTCAGTTTTTGTTTTGTTTTATTCTCCCTCCTGATTATCATTATTCAGTGACTTACGCAAATCTCGCTTGTTTCTAGTACGATCTCGTTGATGCTTAATTTGCTTTTCCTTACGCCTAGCCCGTATCTTATGTTTATCACTCATCGTAGTTCCTTCCCCATTTGTTCTTACGGTTATAAACCTTCTTACTAGCTACAATCCTCATACGAGGATCCATGTTCCACTCTTTCCTAACTTTGATCTTCATCATAAACAGTTTATATTAAAGTTTTGGTTTGTCAAGCCTATGTTGATCGTAGTTTACAATCAAAAGTAAAACATAGCGTTAATATGCGCTATGGCAACCCTTTTACATACACTGATATTGTTCACTCTGGGTCCAGTTATTGTACCAATTCTGATAATCCTCCTTTACTTGATTATGAGGTACCTGCTTGACAATCGTCTTGCTACCCCATACATGTCCGAGGTTCACGGTATTCTTGAACACAGCCCTAACTCGCATATGTACCTTACCGTACTGAACCACATCACCAACAACCAATTGCTTATTCATATTGTGAGACTAGTCTACACCAACCACAGGAGATGTCAAGCGGGGTTTTACAGGATCACCCCAAACCTTTCCTACCGAACCACTTACACCGCCTCATACACAAGCGAAGGCTTTCCACGACCTTCAGCCTTCTCTTTTCCTACAACAGTGACAACCCCCGATTTTACCCACTGCCTCACAACAGGATACAACTGAGGCTGATTGTAACCTGTAGAACTTACAAGAAACTTCATCGTAAAGCGTTTGCCTGTAGGAGGTTGTACATCCACCTTAGCCTTTGGCCGTCTACCCTTGTTGGGTTTACCGGTTCTGGCAGCCTCTTCCTTTGCGTCTTGGCTGTCCTTGGATTTCTTTAGGAGCTGTTCGTACCGTTCCTCAGCCGCTTCCTCTGTACGACAGTCAAAAGCGATTTTACCGAATGCGGCACTGCCGGGATATTGGATACGATCTTCCTTTTCTACAGCGCCGCCTGGAAGAGGAGTGCCTTTTGCGATAAACTTTCCAATGAAGACTTCGTAACCCTTGAGGGTACCGTCCATGCGTTCACGTCGGTACATATATACATTACCCTCTTTCTTTATTTGGATAAATGTATTGTCACCGACACCATCACAGTTCTTGACAAACTTCTTTGGTAGATCCTTGATCATAAAAACAGTGTATCAGGGTTTTAGGGTCTGTCAAGCCTCGTCGTTGGAATTGAATGGGGCGACCTTGTAGGTTGTATCAAGGTACTTGCCTTTGGGAAATTCGTCTGTAAACTCTTCAATTGGGTCATATTCGGGCTGAAAGTCTGGGAACTTGGCTTTGATTTCAGCATGGATTTGATTCATAAAATCAATCTTTTGGCTGTACAGCGCAATATCTTCGGGAGAAGGAGTTGGTAGATTTGCTACATATTCGGACAGTTCCTTATGATACTGTTCGTCCATAGCTTGTTCTTGTTCGGGCGTGAGTTCTTGGTTATCTTGGTTCATATAATTAATGGGAGGTAGAGTTAGTGTTACAGTTAGTTACATTAGAAACAGTAGCATTACATGCGCAAATCTTCAAGCATTTCATTTGCGGTTGAAAGACGAATTGATCATTACCCCAAACAGATTCATTGAATGTCTTGATCAGGCCGTAATCAATATCAAAGTAAGTGACATTATTCATTTGATCTTTGAAGATGATGCCTTTGAATGCTGTATTGAGGTTTTTGTAGAAACCGACTGGGCCTTTATCAGCGATTGAATAACCGTTACATTGGAATGGCAGGTTATCTTTACTATTGGTTGGTTCAAACTTAAAAGTAGCGGTTTTATTATTTCTCATATCGTGGGAACAGTCTACAGGCTTCTACAGGGAAGTCATGGAGTATCTTGATCTAGTTTAATATGATAATGTGAATTAACCGCATCAGCTAACATTTCAATTGCGTTAATCAAATGGCTCAATGTGGATTCCACGGCGGGATCAGTAGGATGTTCGGCTCCGATACGATAACAAGATTCTTTGGCTTGATCCAACGCTTTGTCAAAAGCTTTTAAATTAATTTCGGTCATATTTAATTTACTTTTTAAGTCTACCAGCTTTTTTCTAGAAGTCAATGGGAAAAATATAACAAGTTTTCAGGATCTCACTCACATTCACCATATGGTGATAGCGATATGTTCCCTATAAGTCCCTAGGAATTGAACCTAGTCTCCTGTAATTACCGGCGCATTACCCGAATGCTGAACTTACGCGTCTATCTGTACCTTGTTATTTATATAGTATACAGAGGATTTGAACCTCTCATTCACCACTGGTGATCAGCTCAGTTTAGAATGACCGCCTGTATATATTATACAAAAAAATCTATGTTTGAGGCAAGAGCATTTCTACATATTCAGCGGCAGTTTATTAATGGTGTAACATTAACACTTGCATCACAGATATAATTACACTCATATCTGATCTAACGCTAGATAAGTATCTCTCTGTTGCATCTCAATTACCTTTCGGTAACACCCCAAACAAAATTGTTTTGGATTCATGCGGTGTATTGGTTATTTTCCGATCCGCAGTGTCCATCCCCTAAACCAATAGGTGACACCTTTCATTAGCGGTTGAACCCAAAAATTATTAAAAGAACTAAAATTGTTGATATAGAGGGATTGATTACCCTCACGAAGTTTGGTGGTTGCCCTTGCTAAAGTTTCTTTCAAGTTATTTCCTTGTGTATGTTTGCTTTAACTCTTCTGTATTATTTCAAATACATTCAGATGATTTTTCATTGAGTTTAACCCCAACAAAGTCAGACTATTGTCATTAGTCCTATCACCTTGCGTCTATTTCCGCCATATATCAAAAAGAACAAAAAAATTGGTTTGTTAGCTTCGATGACCGCATTTAACTGCCTGTATTATACCCCTACTGGGCGATTACCGACAATCGTGTCGGCATCATTCTCCGTCTACTCATATAATACCATCTATAACTAACAAAAGTGGCGGTCTATACGAGATTCGCACTCGTTACTGAATCGTGACAGGATTCTATGATAAACTCATTCAACAATAGACCAAAATCTTAAGATTGACATCCAAGTATTTATCAGTGAATCGTAACCCACTGCCCTCTATTTCTTGGTTTTCCGGATAACAACCGGATGAACTTAATCGTCAATCTTGAAAATATCTTATCAGAACTTTCTGACTTGTAAAGAACTTTTTTTAAAATCTTTGGGGTTGAGGGTGACTGCGCCAGTCGGAGCGCTCTCTTTTACAGTTAAGTAAACCGTGCGGACTGTTCCCCTACACCAAGTCACCACCTCAACCTTGAAAATAGTCT